AGGTCTAATAGAGAGACCTTAATGCAGGAGAGGCCGCTCCTATGGCGTCATAGAGAGGGGTTAATGTGGACTGCTGGGCATTCTTGACAGAATGTCTTCTCTAATATTAGTAACGTAGGCACTCTGCACGGAGAAAGCTAAGCTAATATAAAACACGAGCCGTTGGCGGCAAACCTACTCTACGGTAGGGGCCAACAAAAATGCGGGATACGGGCGGTGATTTTGTCATCACACGACCCTCTCTCGCACAAATTTAAACATGGGACGCAGCGAGGACTCAGCCGGCTTATGGTAATTATACCCCCGACAACACAGTCTGAGAGTGACCTGGCCGTCCCAGGAGATTGCCCGAGGTGTGGGCGGTGGCGATACTGTTTGCAGATGGGTTATCGTGTAAGGCAATAGCAATTTTTAACAACAAACTTATGAGGAGCAATTAACTATGGATATGGTGAAAGACTTTCACTATAAAGGATATGATTTTGTAATCACAGTACGGCTGGGATATAGACGAGAAAAGCACATCGGTGGGAAAGTCTGGCATGAGATCACAGCTATATGCTTACAAAATTCAGAATATAAATATCGACAAGAGGTGCTTGATGCCTGGCTCGAACGCGGCGTCGCCGCTGCTGACCAAACCATTCACGCTTTTGTAGATGTTTTGGTGGAGCTTCTACCTGAAGCTAATTATGTAGCTCCAGAAAAGGATCAACGCCTTTTAGCGCTAGGATTTGAATAAACAGAAAGGAGTGTATTTATGATACGCAAAAAAATTACATTAACAGTTGAAGAACGTGTAGATGCACTAATTAAGCACAATGGAAAATTAAAGGTATCTGGCGGAAGTCCTGGCGGCCCTGGCCACACTTTTGCAGAGATGGAAGACTTTCATGAAGAAAAAAATATGAGAGACTCCTATATCACAGTACCTAGACGCTTTGTAAAAATTACGAGGTCTGGCAATTTTTAGGGTATAAGAATAACGATGACAAGTAGCAATTAAAAATTACTTAATTTTAACTAGGAGCTATCATGAAGAATTAGATCTCACATAGAGAACCCATACATATTTGAAAAAATCTCCAGGAATGCGATTGAAAAAGGGAGTGTGTGAAAGCACATTTCCCTTTTTTTTATCTTAAATATTAATAAAATGGGGTATAAGAATGATAGTGTATCGATTAAATTAATTAAAATAAAGGAAGAAACAATGTATACACCACAGACGTCCGTAGAGGTGTGCTTTAAAATGGGCTTACCTGAAGGACATGAGTTTACTATAGGAAGTCTAACCACTAACATCGTCCCTAGAATAGGTGAACGAATCTACCTTACCGGTGTTATTGAGTTACATATACCTGATTCACTTAAAAAGTACAAAAGCACTATTGTTGGGGCTGGAGATTCTTTTAGAGTGATAGATGTGATATATAGCTATAGACTAGAAGATGATAATGATACTTTTATAGACACCCACACCGAGAGCATGCCTGTTGATGTTTTGGTGCAGGCTATATGACGGATAACCGAGAGAAGCTAACGCTTTTCTCTACCTTATTTTTTTTATCTTAAATTGATATCTTGCTAGTACGGGGGTTCACCAGGCCCTGCCGAGCAATAGGTTTTCTCGTAGGTATCACCTCTTTGGCCTTTAAGTAGAGTCCTTCACTTACCCTTGTTTTGCTAATCATATCGTTCTCATCTTCAAAAGGATACATACCAATATCCCTCATTAGCATCTCTATTACCCTTTCGTTTGGAGTTTCCCATACCCAATTGCCATGAAACATTGCCTTGGCAAATAGTTTTACTATCGTCGCTAATTTCCTTTCTCTTGGCCTCATTATATTACAATCTCGGTTTCTTCCAGTGCCCATTTCAGAGCAGATATTCTACATGTCATTCGAAAAATATTCTCTGATACAATTTCTCTATTTATAGCAATATTTGGACGACCTAATAAGTCGCCGGCGCGCTGACATGTTAGACTTTCTAGTCTCTCTATTTCGTCTATTAATTCTTGTTTAGTTTTCATATTAAATGTGGTTATATCTCTTTCTTAAATATAGATATGTTTTTGGGGTAGAGTCAAATATTAGTTCCCATTGATTGTTCTTTTTACGAAGGAATTAGTATTATATATGGGTATAAGATATATAGAGAATGTCATAACACTAAAAAAATGAAAGGAAAATCATGAAGTGTCATATCTTTGAGGAAAGATACACTAACAGGATGAAACTACCTGTATCTCGTAAGACAGTTCAGAAACAGATGGAAGAATTCCCATACTGGGGATTCGCCCACTTAGCTTGTACACTTTTCGGACAATTTAGAAATCTTATGATTACTAAAGAAGATGAAAAGGTTGGCTTTAAGGGCACCGATTGTTGGACCAATATATGGCTATCACGAACTACTAAGTTCGCAAGTGTCGTAGTTAATGCTGCATGGAATTATCTCAAGTCATATAAGTTTGAGAAACAGGCAGACCTTTTACGTCCGATAGTCTTTTTATTTGATCCTGAAGAGGTAATACGTCACGGAATACTGCAGTATGAAACTCCCAGAAAAAACATAGTTCGGCCGGAACATTTAGTTGATACCCCTATGGAACACCACGTTCCTGGATGGTATAATAACTATAACCTACAGCCGAAGTATATAATAGTTGGTGAGAATAAATACTCTAGGGGAGACATATCCCCCCGCTTACGTAGTAAGCTTGAAGAGTTATTCCCGAAAAGTGTAGTTATTATTATGAAAGGTAATTCTAATAATTCGTCCCCATTAGCGTTAGGAGCTAAACAAAAAAGTCTTCCAGACGGCACACAGTCCTCTGGTGAAGATAAATGTGGATATTATGAATGGTTAATAATGAGAGCGATACTAGCTTATGAAACTAAGTTTTGTTCGGAAAAAGGGTAGCTCCTTTTTTTACCTTAAAAAGGGTATAAGAAGTATAGAAGACAATCAATATTTATAAATAATAGAAAGGAGTCAGTAGTATGTCATGGAAGCCGATGTGGGAATTGGAATACTGGTACGAACGTAAATTAGAGACAAGAGCTAAAGAAATTGAAGCTAATAAACTGGCCATTAAAAAAGCCTTAATTCAACGTGATATAATACTTAATAAAGAAATATACACTGCTTCTACAGTGATACCTGTTCAAATAAGTAAGAGTTATTCTGGGGGAATTATAGACGTTATATATGCTATGCAGGCGCTTGCCAATTTAGCAAATACGGCTGTTACTTGTGTTCATCATAACATACGTTTTGCCGTTGATAAAGACACTAATATACAAAAGAAGTATAAACAACTAATGGAATTTTTGCTGAGCAAGTAATTTCAATACCAAACTAATTAAATGAAAGGAAGCATATGATAGCTCGCTGGGTCGCTTGGATAGATAATGGGCAATTCTTAAGGATGGACACGCGTCCATACATTGATATAAGCACTAGAGCTTTTAAAGAAGTAGTGTTAAAGATTTTAACAGGTAATCCTGACCATATTCACATTGTTCCTGTGCACTTTAATCCTGATTTGAGATTCTGGCTAATGTCTAGAGGTTTTGGTGATACTATAGTCTCCGGAAATCTTCAGGCACAGTATCTAAGGGATGGAAGCATTGTAATTCAATTAACACAAACTATGAAATTAAAGAAAAATAGCACTAATAGCTATAAACCTTGTAAGGATGTGATTCTTACATTTAGTTTAGCTCGTAGTGAGCTTGATGAATTAGTACAAAAATTTTACAATTAATAAAAGAAAAGGAAAATAATGTTACACACAAAATCACAATTCACTAAAAAGAGATATGCCATAGCTATAGTATTTGTCGTATCCATTATGGTAGCAATTTTTACTGGAGTGCTCAACCAAGGGCTTAGCAGTTATAAAGAGCCCGTAAATAGTCAATTGATATCCGTTGAAGTTGTCTACATCACCGACGAAGTAGATACTCTTGTATATCATTCAGTGCTACCTCCGACTCCAAAGAACCTATGGTTAGAGGGTCGAATACTTGCAATTAAATACCCGGTATCAGAAGCTGAAAAGCAATACTTGAGCGTATTTCAAGACGAAGATTATGTGCCTACGTTTGGAGATCTTTTTTCTTTAGACGATTTTATTGGAAATTGTGAATGTGGGGGATTTCTTGATTCTGATGGAGATGGCGTGTATGCTACTTCGACCCGGGCTTCGGATATACACATTTACCCTAGTGATGTACCTGATAATGTGAGAACAGATTTTAGCCATGTAGTGTGGTTTAACAAATAATATAAGAAATGGAGAAATAGAGAGAATATGGATACAGAGATAATAAAAGATGTGTTATCGTGCTTCGATTTTGAGGAGCTTTTAGCATTTTATAATGACTTTGAAAATTGGTGTGAGGCCGAAGGTCTGCCTCCGTGCGATCAAAATTTTGCAACATTTGTAAATGAGGAAGGCTAATGGACAAAAATAAAATAATTATTAGTCACGCAAAAAATGGGTATATCATGCATACCTTTACGGGTCCGCTGCTACTAGACACCATTAATAATGTTGCAAACGAGGTGGTACTTTGGTTAGACGACAACGGCTATTTCTATAGCGCTAAGTTTCCTCCCAAATATAATTTCTTAATATTAGATAGGGAAGAAATTGGAGGGTCGCATAGCTATTGGGGTGTTGGTAAAGAAGGGTACCAAATTCACGATATTAGGATAGAAAGAGTAAATAATGGAGTTATCGTACATGTAGGTTGTCAACTTTTAGTATTTTCAGACTTGACTGACTTTATAGAAAATTTGACTCTGTATTTAACTAATCCTGAGGCCGCCACTAAGAAACTACTGCCCGATTTGGATATGGAAGTACCTTATGAAGCTGATGAGCATTGTATTGAGGATTGTAAGTGTGCTGACCGCGTAGAGGATAGAGATAAATTTTAATAAATAACAAAAAGGAAAATAATGGATTTTAAATCATTATATGAAGCGCCGTTTATGGCCAGAATAGTCATAGGGTTGGTACTCTTGCTCATTGGTTACTTTGTAATCTTTGTACTTAAGATAGCCTTCTCTGTGTTATGGCTCATTTTCGGACTAATAGGAGCTATCGTAGTATTACTAGTGATAGCTGGTATTGGAGTTTGGGTTGTACATGGAAAGGATACAGCTGATGTTCTCGAAGATTGGGAACGCGCATTTAGTATCTGGTGGAGAAAGTAGGATGCTAGTAACTATTGTAATCATTGTGTGGATAGTCTTCATTGGCTATCACGGATGGAAATGGGTTTATGCCTGGAACTCCAATAGGAGTCGTAAAAAATGACAGGAGTTATTGCTCTAGTCATTGGATGTTGTGTAGTTGCTGGTAGTGTTTTATACGCTGGCTATTTTGAAAAGCCGTGTAAAAAATGCTACTGGTATAACTGCAGTTTAAAACGCTGTTTACAATCTGTTAATTGTATTAGCAGTTGTAAATGGTTTCGAAGCAAAGATAACCTATGGTAAGGAGATAAAATTATGGTTAGGATGCGAATAGCTTTTGACGATTCTTCGAAAACGAATCTAACCTTTTCCACCAATCACGTCCCTAATGTGGGACAGGATATATGCGCTCATAAGGCAGCCTGGAGAGTATACGTAGTTGTATGGAATTATGAGGGTATAACAGAAAATGATCGATGGCAAGATGCTCGAGATTTCGCTATTGATGTGACTATAGGAGTCAAACCGATTCCAGGTCATTATCAATTTGAAGTGCACAATCTTTAATTTTCTACTGCGGAACCGCTTATGCAGTAGCATAAAGTGAGAAACTATAAAAAAGAGCTAGTGTAACAACCCGCTAGTTCTTTTTTTATCTTAAAATGGGTATAAGAATACTAGAGTTAAACATAAACTAAAAATGAAAGGAAGATTATGGCTGCTCAAAATAATGAGGCGTTTGACGTCTTATCCCCAGAAGCTGTTGCTCGCCGTAGAAGCTTTTTACGCCAGCTACAGAATAAGAACCAGAAACAAGATATCAAAAACGGTAAGTACAAAGGCTGTAGAGGTCATTTGTATTTCCAGTCCAGGGGCAAGGTTAATTCCTGTTCCTGAGATAAAAGAAAGAGTTGTACCCTCCCCTCCGGGGGAGGTGTATTTTTTTACCTTAAAAAGGGTATAAGAATAATAGAGCAAACAATAACTAAAATAACGAAAGGTATATCATGGCAATTAGCAATCTTGAAAAACTAAAATTATTGGATTATTATCTCGCCATACAAGTCCTTCTTCAAAGAAATAGGAGCTTGCGTAAAATAATTAAATTTTGAAAAAGGAAGCGTTCCTCCTAACAAAACGCACAAGCTGAAAACAGAAGGTCGAAGCTGTAGAAGGTCTTATAAAAAAAGTAGCGTATATGATTGTATCCTAACGGATATAGCTGCTTTTTTAACTTAAATATATACTCTTTTTTTTACCTTAAAAAGGGTATAAGAAGTATAGATACAAGTCAATCATAAATTATGAAAGGAAACTATTATGAAAAACTTAATAAAGGTTGCCCTATTTGATTTAATAATAATCATTGGAATAGGTTGCCAAGTACAGGCTAAAGATAGAATACACCCTCAAAGCGTAACAGTTGGTCCGTTTTATAGCTATACAGTTAGTTATACTTCCTTCGATCCAACCGTCGTTGAAACCCAATCTTCATATGCTACAATATTCGTAGACTTGGAAGATGGGCATTATTTTGAGGGAGAGCATATATTAATAGTACGTGATCGTTTAAATGACACAGTGGATCTCTTCGAGTTTGATACGATTCACTGGGATGCTGATAGAGGCGCTTGGATTTATTATAAAGATAATGTATTCATAGGGGGATATAATCCTTACTATGATATAGTATCTCTTTTAGTAAGTGACGATATAGTGCTTATCTTTGAAGCTGCTCAGGATGAAAAAAACTGATTAATAACTACAAAGAGAACGGTATAATGCCGTTCTTTTTAAATTAAAAAAAAGGAATGATCGATGAATACACAAGATGCAGAAACGATCGGAAACATCTCCAGAGAGCTTGAGAAGCAGGCTTTGAGGAGTATAGCTGATGGGTAAAATAATTGATGTACTTGCCCGACAACATGAGAAGCAAATGCTATATCATTGGTATGAAAGTTACTGGATGATTGATATTCATGGAGTGATTTGCCATCCTAATTATGATTTAGATAAGTTAGAGTTGAATTTTGTTAATAAATTCGCATGTACCTGTTTGCAGATGCTTACTTTACGTGACGATACTAGATTAATATTATATACTTCTTCTTATCCTGATCAAATACTAGAATACCTAAAGATATTGGAAGGGCACCATATTAAGTTTGATTATATAAACGAAAATCCAGAAGTACGTTCATACGAGGACTTTGGCTATTATGAAAACAAGCCTTATTTTGACATATATCTGGACGACAAAGCCGGCTTTCACCCAAACGAGTGGTTAGATATTATACAGTTTTTAAGCTGTAATAGCGCGCCGAATCCGGAATGGAAAAACCCTAACCGTAAGAGACTGACTCCTGCGGAGATTAGTGCTCGCCGAAGACGGGTAAAAAGTAATGTAAGTGAGCAAATAATAGAGGGAAAATAATATGAATTTTGTATACTTGATATCAGATAAATGGGAAGCTGTAGATCGGGGATTAATGGAAGACTCACGTCGAATTAATCTTTATGCTGACGGAGTAGCCATAGGTTGTAGAAGATTTAATAAATCTGTGCTAATGAAGGTTATTAGCAAACTAAGAAGATACCCTTTTGGGTGGTTTAATGTATTCATAAAGAGAGACTGCAATGGGCATTACTTCTATAAAAAACGATATGTGTCTATACCTGAAAGAGAAACTAGGCTTAAAGTTCGTTATGGGTTTGTAAATGTATACATATTATTACAAACTAAGTGCCAATGGCACACATACCCTAGTTGGGTTACTCAAGAAAACTTTCATTTTAAAAGAAAAGTTTTTAAAGAAATGAAAAAAGCTATAGAAACTCACGAGAGTACTTGGCCTCTATAAAATGTGGAGAAGTGGTGAAATTGGTAAACACGCTAGAGGATAGCCGAAAAATAAATATGACTATTAAGGCTTGAGACTGGTGGGTAATGAGTGTCTATTCTTATGACATCCCTTGGGGGATGGTAGGTATGACTAAGCAAGAAGTTATCGATGATGGACCTGTTAGTATCCACCCAGTTGAAGTTAACGAATAATTATGATGAATAGCAAAAAGGAAGAAAAATGTCATTAGCAACCGCAAAATGTATAACCTGCCTTAAAGAAGACGCTACTTGTTTTAGTGGGCATGTTTGTCGTGGTGAAGACCAAATAATTGCCGGGTTTTGTCGTGAATGTTTTGACGACGATTCACACCCGTCTTTAAACGAGCCGTTAGACGAACCTTGCATAGGGCATTTGGGAACGTGGACCCCTGAAATGGGAGAGCAGCCCTTTGGCGAAATAGGTTATTTTGAAGTAGAGAGTGGGTGTCATGAGTAAAGACACTATAAAAAGTAGGACACTTTCCGCCCCCGTAGAGTTGGGATTACAAGAAATGGTGTATGATTATGGAAATTTAACACTAAGAGAGCATGCCGGTGGTATTTTCAATACCGCAAAGGACCAAATAAAACGTGGTTATAGGCATACCAGGTTAAACCCTGTTGATAAGAACTGTAAAAGGTTAGTGATTAGGGTAACTGTAAAAGTAGAAGAAGTAGAAGATCTATAATGTTCGATAACAATTAGGAGAAAAATAAAATGTATCCGAAAGAAATTCCTATATATGAGCGCGCCTGGATGGTTGCGGAAGCTGCTCATCGTGGGCAAAGCTATGACATATACCCTTATAAATTTCATTTAAAACAGGTGGTTATAGTTGCTGAATCTAATTTTATACCGGCGTATACGCAAACTGCTAGCGATCTCCGAAGGTATATAATGCTAGGTTGTATATTACATGATGTTATTGAGGACTCTGAGATAACTTATGAACAGTTATTAAAAGAGTTTGGCGAAACTGCAGCGCAAATAGTAAGAAACGTATCAGATTCTCCAGGATACAATAGAGCTAAAAGAAAAGAATCAGTATATGTAGCTTTAGAGCAGACAGACATAATTAGTAAAATGTCTTTATATGTAAAATTATGTGATCGATTTGCTAACATGGTATTTAGTGGGTCTCATAGTAAACGCCGTTTTAATATGTATATAAAAGAATATCCTATAATTTCTGATCGTTTGAGTTCTACGTGTAATGTTGTTAATGAGAAAACTATAGAAGTAGACACAGAAATGAACCGAATGTTAATGAATATTTGGGGATCTTTAAACGAATTAGTTATAGAATTGGAAAAACAATGACAAAACTAGAAAAATTAAAAGAACAATATACCAAACTTGAAGCTGCATCTTGGAAAATAAAGGATGATACATATAGGGTAGTGTTTTACGACACAGATGGGAAGGTAGTTCATTCATATAATCGAAAGAGTTCTGCAGAGCTGTTGAATGATATAATAGCTGCAGCAAGATCTGCGCTAGACGATAGCCTCATACTTATAGAAGATGAGATTGCCGTAGAGTCGCACAAAACGGGTAAAAAACTAGGTGGATATTAAAAGACTTAAATAAAGGAATAGTAATGAAAAAAATAAAGATATTACTTCTAATGAGTATATTTGTATTTATTGGTTGTAAAGAGGCTGATAGGATTTGGGTCGTCAAGCAACAAGCTATAGACGCCTGTATTAGGGCTGGAGGGATACCTATAACAAGCTCGTACAATAGAGTTACAGATTGTATACTTCCTCATGAACCTTGTTGTGAGGAGGATTAATTATGGAACCATCGCAAAGATTATTGATAGTTATTAGGGACATGCTTCTTGATGCAGAAAAGGTGTTTAGATTAAAACCTAAGCATTCTCTTGGAAATACTTGGGGAATTTGTAATTATATAAGTGAACACCTCTTGTTCCATACGTTAGTTGGGAACGATAGACACGCAGTTAATGATTGGCTCTTTGACAGGTTCCCTGATTACGACAGTGTGTATAAGTTCACTCACGGTAGAACTCAAGTACATGCTTGGGCTATCCAGGCTGAGGGGCATAACTATGAACGCTCTGATTGGTGTTTGGCGGAATTGTTGAAATTACCATTATTGATCAAGGAGTAGACTATGAAAACAAAAAAAGAGATCCAGGATAAGTTAAAAGAGCTTAAAGGGGATGAAAGGTTGGGGTATCCAGCGGCTACCGTATTTGCAAATGCACCACTAGCACTTATACAGCTGGGCTTAGAGTCCGAAATAGGTATACTAAAGTGGGTGTTAAAAGATAAGGAGAAAGAAAAATGTCAACAATAGTTACTACGGTAGATACAGTTCTGCCGACCCCTAGAGAGAAGATATTTATCCAGGGTAGGTACTACCTCGGAATACACAGTGATATAGTGGTAGTGGTTCGCTGTGCCAACACCAGCAATAAGGAGCTTTTGGGTATGTGTATACACTATAGTTATGGGGAAGAACTTGGCGGCACAGTATATACAAATGGGTTAATAACAAACGTATGGGATCATACAACTTTCGTAGAGTTTTTCGGCACTGTTACTATAACACAGGTCCCGTAGGCTTTTAAAATATAAATGATTATGGGAGAAAAATAATGAGACAATATATAAAAACAATATGGGAGACTGCCGATATTACTGGTGGGCTGTATATTGTGCATACAGATAGAGTAACTCTTGACGATAACAGAAGTATTACTAGTATGTTATACAAAATAGGCTGGCATGTAGACTACCTTGCAATAAAAAATCGTAAAGAAGATGACGACGACGTGGCCATTAGTGGCCGAGGCGATTACTGTTTAATATCCATGTCTGATGGTATGGTTGCTGCAGTTCATCCTAGAGCTAAATTTGCAGAACACTTAAACAGTAGCGGCCTTTTCAGACTTGCAACTAAAGATGAAGTTTTAAGAGGGTTGGCTGCCGGTGAAGCTAACTTTGCAGAAGGGCGCGAGTTTGTAGGAATTATAGATGAACTTAAAGGGCTTAGGAAATAAATGCAAGTACTAATATTAACCTCTGGTAGTGGGAATTGGGAAGGTATCTATATTAATGGAGAGCTTCATGACGAGGGACATACCCTTGGCGATGGTGATTCTAGGTTATATTTAATGAAAGTAGCAGAAGGCTTCAATTTTAAAGTAAAAGATATTACCGTTGACGAAGTTACAGATGAAGATGACTCCTATTTATATAAAATGGGAAGATTTCCAAAATTACTAGAAGATTTGCCTGATGGCAACACATATATAGGAGACTTATAATGACTGAATTTCAAATGTACAAAGAGTCCTTCAAAAGACCTAAAAATTATTTTGAACTAAGTTCCCAAGAGCAGTGGGACCTCGATAAAAACTTGGGTATAGAAGATTGGGAGGGGTGTAACATGACCTTTGCCCAACAACAGCGATACTGGGCCCATTATGACGCAATACCGGCCAATACGAACGGTAACAAGGACTCTTATATGACCGTAAATATTGATTCTATTAGGTCAATTGGGACTGCATTAGGATTAGGGCCCGTAACAAGGGACCCATTTCCTTTCGAAGGTAGCGGATCAACCTGGAAAAGTCTAGAATTTGAAGGACTTGGTGGACAGTTATTTAGATTTCATACTAATATGATATATGAAGAACTACTCACAGAGATGGGTAAGGCTCTTATGTTAATAGGAAAAATGCAAAAATGTATAGAAATAAAACAAGTTTTATCTACTAATAATATTTACTAATTAAAAGAAAACTCAAATTATTGGAGGCAACAAGATGTCGCATATCAGCCGAGGAGTAAGAAGTTATGTTTGAGACCCGTCCGCACAAGAAAGCCCGTCGAAGCGTGTGTGCTCACTATAGTGTATACTCTATGCGGTTTACCGACGCGGGTGGCGGATCTTATTTAAAAGTAGGATGTGAAAGGTATGGGGTAGAGTTATTGGAAAAGATAATACATCGTTCTAAAGGGCTATTTGGTAAGTTCTCTATAGAAATAGTCCATACGGATATTTTTTACGTAGAAGGCGTTAACACAGCTCCACATCGTGCATATTTAAAGGTTAGTTATAGTCCTAGAAAACTAAGAATACAAAAGATTTATCAAGGTTGGGGATTTTCAGAAGCTTCTGTGATAGAAGATCTTGTATTCTATAAATCAGACCTAAAAAAAGCATGGAAGGCGTTAATATGAGACACGCAGAATACTATAATAGCCGCCTACCCCATAAGCTAGGTATAAGGTTATGGGAGTCTGAAAAACACGGTATGCTTGTAAATATAGGCTGTAATAATTTTCACAAGTCTGTATTAGAACTCGCCCTAAGAAAAGTTATGTGGCCATTTGGCCGAGGTGATTTGTATATACGCGATCGTGGTGGCATTTTTGGGCTTAGCACCCGTGAAACCCCGAGTCCTGGAGTTAGTGCCACACTTCTAAAAATGAGTTGGGGTCTTAGGAAGGTAAGAATAAGAAAAATTATTGTTACTACTGGCTGGGGTATAAACTACGACATAGTTTTGCAGGATCTTGTATTTAAAAAATCAGATCTTAGAGAGTTATGGAGAGAGTTATTGGTTAGAGAGCGGGAAGCTGCAAAGCTTCAGCTAAAAGCTGATACGTTAACCGCTAATAATATCAAAGAGGATTTACAAAAAGATAAGGAGACAATTTTATGATGCAAGAATATAAATGGACTGCAGATGAACAGTTAAAGAGTATGCAGGTTACTAGAGGTATTATCGTAGATACTGAGGTTGTAAAGGTAGGTTGCCTATGTTTCGGCATAAGTATTTTGGATAAAATAGTTTCCTCAATGAGATATTTACCGTTTGGGGAATTTAGGCTTGCTATAGAAGATGTTGTTGATTTAAAACTTTATGATTTTTCCGAAAATGTTCTATATAACGCTCGATTAAATGTTCGGTTTGGGCCTAAAATTGTAAGGGTCGCTGTTGAAGGGATCAGCTGGCAAGGTTCTTGGTGGCCTGTAAACACCGTCTATTTTAAAAGGAAAGTTTTAAAGGACATGTGGGCTTATAACCGGAGTATAGTAGCTATTATGGAGAAGTTGTGATGAATGATAAATGGCCTTGGAAAGTCAAGGAACGCATAGGAGCGCTCGATCATGAGGTTATTAATAGGAATATTGTACCGCATCATGAAGGATTAAGGGTTGGTTGTCATATATATAAATACTCAGTTTTAAAACAAGTGCTTGATAAATTGAAATATTCACCTTTTGGGAGAATTAAGATAGGTTTAGCATGGCCTGGGGGCACGGATACCTATACATTATCTCCCGAAGGAATTTTAACCCGTATGCGCCTACATGGAACCTATGGGCCTAAAATCTTACGGATTAGGCTTGAAGTAGCTATTCAGGGCTATGGTTGGGATATTATAAATACCGTGACTCTTAAGAGAAGTGACTTAAAAGAAGTATGGGCCTGCCATAAGCACCGGGAAAAAATGTTGAAATCTGGGGAAAAAGTTTTAAAATAAAAAAAAATAAATTAAAAAATTTTAAAATAAAAAATCTCATATAGGAAAAATTTTAAACCCTTCAATTTAGTTTTATTCTGTGCATTTGGATAGGGGGCATGATATGGAACCTTAATCCGCAAGATCGAGTTTAAAACGTTAATAATTAAGTGTATGATGCTCATATTAGTCAAAAATGGGCTATTTTGGCCCCAAATAGGGTATAAGAATGATGCGCCAGAGGATACAATGAGAAAAATCCATGTCTGGCGTTAATTAAACAACTAAATAACGTAAAAGGAGACATAACATGTCTGATGAACTTAAGGTCGTTGAGACCCCAGAAGTAGGTTATTTTCGTAAAGCAGTTAATGGTATTAAAGCCGTTGCCTCAAAACCCGCAGTGAAAAACACTGGATTAGTAGTCCTAAGTGTTGCAGCTGGGGCATTTGGATTACGAGCCTATGATAATCGCAATACAGACCTTCCATCCTTGGAAGAATCTGCTATCGATTAGTAATTACGTTGTGTAACACGTCAGTTGCACAAAAGGAGAGTGAAAGCTCTTCTTTTTACCTTAAAAAGCTATTAATTGCTATTATTATCAATATTATTAAAGTTATTTAAGCCATCTAGCTCCATATGATCGAATATAAGTCTATTATCCTTATAATCTAATGTACTGCCAAGAAGATACATAGCAGTTTCCGAATCCATGGTGTGTGCATAGTCATCATCATACACTATATTTTTAATATCTTTTATGTCTTTATATGTAAAATCGAAGTGTGCCATCTCAGTTTCGTAATTTGGCGCCAACTTTATGTTTAATATGTGGGATTTTGGGTGATTTAAGCTAATTTTCTTAGTTTCTAACTGTATTGCAGCTGCTTTTGTAATCGAGAGAGGCGAATTGTGCATTATTTTTATACTGATTTAATACTTTATTCTTCAAATTGTCTTTTATAGAGAGACCCCAGTGTATTATCATTGGAATTACCCCCTTTCTTTAATATAGTTAGATTCTAGGTATTATACAAATATTAATTAGCGATAGTATCAGGTATTATCACTGGTTCAGGCTGAACATTTTCTATTTTTGGTGTATATTTATCTGAATATGGATACCAAGTGTCTGGTATGACCTGAGATAAGAAAGAGCCTATAACAAATGTCATAACTAGCCAGAATAACCGTGAAACGTTCGTATTAGCTTTTTTGACTAATTTGATCTGGTCTAACGTTTCTTCTTTCTGTAATTTGCCTACATATACCGTAGCTTCATTCATTTTGTGAATTACGCCGGTTTCAGGATCTAGAAGTCTTCTTTTAATCTCAGACATATCATTCTTAATGCCCCCAACTGTCTCTTTTAAAGTATCTACATTATCTTCTAATGATTTAAACTTACCGTTAGTAAAAGTCACTAACGTCTTTTCATGCTCATCCACTTTGTCTCCGATTTTAACGAAAAACTCTTCTCAGCTCATTGGTCCTTTTTTATCAGTCATTCTAATATTCCTATTTTATAATGTGGAGACTAAGCTCCAGGGTATCCTAACTCTTGTGGGATTGTTATTGCGATTATCTTCGTATCTTCTAAAGCTACTCCAGAATGCATAACCTCATCTTTAAGAATTACGCAGTCTTGATAAGAATAGATTACGTCATCTACTCCTTCTTGTGTAATTCTTATACTCCCCTTTAATATGATTCCATACTCTACTATTGGATTTTCGTGAGTATGTGGTGGAAACTCTGTTCCTTCTGGCAAAGATAATATCATTACTGATCCATCTTCTTCGTTATAAATACTTCGCCCTATAGAATCTGCCCCTGCAGTAGACTCGTACGCCTTTTCATATACAACCTCGTCTACGCCTTCTTGATCATTCTGGCTAACCACTAATTTCTGCAATGAAGTCATCTGTCGCGCCATATCCCCTAAAGATCTCATAGTATCTCCTAATTAGAGTACAGTTTGTTAACGCCCATAAGCAACAGTACTATTTTAGTTACTGAATCCATGGCGTTCTTTACGGCTTCCTCCGGAAGATGCCTCATACCTAACCTAGTCATAAGCAGCATTTTGGCTAATTCACTCATAATCATCTCATATTGAGGTAATAGAGCTATGTATTCTATAATATTCTGTTTGTTGATAGCTCCAAGAGACAATACAGCATCTACAGTGCTTTTATCAGATAAAACCGCAGCCTCTTTTACTAAGTCTACTTTTAACATCTCTATGTCATTAGTACTATCTTCATAAGTTTCTGCTATTTTATCAATAAACACTTTTGGAGGTATAGGAGCTTCAATTGGACAAGCAATTAGCATTTCAGTGCCTTTCAGCAACATTGCCGCCTTATTTATATCAGTCTTGGTTGCTCCACAATGAATTAATGATCATTCTGCCTCTGAGAGGCTTAAATCACGTAATTCATGGCTGTTTTCTGCATATTTAGAGAACTCTGCACCTTTTAAGTAATAAAGGCCTACAGAGTCTTTTCCAACTGTGTGTTTATTTACTTTAACAGTATGTGGTATTTCATTTTGTAAGTATGATCCTAGCTTAATGAAGCTCACGTCCTTAGATAAATACCAACTAGATTCTTTTTCTACATATTTTGCTTCAGAAGTAGTTGTGTTGTCGATGTAATAAGATACTTTTTCTCTTCCGGCCCATCCTGTAACTTTTAATGGGGTATCTTGATTATCCTCGCTAACTTCAGAAACTTTTCTTAATTCTTTGCCTAATTTAACAAACTTTGCTTCTTTAGGTAGTAACTTTCCGCCATTCTCTGAGTCCATCAGACTCTTAACAGGCATTTCAGTCAGGTAATACGCAATCTTCTGCAATCCATCCCAACCTGCTACTTGTACTTGTTTATTGCTAGAAGCTTCTAAGTCTTGTAATAGTTCTCTAATCTCAAAAGGCTTAGTGGCACTGCCATCAGGCATAACTCACGCTCCGAAATCTCCTATTTTAGGAAAATCTCCGTCTATTTCTACATTTTCTGAAGACTTTTGTCCTAATTTCTCTAAAATAACCCAATCTTTATTCTTACTGATGCTAAGATACCCTGGACCTCCGTCTAGTTTATAAAGATTTGAAGAATATGACGATACTTTGTCCATTCCTAGTACTTCAAAAGGTTCAGAGACTGATTCTCCAAATTTTCAAACGCCAAGATCACCAACTTGTGGTTGGTCTTCTTCTAAAGTAAATGCTTCAGCCGTTTTCACATCATTTCTACTAAAATCATGATAATCTTTGTCCGATGTTACCATAAGGTGTCTATCAGTGTCCCAAATCTTGTAGCAATTAGCATCTACAGACTCAGCAGTCTTTTCTTGGAAACTTGAAGCAGTTAATATCTCAAATTCTTCAGCTTCTGAAGCCTTAATAGGGAGTTCTCATACAAAATCTATGTTAGAATTAGCTTGTTTAACTGTGTGATTACCTAAAGAGTCTTTAATAACTAACTGTCTATCTATATCAAGGTCCCTAATGAAAGAATCCACGATTTCTTCTTGACTCTCTGTTTTTGACGCTAGTTTGTCTAAAACGTCTAATCTTCCGGTCTTTTTGAAGTTATTATGGATTTCTGGGTTGTTTTTAACAGTATTTAGTATTTCAACAACGGCTTTTTTGTCTATATGCTCAATTTTGTCAATAAATGAAGCTATTTTAGCAGGTCGTTCTTGTGAACTAGACTCGCTAGCTGAATTGTTTATACTCCCATCAGGAGAATACTGTAATTGTGAGAACATGTCCAGTCCTGATTTAGGAGGAGACGACGCTACTCCTACAAATGCTCCTGGCGAAGTTAACATAGTTCTTAACACCTCAGTATTAAGTGGTAAAGTTCTTCCACCTGCCATAACTATGTCTAAAGGAGATAATTTCCAATCTTTGATTACTACTGGTATGGATGCCCCGGATATCTTTAATACCCCTACCGCATATCCCTTTGTACTATCTTTTTTCTTCCACTGAACCACTGCAGGCTGATTTTGAGCGAACGGATATTGTTCGTAAAAATACGTAATTACATTTCTAACCCACTTCGTTGCGTCCATATCCACTGAGTATGACGCTGTTTTAGTAAAAGAGTTCTTTATAAATAAGTTGTCCATTATTATCTCCAATTAATCACTAACTTTGTTTCTTCTAACATTTCAATATAACTAAGCTTAGGTTTTTAGTCAAGTATTATCTACGTTATAGTCCATACTACTGTAAGTACTACACCACTTGCCGACGTTCCTGTCATTTGAAACTTTATTTGTTTTACATAGTTATGGATACTAGTTGCCAAGTCTTCACAAAAGATCTCCACAGTTTGGGCTATTAACTCTGCATTGCTGCTACCTCATGTGGGTGTTATAAAGGGTATTATTGGTCCTACAGGAGTATAAGTTATAAATCCTACTGCTGTAGGTACTAATGTAGTAGCTTCCGCTAGTAAATCTTCATCAGATATACCTCTAGACCCTGAAATCTCCGCCAATGGGTTAGATATAAAAGTTAAAGATACATCAACCTCTGGTCATTCGGGTATAGTTATTTCTACATTAGAAAAGTTTGTAGTGATTCCAGTAACTCCTACTACAGCCTCGCTCATATATTCACTAATAATCTCCCCTAACCTGATGCTTTTTTCATCAACTGTATAAGCTATTCGGTTATCGCCTTCTAAATAATAATACTTATAAAACTCCGCGATTAGCTCAGTCTTTAAATTAGTTTCACTTAACATTATTCTGATAAAGTCTTCACAGTATAAATATTCTCATCCAAAGGATCATAAATACTTGGCTGAATTATTGGAGGTGACGAAGGTCCCACTCCTGTACCATGTGTATGTCCCGCGTATAATTCTGTAACAAACTCTTTAGTAACTAACGTCTGACCCTCTGAGCCTCCGAGATACACATTTTTACCTTCAGGCACGTCAAGAGTTATTCCGCTGCTATCCAAAGTTATAGTAAGAGTAGTATCTCCTAGATTCAGTTTAACAGTGTATGCCTCATTATTTAACGTCTTTGTCAATTTCAACTCTGGAGTTGCAACATCCCCGGACTGCACTGTTGTCTTTAATATATCTGTACCGCCAAACTCTTTAGTATACATTTTACCATTAGTTGTGGTTTCTAGCTGATGGATGTGTCTTCCTCATATTCTACCCGTGTTTAACTTGCCAAAACTACTTACATATTGCTGTTTAATTCCGGTGTTGATAAAAGTATAATCGTAACCTTGCCCAGCTTTCCAGGCTGTAGCATCAAAAGTTCCATCATATATTTGATGTCTATATAACTCTCCCGCTAAACTCCCGGACTCTAATTTCCCAAATCTATTTATCATTGAGCTATTATTATTTGTTACTGCTCGTTTAAATACCCAATGAAATAAAGAACCTGCCGGGTGTTCTTCTCCTATATCAAATAGATCTGTAGCCCCTTGATACCCTAGATGTAACTTAGTATAGGTATTCTTCTGTTTAGAACCTCCAGTAGCTTGTCTAGTCTCTAATTGATACAAATGGGAATAAGGCGTGCCTTTTAAATTCTTAACATGAGGTATGTATCCAGACTTTATAATAGTTTGATCTGTGAATTGGTGCTTGAAAGGAATACTGCGGTGAGTCTCAGTGTTTTCTGAGATATGGTCAAGATACCCAGTAGTATCATCAAACTTTGAATATACTTCTAAATGTGATGTAGCTCCTTTATCTATTCCTGCAGATTTCTTAGGATGATATGAGTCTCTAACAAAATTAGTTGCGCTTCGTCTTTCATATCGTTTAGTTGTAATATTTAGTTTCTTATAAGCTCCATCCAAAGTTATTTCAGCGAAGGCGTTAGAAAACCAACTAAAGAATCCATCTGGAGCCATTAGGAAGTTAGTTTTGTTCTTTCCACCTATTTTTAATAACACTCCCCCCTCTGGTACAGCTTCTGCAGATAAACCGCCGAAGGCCGAAGATAGTCCTGAGGGGATATAAGTAAGAATCTGTGCAACATTATTTCATTTGTCCAAGGCCACCAAACACTCCTGATTTTCAGGAGGCACTGATACTACTCCCGACCCAAATGCAGAAGTTGGTATAAATATCGGAGGTAACGCCAAATACGTCTTCTCAGGATCTGTCTCATCTATTGCCTGAATATATATGTCTTTTTTATCTAGGGCGTTTACATCAGGACTCTCTACTGAAACTACCCTAGCTCTAAATACTTCATAATTTCTTTCCATACTTGAATATAACCCAATGTCTTTTAAAAAACAATATTTTCTGGTATAAGAATTTCGCAATCAAGGCTTAGCCTTAATTAGCACCTGGGTGGTATGACATCCAGTTAAAGATAACCCCAGCAATGGGACTAAAAGCAGTCGGGTCTGTGAAATTATACCTGGCATTGCGTTGTTCTCCTTCGGGAGTGCAAACATTTATACACTGCGAACTTCTATTTATCTTGTAAAAAATAGTCCAACACTCCAGGCTAACTGCGAGGCGTGAAGGTCGAGATACGTATCCCCTGAGGGGTAGGCAGAAATGTCTGTATAGTAATCGCAAGATATCCTGTCTGTCAAGCGGGTTATCAATTATATAGTTTGTCGGGATCAAGATATTGAGGCCTTCATTGGCTTCTAAGTCAAGAAGAGACAACTACTATGATGAAGGATCGGAGGCTGTCATGGCTAATGACTTACGAGGGCGAGTGGCATTATGTGGCTGAAAACTACGTAACCACAACCGGGAACGCGTCCTCCCAATCACAGAAAAACCATAATGTAGCTCAGTTGGTAGAGCAACGGAATATTAATCCGTAGATCACGAGTTCGATTCTCGTCATTTATAATGAAAGCAATTAGATTCCTGGCTGCTTATAATAAAAGATCACTAATATCGGCCTGTATAACGTCGAGCTCTGCGCCTCGCAAGGGTTGCAGCAGTATTTATAAGGAAGCGGTTAAGCTTGGCGGCAGCTAAGATAGTCGTGAAATTGTAGAGTTAATGTAAGTGGAAAGACCTGGCTCCATACCTGGAGCTGTGATTGGTGTATTACGACGACGTAAGTCTGCGTGGAAACGAGGGGAATTGAAATGATCCCTTTAAAGATATACCGTACTAACTGTATTCTCAGGAAAAGTACAAACTTCATAAAACTGGGCCAAAGACGTAATAAAAACGTTGGGTGTCTATCCGAAGGAGTTGCAAGGCTAGAGCCTTCAATTTGGAAAAGAATTTAAGATAGGGCTTCCTACTTAACGTAGGTGGTGCGGGGATTAATAAGTCTCGCAAAGGGAGTTGCATCCCTCGGAAGAAGAGTTTACCCCTCAGCCACTCTCATCTTCCATAAAAAGAATACCAGGAAAGCCACCTGAAAAATTGGCCTTACGCCCGTGCACTCTGTGCCATCTTACAAGCGTATTCTTTTTTTTACCTTAAATTTGTAGGTATAAGACCTATGACAATATTTAACCCTATAACATTATTTAATAAATACCGGTATAAGAATACTGGAATACACAGGAGACCCATCATTGACTAAATTCGATTTAAACAATCTCTTCGATAAAGAGGTTGTGTTCAAAATTAATAAAGCCTTACGTTCTACAAAATCAAACAAAGAACTAGAACTAAAAGTTATTATCTCTAAATACATGAAACAATTACCTAAAGACGTAAGCTTATCTGATTTTGCTAAATATCTTATCGAAACTAATTAACAAATAAAAAGGAGCAGTAATGCTTAAAACTATTACAGACAAATTAACATATGAACTTGCTAAAGAATATATGTCCCTGCAACATAGAATGGGGGACATACATACTCCAGTTATTATACAGAGAACTATATTCGGCGATGTTTCGATAGGGTATGTGTTGTCTACAGGAAAATACACAGCTTATTCTCGTAGCTATACAGGCTTACCTCCTACCAAAACGATTCACCATTATGAGTTTCCAGAAGAATTAAAGCCTACAGTGTTAAGTAAAAGTGGTACAGCAATTTACGCAGCTTTTAGAAATCATTTTTTAGTGTATCATCATGAACTTTCCGATTATATATATATTTCCAAAAACTTGATACGTAAGATAGGCCTTCCTACTAAAGTACTGGTACCCTGCGAAGGTGATGTTATATTATTTGAAGATACCCCACATACTATAAATTATGTAACTCTTCAAGAAAATAATAATCTTTTCAATTATTCTATAGCCACCACTCGGGGCTACGATCGTGAGGTATCTATGAGCTTTGTAAATTCTTGTGAATTTTTACAAACCAAAAGACCACCTCGATTGTTCGGGTATCACGCCAGATTTACTAATGAGGGTTCTCAGTCCCGGATTGTTCAAATTGGATGTCATAGGATCACTAAATCCTTGTGGGACGTGTTACTTGAATCCGCCAACAACGATTATTTTTAAACTATTAAAAAAGGAATAAATATGCTACAACATATTATTAACAAATATCATCTATCCTTAGTACAAGCTTATCTGCATTTATATGACGAAGTTCTGAGCGGATACAACACTTTTAAACTTAAAGACATCTCAATACAGCGAACTCAGGAGGGTGCTGTGTTTATGTGGTTCTCTAAACCCGGCTTCCCTATGAATCAACAACTGCCTTATAGAACCTGGCACTCAACTCATATAGGGGACCTCGCGCCCATCAAAAAGCTAAAAACTTACACATACCCTGAACACCTCATACCTAACATTATTTATGATAAGGATGGAACAAACGATTATATTGTTGCCGACATAGGAGAAGCCTACTTATTACTACACGGAGATGAAATCTGGGTATTTACAAAAAACCTCATTAGAAAAATACGACGAAGCGACCACACCAACCAACCCTGTGAAGGTGACGTAGTAAGAACTAAAACTGGTGAGATGGTTATGATCTTGGACGCCTGCATAGCGGGTAATAAACTAATGATGAGATGTACTAGAATAGTAGATGATTATGAAATAGGCATAGAGTACACAGACCTATTAGATTGTGAGTTTTTACAAGACCCTACTCCCAAATTTCTATTTGGTAGTAATTGTACAACTTACAATAAAGAAAGAAATGCTATATCAAATGTAGGTTGCCAAGATATTGACCCCAAATTATGGGACTTACTTCTAAAAAACGCAATGAAAGGATAACATGAATCTCAAAGACCATCCCCAAATAGCTAATCTAGCAGTAGAAGACTATATGTCAAGGCTCTATTATCTTATGTCTAGTCAGCAAAGCATTGACGAGTTAATAGGTCATCTACGAATATGTACTGATATCAATAATAATGTTGTAACAGTAATGCAACAAGACAGCGTATCTGTAGACACTCCTCATCTATTACTATATAGCTCAGGAGCTAAATTATCTCACTCAGCCTTTAATATATACTACCCCAGAGAGTTAGTACCTAAAGTGTTGTTCAGCTCTAAAGACTTTGTGTTTGCAATGTTGAAAGGTGCATTTATAGTATATTCTGCTACAGATGCTCGATCAATTATGTTTTCTAAAGATCTTATAAGAAAGCTATACAACCCCTCAAAAGTTACAACTCCTTGTGAAGGTGATATTGTTCAAATACCTGGAAATGTTGGAAATGACGAGCTATGTGTAATAATCGATAGCGCTCTGGACTCTTATTTAGAGCCAATATTTCGAATACACTCCTTAAAAAACTACAGCGATGAGTATGAGAACGAGACTCACCTAATTCCGGGTAAGAGCACATTCTTCTATCCAGGGTTCAACTACAAACACCTACAAGACCCAAAACCTCAAAGGCTTTTCGGATACAACATAAGATACAGAGAAAACGGTACCATCAGAAAACTAGGATGTATGAACTTACCTGAAGCAGCCTGGCGTGGGTTAGCTCACATAGCTAACAAACAAGATTCAGTAACTTATGAGTCAGTCTATGTACCTTGTGCTGAAGATTTAGTATCAAAAGCAGACACCACAACCAAATAATACTACTACATCCTGAAGAAGAATAATTGGCCGTAATTGGCCGTGCTATCTTTTTCTTCTCGAAAGGCCATTAAACTTCCTGAATGTTCCGTTAGCATATATATCAATAATGCGTACTAAGGAGAACACAAGTTGGTTGCTAGCAAACCGCTTGTAATTAACTTTAGGAAAAAGTAGGCTTGTAGCCTGCACGGAACACCATTTACACCATCACTTACACCATCATTTATATACTAAAAAGACAAGCGTATCCTAATTAAGGAAATATTTCCAAATTCTAAACTACACTTTTTTTTATCTATAACATCAGTATTTTTAAGCATTTATAGCAATTACCAATTTCATTACTACACGTTACTACACCTATTTTCAAAAGTGTAGTTTGGATATATTCTTTATTTACATACACTTATCAATACTAAACTACATTACTACACTTTTAGGCCAAAACTAGAGGGTCCTTAATCAGAAAAAAAAGAGATCGACAATTTATAAATATTTGCTGACGTGTCTCTCCTTCCAGAAAGCGTAGTAATCGTAGTAATCGTAGTTTAGACCAAATAAGTTATTGTTATTATATATACATATATTTTTTTACTATGTGTAGTAATGGTGTAGTAATGGATTCAAAAGTGTAGTTTGGATTTTTTATACTTTTCTCTTATCTTTATTATTTACCTATACTTACACCCAATTTCGACCAAAATGGCACTGGTAAGCAAAACCCCCAAACTGGTAAGCCAACCCCCCTAAAGTGGTAAGCGAACGCCCCAAACTGGTAAGCAAAACATCAAAAGTGGTAAAAAAACCATCAAAAAAAGCCAGTGTATTTCTATTTTAGATAGAGCAAGCAGCTATATAGGTTACCCATATGTTGTGCAGAACTATATCGTACACAAGCTATATACCCATTACACAACATATAGGTCTTACCAAAACTACACTTTTCTTTACCACTTTGAGCACTTTCGTTACCACTTTCGACCAATTGCTTACCACTTTCAACCACCTTTTGACCACTTTTGCGCTCTTTTTACCAATAAATTGTCCCAAAACACACAAATTATTACAAAAATTACAATCAAAATTAACCAGGAACTCACTAAAATGACACACACGTCCGAATATACTTCATTATATAACTCCTATTTAAAAACCGGTGATGTAGTACTAGTTACTCACCGAACATCACGCCACTTTGCAGGGAACCCATATTCCTGGGAATACTATATGCACCCAGCAATAGGTCATGTATTTATCGTAAACAAATTAGAATATAGCGGTATATCTCTTAAGATGCATCCAAAATATAGTATTATATTAAAAGATACCGTAGATACTGAGGAGTACGAAGCAATTGACTACGCTAGTAACTATCTATACCCGCTATGGAGTCTACAAAAGATAGTACCTCCACATCCAATGTATCCAAAAAACCCAGATGTACTCAAAGCTGTAAGTAATGAAATTCGTAGAAATCTAAGTACAACATTAGATAAAAATATGATAGAACAAATAGATTCTATAAATGTAAGCATACAAATGAGACAATCAATTGAATATATAGACTTAAATTTTGTTGTTGACAAAGATGGCACCTTGGCTCCTCCAAAGCCAGCTGATGTATCTTGCACTTATCCAGAAGATGGACCATTAAACAAGCCATCACAAGGATATGAGGTAACCCCTTCTCTCTTTACTTAAACATATAGTAAATTATACTTTCAGAATAATAAACAATATTAATTCAACACACTAACTTAACATATTAAAGGAAACACAAATATGAATAACACCCCCAAAAATATCATATTAAGAAAGGCTTATGAAACTTTACAAAGTTCGTATCTAAAGCCAGGAGATATAGTAGAAGTCCTAAATCCATACACAATCAACAGCCCCTCAGACACTAGCGACATTAGTAAAAAGCTAGGCTGGTCAACGGACTGGATACCAGAAATGGATGTAACAATAGGGCATAGATTTATAGTTGAAGGTATACATATAATAGACTCGCCTGAAACACTATCAAACGCTCCTTTCGGGCACAGACGTTCCTACGTGAATGGCGTAACTTTATGCGAAGATCCAATTTGGTATTCCGAAAGAGGCATATTTACACATACAACTGAAACAATATTAGCAGCAGTTAAATGCTATTTCCCTATATGGTGCTTAAAGAAGATAGAATTAGAAGAAACTACCAGCGTCTGCAGTAGTAATAATTATACTTCTTTATTAGTTCCTAAGTTAATTTCTGAAGTAATTGCAGAAGACGTACGTAAAGAGGAAGATAGCGTATTTGGCGCCGTACTTCAAGACCTTTCTATAAAAGAAGCTTACTCAATATTATTAGAGTCTTATATACACGCTGGTGACTCAGTAAAGATAGTTACTAAAGTGCCAGATGAATATTTGGGAGCTAAAGCTTGTTGGATTCCTAATATGGATGAAGCAATTGGTAGATTTGCTATTGTAGATCGCGTAGATATACATAATGCTCGTGTATGGTTAAAACCTAATCTCGACATTACCGACAAACGTAGTATATTTGCAGATGAAAGTTTAGTAAAGTGGTCATATCCCTTATGGTCATTAGAAGTAAACCCTAAAATACCTACACATGCTGAGCTATCTGAAGCTTTTATTAAAACAGTTGGAATGCCAGCTGATGACTACTATGACCATAATGACAGTATAGATAATACGTATAACAACTATGGCGAATCTAAACTATTTTCTGACTAAGCTATCAAGCTATCAAGCTATCAAGCTATCAAGCTATCAACCTGACGGAGTCTGGGTCTAGGAACCGAGGAACCGTCTCTAACCAAAAATGTGTATTACCTATGGATCTTCCACCGCCGAAGCGCGAAACACAGCCATAAGTATATATGACATCAAACATAAACAACATTTATTATAAACAATAAAAATAAGGAAAAGTCAAATGACTAACGAACGAGAATTATATAGACGATTTACTGAAAACTGCAATATTAGAGTCAGGGATAAAGTAAGAGTCATTAGAACGGCTAAAACTGGCGAAATGGGGTACGGCTGTGTTTGGACAACGGACATGAACAGTACAGTGGACCATATTTATACAGTAACAGCTGTAGACCCTAGACAGGGAATTATGTTAGATACACCAGCCGGAACTAGATGGTATCCATGGTTTGTACTAGAACCAGATACAAACACTAACTCATTATATGGAATTTTTGAGGAATACCACGCAAAGTGTGAGCTGAAAACAGGCAATTTAGTAAAATTAGTCAGAACTGCAGAAGAAGATGAATATGGATGGGCAGAGGAGTGGCCTGAAGAATTAGACGATTGTGATGTTGGCGATTTATATAGAATTACTAATAAAGATCACAATAGTTATGAAATTGAAGACCTAGAGGGAGATAACCCGTACTGGGTACCTTGGTTTGTTTTAGAGTTTGTGGAAGACGTAGCCCTAGTCTTTGATGGATCTATTATGCACTTCCACAAAGAGTATGTAAGGGTTGGAAACCTAACTATATCCAACGATCAATTATTAACTGTTGCCAAAAAACAAGGCATCATTGCCAGAAACTAATAAATCTTTTAAAATAAAGGAAACAAACAATGAACAATAGCGAAACAAGCGCAAAACTAAGTATGGCCTACATGACTTTAAGCGAGGCCACTGACTTCGAAGTAGGAGAATCTATTAAAGTTGTTAGAACAGCTGAAGATGGTGAAATGGGTTGGGGAGACAGCTGGATCCATGAGATGACCGAGGCTGTTGAAGAGGAGCATATCCTTAAAATAACAAATCTAGGCAAAAACTCTAACACAGGAATAGAGTTATCAGACGGTAATTCATATCCTTTCTTCGTTCTTATGAGAGTGGAGCCAGAAGAAATAGAAGAGGAAACCTTGTATATAGGTGAACATGAAGTAGTCTTTAGTGAGGATGATATCCAGGTAGGATGCCAATGTATCGATAATGATACTATTAAAATTGTACTAGAACGACAAGGCTTACTGTAAATGATTGACTATAATATAATCCCTAAAAATACTTTAGTGTCTATAACCCACGTTGGGCAACAATATAGTGGCTATGAAGAAATGGCGAGAAAACTTGGTCTCGATAAATACCAGGAATACCACTCAGTAGGAGCTAATGGTGACTTGGGAATAATTATGGATTCAGCAATTAATCCCCAGGACCAAAATATTACTATATATGGAGTACAACTTGATTCAGGACTACAGGGATTATTTAATCAAAATGGAATAAAAGCAGAAGCTCCTCATGGAGTAGCTTTCAGAGAAGGCGATTTCGCACGTATTCATGCGGATAAAGAATGGCGTAGTTGGCATGGATACATGGACGAATATATAGAAACTGTTACAACGGTATGTGAGGTGTCGGGTCCACGTTATTACCGCGGTATAAACGCCATGGATGTGTTATTACAATCGGGATTAGAGGGAGGTCATTTGTTTAGAGCTGGCTTCTGTTCCAGAGTGTTAGATGTTAAAACAACTCCATTAATATTCCTTGACGGCGACGTAATAGTCTTTGAAGACACAGGATTGAGTATAGGAAATCGTAAAGTACCAAATGAAACACTTATAGCAATCGCAGAAAGACAAGGATTACTATAGAATAATTAGGGGCGCCAGATAATTCTGTGCGCCTCTTTCTATTTTTAACTAAAAAGGAAAACAACAATGAAAAACAATGAGTAAAGTAGGAAACAACAGCGGAAAAGATTATATTCTATGTTGTTGTATATGCTCTTCAACTAGAAAGGACATCCACATGGTGGGGCATCGTAATAAAGATAACCACTTAATAGGCTTCCTTTATGTATGTGATGAACACACTAAACAAGTAGAAGGAAAAAACTTTCAAGTAAAGTTCGTAGATGAAAAAGAGGAGACTAAATAATATGGGAGACGGAACCCCACTAGGTGATCGTATGAAAGATTATGAAGCTACCTATAAATACAAGCTTCACAAAAGAATGCCAGTAATAATAAGAGTAGACGGTAGAGCGTTTCACACTCTTACAAGAAAATTATATGGAAGAGGATGGTCTACCGGATTCTCTGCAAATATGATGGAAACTGCTAGGGCTTCTATGGAAGATATGCAGTCAACAAAGTTTTGCTATGGTCAATCTGATGAGATCAGTTTTTTATTAACGGATTATAAAACTCATAACACACAGTCGTGGTTCAATAATTCCATACAGAAAATAGTATCAATTACAGCAGCTATCGTAAGCACTAACTTTTATTCAATAACTGGCGAAAAAGTGCAGTTTGATGCTAGAGCTTTTAATTTGGCAAAAGATGAAGTGACAAACTATTATATCTGGAGACAACAAGATGCTATACGCAACGCTGTCCAGATGGTAGGAAGAGAGCATTTCTCTCAGAAAGAACTTCACATGAGAAGTGTTGAGAATATAAAACATCTTCTATCCAAAAAGATAGGAATTAATTTTGATGACTTCTCTAGTTTAAGACGACAAGGGTACTGTATAGACAATAACCACCCAGATATGAATATCCCAGTGTTTGCCTCAGCTAGGGGTAAAGATTACATTGAAAAACATGTATATTTAATAGAAAATAATTAAGGAGTGAAAAAGAAATGAAATTAGAATTAAGTGTAGGAATGGTAGTTGAAACAAAGAGTGAAGGAAACTCAATAATTATACACGACCCTACAGAAAATGGATAAACAGATGAAAAACTATTATAAAGGAGCATAGTATGGTAATTGATTTCACCCCAACAAGTTACAGACTAACTAGAGAAGAGCTCGACCTAATTTTACATACTAAGCAACGAAAAAAGTGGTTTTGCTGGCATAGCTGGATCTATTGGACTTTTGGAATGGCTACAAAAAAGCACAGGGTATGTGAAAAATGTTTTAAGAAACAAAAAAATCGAAGTGTTGTAAAAGAAAGCCCATATTGGCACAAAGAAACATATTTTATCAAGGGGACCTAACAACAATGGAAGACTTCATAGAATGGTTAATAGAAGAAGGGCATCTAAGTCATTATGGACCGACAACTCAGTTAGATTGTGAGTTTTCAGCAGGTGAATTAGATTGCCTATATGAACAGTATACCAGAGAAACTGGAGGAGACTAAATGAAAAATGATTTAACACAGATTGAAAAAGATTTGCTAAAAAGTATTAATTTCTTTCATGACAAAAGATACAATTATAAAAATCTTATGGAGTGGGGCAATATTGAAGAAAAGGTGAGGGCGAATTTACAAGAAGGCGAAATAATATATAAAGCCTTAGATTTGTATGTTGCTATTAAACCCTAAATAAGGAGAAATAATGGAAAATAATTGGAAACTTGATAATATAAGTATCAGGTTTAAACAAGGATATGGTTGGGAAAAGAAAGAACATAAACGACATGATAGATATGAAGGTACAATATCCTTTGTTAACGAAGAGGACGAATCATTCTGTTTTAATATTCCTGAGAATTATACTCAACAGTATTTAGATATTATGGCTAACGACATAGTTAGATGCGCTACAGATCTAGGCAAGAGGCTTGCTGAGTCTATTAAGCCGAAGGAGAAAGAATGAAATTAACAAAACTAATGGAACAGTATTTGAGAGAGGAAAATGTAAGAGCTCAATATGAAGCCGGAGAATCTGGTAATTTTTATTGGGAAACTCCTTTCGTGGTATGGTTGGTGGATAAGATACCAGAACCAAAAGAAAAATGGGAAAGCTGTGAATGTGTGTGTCATACGAAATATCAAAAACATAAATATCATAGGACATGCTGCTATACCGAATCAGAAAAAGGAAAATGTTCAGAATTAGGTGATTTTTTTTACTTGAAAGAACCATATAATAAGCAAAAGGGGAGAACTCATGAATACTGAAATAGTTCGCACAACTAAAGGCGGGTGTGCAATAAGAAAAATAAAACATAACTTTCACGAATTAAAAGAAGCTATTGATACTATAAACTATTTCAACAAAATGGATTTTAACCAGTTTGTTGATGAAATGGAACATTATGTCTGCGATAAATACTCGAAAAAAGACAGAGATTCTTTCAAATTTACCGGGTTAAGTAATGTAGACTTTTTCAAAATGGGAGGGATCCGTTCCGAATGAGCACCCCAATGACTTTTGTAAAACGAATGAACAAAACCCTAATGATCTATACTAATGCTGAAATATTAAGAAAAATAGTAAAAGGTGAAATCTTAGAATATAAGGTAGAATTTCTCCCTAAATGTGGAGAAGTCCTTATGAAGTTAGAACCCGGCACTATCCCGGTAGAGTTCGATGAGGTGATGTTCTACATGGGGGTATCTTATGCTACTTATAAAGAAGATGCCTCTAGTTATGTAACTCGCAAGTGGATAAACACTAAAATATTATTTGAGGATACTACTATTTACTATGTTGTAGTTTTAGGAGATATCTTACGACAAAACCTGAGAGATGTAAAATTATGAACGACATAAAGCCTCTTCAACAAATTCTTAAACTTACAAAGGCAGATAGAGTAGAGCTTTCTCTTAGAAAAAATGCAGACGGTATCTTAGAAGTTAGAGTTTTCTGGTTTACTCCTGGAGAAGAGATGGTTTCCTTTTCTCAACATTTAAATATGGCTAGTTTCGTATCTGAAAAACTTTCAATGGATTATGCCAGTAGATACTCGGCATTAGCTAACAGCGAACGCCAAAAATATAACAATAAATAAGGTATAAGAAAAAGGAGATAACATGAAGTTAATGCAAAACTTATTAAAAGTAGTGCATCATAAAAATCAAGAAGATCGATTGGGAGCCTGTTTACCGGTAACCATGTACGAACTTGAGTCGTTAGTAAGGGCTGCTATAGCTTTAGACGACGGAGAAGCAATAGATACAATTAGTATCGAACGAGCAACTGCCAGCTCAGGAATAGAGGCAGAAGCATAAAACAACTAACCATCTAGACCGATGAGTACAGTAAACATAAAAGACAACTTATTCCTAATACTGAAAACTGAAGATATTGACAAAGGTCTAGAGCCTGATGAACGCTTAGTTCTGCAGGCAATAATAATAAAAATACAAAAATATAGAGAGAAAACAGGAAGAGAAGCAGCACCTAATTATTGGGTTGTAAATCAGGATGAAGAATATTCTGGAATGATTATAGAACAAATAATTAAAGGCGAAGCTTTAAAGAATTAAGAAAAATGGAAGGAGGTTAAGATGTTATCATGGATAGTAGGATTTCTAGTTATATGTTTTTTAGTACCGTGGTATTTTCAAGCAATTGGATTACCAAGATGGAAAACAGAAGCTATATATTGGGAGTTAATAGCAGTATTCTGTTTATTTGCCAGTATATGGATATCTAGAGACCTAGTTCATCATAAAATGGAAAACAGTTCGGAGATGGCTGCACGCGAGTACAACTTGTGGGTCAATCACGTTCAGTTTGATAATGAATATTACTACGATTGGTGGATTCCAGACGAAGTAGACACGTTAAAATACAAGGAGTAGTGTAGTATGAGTTATTTCATGATAGACATAGAGTCTGACGGGGAATGCCCTGGAATATTCTCTATGGTAGAGTTTGCAGCAATAAGGGTCACGGAAGCGAAGGACGAGTCCGTCCACGAGCGCCTAAGGCCTATTACTAACCTATGGAAACCTGAAGCTTTAGAAAAGATAGGGGTAACTAGGGAAGAAACTCTTGGATACGGAGATCCTGAAGAAGCTATAAAAACTTTAGCAGAGTTTGTAAAAGAAACTTCAAAAGGAAGGCCGATGTTTATATCTGATAACAATGGGCATGATTGGCAGTTCATAAATTATTACTGTCATAAGTACTTAGGGATAAATCCCTTTGGGCACTCAAGTGCAAACCTAGGAAGTCTTTTTAAAGGGTTGGTTCAAACTCCTTTTGAAAACTTCAAACACCTGAGAGATACTCCTCATACACATAGCTCTATCGATGACGCTATGGGTAATTTGGAAGCGTTTCTAAAATTAATAAAGACTTATAACCTTCCGGGATATTTAGATAAGGAGTAGTAACATACATGTTCGGATTACTATTTTTACGAGGGATTATTGGACTACTGATAGTCATAATGTTATATTATGCTTTAGTACCAAAAGAGGTTCGTAAAGTAAATAAATTAACAAGAGAACTAGGGGATTTACAATTAGGCAACCGCCTGAAAGAACAAATCGCTAGCCTCAAAGACGCCATAACAAAAGAAAAAGGATAACGCATGAACAAAGCGCTAGGCATTTTAATAGCTATAGTCGTTGTAGTGCTCTGGGGTACATTCTCAGCTGCATACACGCTAGACGCTAATGAACAAGCAGTCGTGCTCCGTTTGGGGAAGTACAATAGTACTACCGCTGTTGGAGGACTACAATTTAAGATTCCGTTCGGGATTGATGAAGCATACAAAGTGAGAACTGAGTATGAATATAAAGCCGAATTTGGATTTAGAACTGTATCTGCTGGTAAAAATACCAACTACAACAAAAGCGGATTCGTCGAAGAATCAGAAATGCTGACAGGGGATTTAAATATTGTGTACCTACAATGGGTTGTACAATATAAGATTAATGATCCTTATCAGTATTTGTTTGCCACTAGAAACCCTGAAGAGCTCTTGCGAGACGGTTCGGAAAGTGTAATGCGTTTAATGGTAGGGGATCGCTCCTTCTATGAAGTATTACAAAAAGATCGTGTAGCTATAGCCAATACGGCCAAGACTCACCTGCAGGATATGCTAACATTATATGAATGCGGCATTATCGTAGAGTTGGTTCAGTTGAAAACTGTTGATCCACCTCCGCTAGTTCAGGCTGCCTTTAAAGAAGTAAATTCTGCTGAGCAAACGCAGGAGACTACTATTAATGAGGCCAGGGAAGACTACACCAAGCAGGTAACAGAAACTGAAGGTGAAGCGGCAAGACTGGTTGAGGAAGCAAATGGTTATGCTATCGAAAGAGTTAACGAAGCTAAAGGTAACACAGCTTGGTTTACTGCAGTATATAATGAGTATAAAGTAAATCCTAAGGTAACTAAGGACCGTTTATATTTTGAAACAATGCAGAAAATTCTACCGACAGCAGAAAACGTTTGGTTTATTGATGAAAACATTTCAGCACTACCACACTTTAATTTGGGAGGCAACTAGTTATGGAATTGACAGTTAAAAAAGGGGCTTTCATATTCCTCTTTATGTTCCTGCTTTTTGGATTCTTTAGCGGTTTATACGTTATCGATGAAAAAGAACAAGTGGTGATTACTCAGTTTGGTAAAATTCGCGGCGAAGCGATTACTGACGCAGGGGTTCACCTGAAGATTCCTTACATTCAGAATAAGCATGTTTATGACAAACGTATTCTGGAATGGGATGGGGATGCCGAAGAATTACCTACAAAAGATAATAAATATGTCTTTATTGATGTATTTGCCAGATGGAGAATTAGTGATCCTCAGGAATATCATAAAGCTGTAGGTGGTCGTGAAAACCAGGCACAATCTCGAATTGATGATGTAATAGATGGTAGCTCACGTGACATAATTGCTGAGCATGTAATGTCTCAAATTGTACGGTCTAGTAATCGGGAGATGGTGTTACGTTCGCAGGAAACCTCAGATACAAATACTGAAGATCAGGGCACCGAGTCCAGCTTCATGCAACCAGGAATCCGAGACGAAATTGTGGCTAAAATCCTGGCAATGGCTCAATCAAAACTAGCCGAACGTAAATTAGGAATCGAAATTATAGACGTTCAGCTGAAACGGGTAAATTTTACCAATGTAGTCAAGAAAAAGATACAGGATAGAATGGTTTCAGAGCAGTCACGAATTGCTCAGAAATATCGCGCCCAGGGGCAGAAAGAGAGACAGGAATTAGCTGGAAGACGAAATAACAAAATAAAAAATCTAATGTCTGAGGCTTATAATGAGTCTGAGATGATTAAAGGTACAGCTGATGCAACAGCTACCAAGATCTACGCAGAAGCTTATGGCGCAGATCCAGACTTTTATAATTTTGTGAAATCGTTGGAAACGTTGGAGAAAGCGGTAACACCGTCGACCAACATAATGATGACCAGCAGAAATGGTGTCTTAAAAGTATTGTTTGAATAGATACTAGAAGCCACATTTAAAAGATTAGAAAGAGAGCGGTGCAATATCCGCCCTCTTTCTTTTTAGATAAAAAATTAGGGATGGTAAGCAAAATTGGTTAATGCGACAGGCTGCAACCCTGGACTGTGTCGGTTCGAATCCGACTCATCCCTCAATACTTACGATAAGTATTTTAATTAATAAAAATAATAAGGAACACAAAATGAATTTTAAATTTTTCGGAGCATTAAGATTACTACTGAACTTCTTGACAGGAGTATTTGTAATAGCTGGAGGAATTATACTACCTAGTACTCCTATTACGATAGCGGGCTGCCTTTTATTAGCAGGGTGGTTAGCCGCGTTTATAGAACGTTACGATTCCCACTATAAAGGCTGCTAATGTTAACTACAACATTTACAGTTCACATAATACTAGTTGTATTGCTAGTTCATTGGGTAGCAGATTTCTTGTTTCAAACACAGGAAATGGCTTCAAAAAAACATGAACACTGGGGCATTCTAATTTTACATTGTGTAGTATATGCCACTGTATTGACGGCGTTTATAATGCTAGCGCCCTCTCTTGGCACAATAATAACTATTTCATTAGGAAATGCAGCGCTATGCTGGTCTTTATTATTTATGTCACATTTATGGATAGACGCTGTTACTAGTAGAATAGTAAAAAAAAGCATTTGCTTTAAACAAAATTAGGTTTATGTTTAATACTATAGGTTTTGACCAGTTCCTACATTTTGTAGCACTACTATTAATATTAACACTCATAATATAAAAACTGTGGAGGCGTAGCTGAGTGGTTTAGCAGCGGCCCTTTAAGCCGCCGACGTAGGTTCGATTCCTACCGCCTTCACGCCCCCATTAAAAAGGAACCAAATGAAAAAAAATAATTGTTTATAATCATGAGCATACAGTAGATGACGCTGTTGCCAAAAGATATGAAGAGTTAATGGATAATCTTCGAGAAGGTTATGATAAACTATTAAATTCAGGAATGTTTTTTGAAATTTATCCAGAGCTTACAGGAAACTGGAAAGAAGATGAAGAGGCTTATTTAGCAAAATCAACCAATAAAAGATAAAATGAAAAAGTCAATTACAATAAATGTGTATATGCAAGACGGAAGAGTATTCAAGTATGAAGTAAGTGATTCAGCAGTGGCTCGAGAGCATGCACATAGAATAATAACAGAAGGATGGCGTAACGTTGAAAATGGAATTATGAGTTATTATCCAGTTCATCAAGTATTAAAAGTAAGCTTTGAAATGGAAAAACTGGATGTTTTAGCTGGTAAGTATCACGCCTCTTCCATTGATTATCCAAAAATGACCTAATAAATTAAATCTGTAACGTAGCTCAATTGGTGGAGCGCTGCACTGTTAATGCAGTGGTTGCGAGTTCGAGTCTCGTCGTTACAGCAATCAAAAAAGGAAACCTATGGAATTACAAGACGAAATTAATATACTGACTGATAAACAGCTGCACAAATTGAATACTAAACGCCTACTATCTTACTATAAATCGATTCGAAATAAGCTACGAAAAACTTGTATGTTTTACTGTTGCGAATTCAGATGCGAAGTTCTATGGTATGAAGACAAGGATGGAGTTGTTACATCGAGTTATAAAAATGTAACAGATGAAGAAGCTAAGGCTTTAAAGAAGTTAAGTGATGATTGGGAAGCCTTCGTTAAACATGTAAAAGCTATTCTAAATACTAGAGAGCATGTCAACTAAACTAAATCAAAAAAAAACAATAATGATAACTAAAATATGGTACAGTGTACAAAACGGTGGGGATGGAAGTGCTTATCCACAATTAATGGAAAGTGAAAAATTAGCTGAACTAGATCAAGAACATATGGATGAAGGTTGGGGTGAACCTTGTATCGGTTCAATTCGAATTGAGCATGACGGCCCTATTAAAATTCTCAACAACATTCAAACTGCACAAGAAATAAAAGAAGAAATGGAAAGAGTTTATAGTAACTATAGTGAGGCTAAAGAAGAGCCTAAAAAATACGAAGCTGTATGTAAACTAGTACAAAAACAAAAACAAAAGGAAACAGAAGATGATTAATATGAAATATAAGAAGACATTATTACTACTAATACCTGCAATAATGTTCTTACTTCACATAGAGGGACTAATATTCTTTTTCATAACTTTAACTACTATAGCGTTAATAACATTAGTTATTATACATATAGTAAAGTTAGCGACGACGGACGATTCTTCTGCTATAGATATAAATACCAAGTCAACAGAGATGTTAAAATTTACTGAAAATTTTTGCACTTCTAAAGAACTAATAATAATAACTTTTGGAACTGCGTTAATAAGTATGTTAGCCGGATTTATGGGTACTGGGATTCTTTGGGTAATTACAGCTATCTTAATAATAATACCGAGATATTTATTTAATTAACCAATAAACTACTATGAGTAGAGCTTATGCTTGGATTATAACCGAAAGCCATCTTGAAAGTTTAAAAGATGAATTAGGAACATTAGGCCCAGGAGGGGCTGTATATTCCGAAGAAGAAATTACAGAATTCGGCAGAAAATTCGAAATGTATGACGATGATGATATATTATATTACACCGGATATATTTGCGGAGAATACGACGGATTTGAACCACTAGACGATTTTGGTATGCCCAACGCAGGGTGCACTAGTATCAAACTAGATAGTGGGCATGGAGACATGCTTACGCTATAAATATAATAGTTGGTTATATTAAAAATAATAGTTATATTTAAGAGACCTGATAATTGTATCAGAGTGTCATATTAAATATGTGGCATTTGAGTGTGGCAATTCCACACAAATTTGACGTAAACACAAGGTAACAATAATGAATATAAAAACCAACCTTACAATTCAAAAGAATCGTTTAAAAGTATATAGCCAATTAGATGTCTGGAATGGCATAGAAGCAACTTATTACTTAAATGATAAAGACGAATTTGAAATCGAACTTACTAACTTAGAAACTTCTTCCTGTAAATTGAGGATAAAACTTAATGGAAAATATATTTCCAATGGCGGGCTTGTGCTTGACCCTGGACAGCATTATTTTCTGGAACGACATATCGAAGTAGATCGAAAGTTTGAATTTTCAACATATAACGTAGAAGATACTGAGGAAATAGACAAAGCTATAGCCGAGAACGGATTACTAGAGATAGAGTTTTATCGAGAGTCATTTCCTATCGAGCATAAATACTGTAGCCCATACACTAATCCTAATGTCTACCCAAGACCGTTTACATGGGAAGGTGATATACTAACCAACGATAATACTTGGTGGACCGACCTTGCTGGCGAATTCACGGGAATTAGCGGCATGTCAGCGCCAAGTATGTATAGCGCTAGGGGCACAAGATGCTCAAATCCAGCAGAGCCTCAAATGGCTATGGGTATGATAGAAGATAGTGGCGAAGTACTTACAACCGCATGCTTTGCAAGCGCGCCTATGAAAGAGACGGGTAGAATTAAACAAGGTAGTCATTCAGAACAAAAGTTCGGAAGAAGCTATCAAAAATTTGAGCATACTCCCTCTCATGTAGTAACCTATAAATTATTACCTATGTCATTAAAACCTATTACGGTAAATGATTTAGAGAAACGTTATTGCCAAAAATGTGGACTTAGACGAAAAAAGTCTACCTGGATATGTTGTCCAGCGTGTACAACTAGATATTAATATATAAACGGGGTTTCGGCCCCGTTTTTCTTTATGGAGATTTATGACTAGCAAAATAGAAGTAGATAAAAAACAAATTGATAAATTTAGGAAAAAAGAGATTACAAGTTCAGAATTATATAATAATAGTGAACCTGAAACTTTTTTATCCGAAGATAGCCAGAATAGCGCCCTACTCCCCGAAGATAAAAACCTAAATCTTGAAAACGTAACCTCTGGATATTTAACCAATGAACAAGGAACTTTTTTACCAGCTTCAGCTTTTGTAAAAATTTTACCAGCAGGGTATTATGAAGTATTAGAATCTAGAGGAGCCGCCGTAGAGTTCTTAAATATTGAGCTAGAAGCCTCGGACCTAATTTTATTTAGTAATTCAATAGCTGAAGAAATATTATTAGAATTAGGAAAATTTTGGAAACTTGGATCAGCTTATAAAGCTTGGGGAGAAAGCCATAAAAGAGGAATTCTAATTTATGGTGGAGACGGCTCAGGAAAAAATAGTACAATGAAAATAGTAATGTCAAATTGTATTCAAAAAGGATATTTAGTATTTGATAGCTCTTTTGTAGTATCAGAAGGTATTACTAGAATAAGAGATATTGAGGGGAATAGGCCCATACTTGTTATAATTGAAGACATTGACAGAATTATAATGGATCCAGTAGCTGAAGCAAAGATTCTGGATTTACTAGATGGAATAGGAGTAATAAATAATGTTGTATTTTTAGCTACAACTGCTTATCCAGAACGGCTTCCTACATCTTTAAAAAATAGACCTTCGAGGTTTGACAGGGTTATGCACCAGGATTACCCAGATGAAATTACTCGTAAAAAATATTTACAATTAAAGAGTAGTTTAAAGGGTAAAGAATTAAATACTTGGGTAAAAGATACTAATAACTGGTCTTTCGCACATATTAAAGAACTCATAGTAAGCGTCATAATGTTAGATACAGATTATAAAGTATCAATAGACAGAATTAATAAACTAAGGCAAGAGGTAGCTACGTCTGAAGTAGCAATTTCTTCTCATAATATAGGCTTTAAAACAAAAAGGTAAATAATGAATACAGTCCTAACAGTTTTAGAAACCCAAATAAAGGAAGGGTGGGTAAAGCGAAGAAAACATCCAGAGTTTCCACTTTGGATATATAATTATACCCATGCCACACAGTATGCTCGAAATTGGAACGATACCACTACTAGATGTAGGGGTCTTATACTAGATGAATATGGAACTGTAGTAGCCAACCCTTTTAGAAAATTTTTCAACTATACAGAATTAGAAGGACTAGGTATCGAGCTCCCAGATGACCACTACAGCATTTTTAATAAACTAGACGGATGTCTATTTATAATGGTTATGTGGAGGGGGCATTTAATTAAATCTACAAGAGGCTCTTTTGATAATGAATATATTACAGAGGCCAATGTAGTCTTAGAAGAAAAATACCCTGACCTTACTATAAGGGAGGACTTCACATACTGCTATGAGTTCTTAACACCTACTCTTAAGAAAGGGGGGATGACCTGTATCACCTACCCAGAGAGCGACCTAAGGCTATTGGCAGTACGCGATACGTTTACTGGCAGAGAGATAGGGTTGCACGCTGTTACTACTTGTATACCAAGAACAGAGCTATATGAACATGATTGCGATGTAAGTGAGTTATATAATGTACCAAATCAAGAAAACAAAGAAGGATTTGTGTTAGCATATGATAACGGGTTCAGAGTTAAAGTAAAATTTGACTGGTATGTAAGACATCACCGTATATTGCAGCTTTGCAATGATAAAACGGTATGGAAATACTTATCAGATCCAGAATTAGATATACAAGAGTTAATTGATATTGTACCAGATGAATACTATAAATGGCTTCATACCTCTATAGATAACTTTAGAGAGAATTATGTGATATTAGCAAACACTGCTTGTAAACAATACATGCACCTTATAACTAGTTTCCCAGAATCAATTGATATGAAAAAACGAACTTCCAAAGCAGTAGCAGAAAAAGTCATAAATATTGGAAATAAACAAATAATTTCTTTAGTATTTACAATGTTACAAGGGAAAAACATAAAGCCCTTAATTTGGAAATATTTAAAACCAAAACAAACGGAGAAAAAATGAAAAATCCCGGATTCATACTATTTATAGTATTACTTGTCCTAAAGTTAGTTGGAGTCATTACATGGAGTTGGTGGTGGATAACTGCCCCGCTGTGGCTTGGCTTCGTCTTATTATTTTTAGCTGTAGGCGGTATAGCTGCAATTGCAAGTTGGCTCGATTAGATATTTACTAATACTACTCACAAATATATGTTTATGCGTTGGAGCCTTACCTGAGGAATGGAAAGCTTTAACAAGCCATCAACAAGAATCAATACGGGCATCCTATGAATATGGGGTGCCCTTTGATTTAGGGTGGACATTAGCTGCTATTGAGTGGCAAGAATCTGCAGGAGGTAAATACCTTGTAAATTTGCAAGACCCTTCCGCAGGAGCTCACCATATCAATATCAACACATATATGAGTAGACATAGAGATGAGATAGAGGACACACCCTTTAATAGGAATGTAGTGGCCCAATGGCTCATAGATAGTCACATACTTAGTTGTAGAGAAGCAATAACTGAACTAACCTATTGGAAGAATGAGAGACATAATGGTAGCTGGTCCAAAACTGTAAGATCCTACAGGGCGGGCAATCGCTGGGAGTCTCCAGCAGGTTGGCAATATTATAAAAGTATAACAGCCAGAATAAACTTTTTAAAACAAGAATGGAAATTATAAAATGAGACATTTAGCAACAATCCAACTCATAGCTAATTTAGAGCCTATCTCTGGAGCAGATGTAATTGAAAAAGCAACTGTAAAAGGCTGGCATCTAGTAGTTAAGAAGGGGGAATTTCAAATAGGTGATAAATGCGTCTACTTTGAAGTGGACTCTTTGTTGCCAGAAATAGAGCCGTTTGAATTCTTAAAGAAAAACGGTGTCAAAACAATAGATGACGGCACAAGAGGTTATCGCTTACGAACTATAAAATTGCGTAAGCAAATTAGTCAAGGGCTAGCCATGCCATTAGATACTTTCGAAGAGCTCGCCGATGGCCCCGAAGTGGGAACAGACGTAAGTGAACTTTTGAAAGTAGTAAAATATGAAGCACCCATTCCAGCATGCTTAAGTGGCCAGATTAAAGGCCACAGACCTTCCTGGATTCCTAAGACGGATGAAGAACGTGTACAGAATCTTGTAGATGAAATAAAAGAATGGGCAGGAACAGAGTGCTACATAACAGAGAAATTAGATGGATCGTCATCTACCTTTTATTATGCACCTAACTACCGAAAAGCAACACCTTTCGGAGTATGCAGTCGGAAGCTTGACCTAATAGAGAATGACAAAAATTCTTTCTGGAAAGTCGCTAGAGATATTGACGCAGAAGAGAAAATGTCTAAACTTGGTATAAATGTAATTTTCCAAGGAGAATTACTGGGGCCAGGGATTCAGAAAAATAAATACAAATTGTCTGCTACAGAAGTAAAAATGTTTAACGCTTTTACTATACAAGATGGTGGCTTTGGAAGTATTGAGAGCTTTCTAAATCTTATATTTGGGGACTACACAACTGAGGGGGAAGTTCGCGTACGAGGGTTAGATAGAATATTTAATACTGTACCTGTCCTTAATCCAAAGATGGTGTTAAACCATACAGTAGACGAATTAGTAGAGCTTTCTAAAGGCCCAAGCCTTCTAAATCCTGATATCCCAAGAGAGGGAATTGTGATTAGAGCGAGAGATGGTAGCTTTAGTTTTAAAGTAATTAACCCTGACTTCTTAATTAAGTTTGGAGAATAAATGAAAAGTAACCAGCTTTTAAAAACACTGAAAGATGGCGATATAGTATTAATGGTGCTTCCTGGGTTATATGAGCCTTCAGTGTTAGAGATATGCCAACTCAAAAATACTAAATTCATTCCAAAGGGTGAGGGGCGCTCTTTCGACTGGTTAGACTTTGACTCTGACACTTTGTATGTAAATACTCGCGTACATAGTTCACAGTTAGGTGAATCAGCTGGAAACTGTTTGTCAATAACAGAAGTGATAGCTCCCGAGCATCTTGAACAATTTGCACGAAATAAAGATATGTGGAAAGCATCTTTATACCAATACTCTGACGTTGAGTACAAACACGCCCAGAGTACGGCGGAGAGTTCTATAAAGTTATGGGATAGAGACTAAGCCATAAATAAAAGGAAATACAAAATGAGACAAGTAATAATACTACGGGGGTTACCCGCAAGCGGTAAGACTTCGTATGCCGTAGATATGATGGATAAAATGCCAGATACATACAAACGTGTAAATAGGGATAGTCTACGAAGCATGGTTGATGGTGGAGTATACTCTAAAGGAAATGAGAAAATAATTAAAGCAATTAGAGACTCTTTAATCTTTAGATACTTAGATGCCGGAAGATCAGTATTCGTAGATGATACAAACTTACACAGCTCAAATGAGGAGCATATTAGAAAAATAGTGGCGGACTATAACATTTTACGGGAAGTTAAGCACGACGTATTAGTTGTGGTTAGAGAATTCCCTACAGATGTATTTGATGCCATTGATCGAGACGCATTACGTACAGGATCGGCCCATGTAGGCTCTAAAGTTATTTATGATATGTACAGTAGGTTTCTAAAGAAAGATGAGCCTCACGACTATCCTGAGCCTCCAGGCACGGTTGAGTTGGTAGACGGCTTACCTAAGGCAATCATTTGTGACTTAGACGGCACGATGGCATTCCTTAAAGGCCGTAACCCTTATGACGCCTCTACTTGTGAGAACGATACTTACAATGCGATTTTGGGGGAAATTCTTCACGTTATGGACAAACAGGGATACCAAATAATCTTTTTATCTGGAAGATCGGAAAAATACCTTTCAGAAACTAGACAGTTTTTGAAAGCAAACCTTCCGTTTCCTCATTGGAAGATGTTCATGAGACCATTGTTTGAGCATAATATAAGAGATTCAATTCTTAAACGCAAACTTTATGATGAACACGTTAAAGATAAATACAACGTATTTTGCGTGTTTGATGATAGAGACCAAGTAGTTGGTCTATGGCGTAAAGACTTAGGTCTACAATGTTTCCAAGTAAACTACGGAAACTTCTAAATTAATAAACTGACGAAATAATAACATACAAGTTAGAAAAGGAAAAAAAACAAAATGCAAAAATTGCACTTCTTAATAATTGATCCACAAAACTCTTTTATGGATCGAAACAATGATTTAGTCTTACTTCAAAAAGCCGGCATAAATTTGGCGGATATAGGATTACGACTTCCAGAACCAGAATTACCGGTACCGGGGGCTTATGAGGACTCTGAGAGGTTAGCTATGGTGCTTAACCGCTTAAGAGGTAAAATTACTGGGATCCACGTGACGCTAGATACCCACCAATTGTTGGATATTTCGCATCCATTATTTTGGATGAATAGTGCTGGAGAACATCCGGGCCCGTTTACACTTATAAGTCTAGACGACTTAAACGGATCAGTTTGGACACCGACTAGCCCAGATCGAATTCCAAGAGCCAGAGCTTACCTGCAAGCTCTCCAAGACAACGACAGATACCTTCTGTGTATATGGCCACCACATTGTAAAGTGGGCACATGGGGCCACAATGTAGTAGATGTTGTAAACGCAGAACTTGAAGCCTGGGAAGAAAGCAGAAAACGCAGAATAAACTATGTTACAAAAGGACACAACCCTTGGACAGAACATTACTCTGGCGTTATTGCTGATGTACCTGACGATGAAGATCCTACTACGCAGTTAAACGTCACTCTTTTAAAACTTTTAAAAGACGCAGACATAATTGCCCTTTCAGGTCAGGCTCTATCACACTGTGTAGCTAATACAGTTAAAGATATTGCAGACAACTTCGGAGAAGAGAATATCAAAAAACTAGTACTGCTTGAAGACACTTCTTCAAATGTTACTGGGTTTGAGAAATTGGGTACCGACTTTGTAACGGAAATGGTTTCACGCGGTATGCAGATCTGTAAAGCTGAAGACTTTTTGAAATAAACAAACACACAAAGATAAAGGAGATTATCAATGGTAGATACCATGCAAAGTGTGGACTTATTAGGAGCTGGAAATTTTAAGTTTTCAGCAATAGGCTTAGATGAACTAGAAGCCTCCGAATATACCTTAGTAGGTATAGTCGTTGACATTACCGGATCAGTGGGCGGTTATGAAACTATGTTACAAAAGATGATTGAAGAAATAGTGGGGGCATGTAAAATGTCTGCACGTTCTGAAAATCTACTTGTTAGGGTAACACTGTTTAATAGTCAGACTGATATTTTGGAAATCCATGGATTTAAGCCTGTAAACGATATAGATTTAAGTGAGTATTCAGGGAAATTAGTACCTGACGCAGCTACTAACCTGTTTGATGCCACTTATGATATGATCGGATCAATTGAACAGTATGGTAAATCCCTAGCGGACCAGGAATACAGTGTAAATGCTGCCGTGTATGTTATTACAGACGGAGATGATAATTCTTCGACTATGACAGCCACTAATGTAAAGGACAGAATACACTCCATTAAACGTGCCGAAGAATCAATTGAATCTTTAATTTCCGTATTAATCGGGATAGGCACAGACGGCAACCATGGTTGGGGCTCTAGGGTTTCACAACTATTAAAAGAGTTTAAAGATGATGCAGACCTCACGCAATATATTGATGCGGGCAATGCAAATGCTAAAACTCTTGCAAAATTAGGGAATTTCATTAGCCAAAGCATTAGTTCACAGAGCCATTCACTTGGCACTGGCGGACCTTCTGCTCAAGCTAGTATGAAATTCTAACTTACAAAACGTACGTAAGAAACGGCGTAACGGGGCGGTATCTCAGCAGGGTAGAGTTAGGGGATACCCTAGACATTGGTTCGAATCCAATCCGCGCTGTTACGTTCGTTCTTATTAAAAGGAAAACTATGAACATAGATTCACATTTTATTCAAGGGGCCACTCATCGGGTTTGTGAAGATTATACACTTCATGGGGAAACAGATGAGATAGCTTATATTATTGTATGTGATGGGTGTTCAAGCGCTCCTCACACAGATTTTGGAGCTAGATTAATAGCCCATAGTGTAGAACAAGCCATTAGAGAATTTGGAGAGCTGACTCGTCAAAAATTAGAGTGGCAACTTCAATTATGTAAAGGTTATACTGATGTCCAAGGCCTGGACCGCCGTATGCTGCTGTCAACTGTGTTGGTAGCTATCTATAATAAAGAAAAACAAAGCTTTTATATTCTTATGGCCGGAGATGGACATTGTTTCTTAGATTCAAAAGAAGGACCGCTTCATATAGATATTCAATCACCTCATAATACTCCATACTATCCTGCGTATAACATTACTCGAAAAGATCAGGAAGAATACAAAGAGTGTTTAAAGGACAAAGGACAAACAGTTGTTCACATGAATGATGGTGACGAGGATCCTACCAATGTAGCATTAGAAACTGGAATGCCCTTTATATTTCAGCCTGATTACCCGATAGCTTCGGTAATTTTAACTACTGATGGTATAGACCAAGTAATAGATAGGGATACTGGAGAGAGAGTAGTGATTGATGATATCATCACTCATTTCCCAAGTGCCGCAGGAGCATTCGCTGTAAGAAAACTAAGGTTTCTTAAGAAAACCTGGAATAGAAATTATATTACTAACGCAGACGATATTGGAATTGCTGGAATAATATTATGAAGGTTTTAGTACAAGGAAAGGGGCAAGTATCATTATTAGACTCTAATTTTGTAGCTCAAGGTGGAGAGGGTAAAGTATATGTAAAAGGTGGAAGAGCTTATAAAATATTTCATGACCCAAAAACTATGATACCTGAAGAAAAAATTAGGGAACTGTCAGTTCTTACTAAGAATACCATTATAAAACCTGAGAATTTAATTTACACTACAAAAAACACGTTAATAGGATTTATGATGCAGACTGTACCTCAGTCTATTCCATTACCAAGAATGTTTACATCTGCGTATCTTAATAGAAACAATTTAAATAACGATACCGTTACTAAATTAGTTACAAATATTAAGGATACAATTAGTCATGTGCACGATCATGACATAATAATGGTCGATGGTAACGAATTAAATTATTTAATAGAAACTAGAAAGCATACTACTGCTTATTGTATAGATGTAAACTCATGGCAAACTCCTAATTATCCAGCTACAGTAATTATGCCCTCTATTAGAGATTGGCATGCTACAGAATTCACAGAAATTTCAGATTGGTTTTCCTTCGCTGTAATAGCTTGTCAACTGTTTATAGGAATTCACCCATATAAGGGAAAGAATTCTCACTTTAAACGAGCTACATTAGAAGAACGTATGAGAGCAAACGTATCAATCTTTAACCCTGAAACGCGTGTTCCGGGCGCAGTAAGGGACTTTACAAATATACCTAAGAGTTATTATGATTGGTTTAAAGAAGTATTTGAAAATGGTTATAGAAGTACTCCTCCAGACATGAAAGGGCAGTACATTATACTTCCAATAACTCCTATAATAACAACACACACCGGAAGCAAATATTTTACAATACAACAATTAAACGATTATCCTGGCGACATAATTGACTGCACTTATTTTGGTAGACAGTATATAATATATACCAAAAAAGATGTTGTCATATATAACAATAATAGTTATATTAAAGATACCACCTCCAAGGTTTTTTCACACAGTATGTCTCAAAAGACGTTTCTTGTGAAAACTAAGGATGAATCTTTAGTATACAGATCATTGGAAGATAGCCAATCTCCTTATCATAGTACAAATATTAAGGTTGAAAAAACTATGATATACGAAAATAGGCTATATGGCGTAAACAAGGATAGATTTTTTGAAATAGATGTATTAGATACCGGCTCAAAGCCTACGTTTTATATTTTAAATACTTGGGAAATATTCAATAATTCTACAGAAATGTTAGATGGAGTATTATGTTCTAGTATTTTAGGTAAAACTCATTTATATTTACCATACGCACCCAACAAATGTGCAATTGTAGCAATTCCTGAACTAGATAAGTACAAGATAATTGATGCAAAATGCCGAGACAGGGTTTGTATGATAATAGGACAATCAGGCAGCAAGTATGATAAATTTATTATCGTATTCGATGAAAATTTCAAAAAATATGATATAAGAATCTTGAAGGACGCAGATAATATGTTGAATTTTATCTGCCTACCTAACGGATTAACTATAAGTATACATGAAGATGGCGCTTTAGAAATGTTTCGCGCTAAGGCTTCAAGTGATGTGCAGGTCTACAAAGACTCTGCCATCAAGTCGTCGATGACACTGGCCCACGAGGGCAATATTGTTCGGTTCTATGAAATGAATCGGATGTATCAACTAAAAATGAAATAATCAAGACAACAAATGAGCAATTTATACTCAAAATTAAGTGACGATAAAAAATATGATGCAGTAGACTTCGTACTGTACTGGAACGAGCCAAACGTAATGGTTGAGCTATTAGTACCAGGTTATCAGGCTTCTAACATTAAAATTAGAATAGCTAAGGCTGGAACTGCGTTCGGCAATTCGCCTTCAACTCATGACCGCCTGTTAGTGACAGCTGGACCGGATAAAGAGATTGGTAAAGGAACTTTCTGTAAAGGTTTCTATAACGAATTTCCATTACAGAACGGTGAACATTTTAATTATGGAAAATTAACTAGTTCGCTAGTTCGTGGTGTTTTAACCATCGCCATACCTGTAAAAGGGAAATTCACTCCACAGGAGTTCACAGTTAGCGAAGGCTAGCGCTTCTATGTAGATCGTCAATAAAAGACATTATAAAGCTTAACCGCTTTATATCTTTGAAATTAGGCCCGGCGATCACTCGCTGGGTCTTTTTTTTAACAATTATTAACAATAGGGAATTATAAATGAGATTATTAATGAGAGCGTTAGTAGGAAGTAGATTGCATGGGTTAGATACTCCTATAAGTGATTTCGATTATAAAACTGTATTTATTGAGACTACTTCAAATATTTTAGCTTTACCAGAGCACCAGCCCAGCGATCCAAAGGATCCAGCAGATACCTGGGAATTAGCTAGATTTCTACATTTCGCATTAAGAAGTAATCCTACAATTCTGGAAACTTTTAAAGCGACATTTACTACAGAAAACGAGAACTGGTGTGAAGAGTTAAGAAGTCTATTTCCAGACGTTTGGAGTTCTAAATTAGTTTTCCACTCGTACAGGGGTTATGCTCAATCGCAACGCAAAAAGCTTTTAGAAAATGATGAAGCCCTTAGTAATGGAAATGTAGAATTAGATACCATTAGAAAAAGAAAATCATCAGCGGCCTGGTTAAGAATGTTATATAATGGATACGAACTATTACAAACTGGCGATTTTACAGCCAGAATAGCTGATACAGAAGTAGGCATTCTTTGCAGAAAATATAAGGAAGGCGAATCTACTATACCAGAGGTTATAAAAACTTGTAGCTCTTGGGAAGAAAAACTAGAAGACGCGTTTAATAAGTCTACAAAAAAAGAAGCTAACTCAAAATTAGTAAATGATTTTCTATTAAAAATAAGAAAAGTTTCTTGGTAATGCGGCTATCGTCTAATGGTAGGACACAACCTTGCCATGGTTGGAATGTCGGTTCAAATCCGTCTAGCTGCTCAAATAAATAGAAAGGGCAACATGAGTTATAAACACAATCAACGACAACACGCTGTAAAAAGATTTGAAGAGCGTTATGATATTACGTTGACCAAAAAGCTAAGAAAAGAATTATTGAATAGAATTAGGAACGAGTATAACGACCAAGGAGTAAGCGTTCTAGAAAAAGTAGGACACAGGTTAGTTATGATTATTGAGCAAAATAGCATTAGATACAAAGTAGTATATGATAAGAAAACTAATGAAATTGTCACAGCTTTACCAATTAAAGCGGCTATGGTCCAACGGTAAGACTTCTGACTTCCACTCAGACGATGAGAGTTCGATTCTCTCTAGTTGCTCAAATAAAACCAATAAAAAACAATGGCAAGTTATGAAAAGAAAACAGTTAAAATAATAATAGCACACCCGTATGATTATGATGATCTAGAAGGAAAACTTGAAGACGTACAAGAGGTACTAAGGCACATCATAGCTCTTTCTAGACAACAGACAGGGGTAGACAACCCAGATGTGAGGTTTACCGCAGTTTGTAGCCAGTTCAACTCGTGGGACGATAGGATAGAGCTCGACGAATTAGAGGTTAGCGTGAGTCGAAAAGAGACGGATGAGGAATTTACTATTAGAACGAATGTATTAAAAGATAGAGCAAAAAAATCTGAAATAACTAGAAAGCGAAACGCGACAAGACGGAAGAATAAGAAAGAAAAAGACGATTTTGAGCTTTATAAACAATTGGAAAAAAGATTTAAAAAATAAGGAAAGCTAATGTCACAAAAATCAAACTCTAACAAACAGGGTAGAGACAAAATAAAATGCCAACGATACCTGGGGCGTGAAACACGGGAAATGAACATAGCAAGACGAATTGTAAAATTTGCAACAAGCAAACCAGGGCACAAAGGTAAAGAGGTTAAAATTGCGTTACATATGGCTAGTCAAAATAAACAGCCTGTAATTACAAAACTACATGTAAATCGTATTTTAAAACAAAAGAACCTTCTATAGAAGATTCTAGTTTTTTGACATAGAGAGAAAAAATTAATGGGGGCTCATCCAACGTAAAGGACGTCTGCAGAGGCAGGCGAATGTGGGTTCAAATCCCACACCCCCAACCAACGCCGTGGTCGTCTAATGGTAAGACGCTCTTAGTCCGCTAAGAGAAATGGAGGTTCAACTCCTTCCCTAGGCTCTAATTTATAGGGTGGAAGTGTTAATGGTAACACGCCGGCCTGTCACGCCGGAGACTGCGGGTTCGATCCCCGTGCGCTCTGCGAAATAAAAAGAAAGGACAACGTTATGATGGGAATTATAGTACTTCTCATACCAGTGGGAATTATATTTGGGCTTGGAACTATGTTCCTAGTAATGTCGCTAATGCCAAAGTATACAAAGAAAGCCGGATGGGCAAAAACATATGGACTAGCTTGTTATGCCATTTGTGGAATCGTGTGGTATCTTTTAATACTTTCATGGGCCGAATCAGAAGTAGTCATGGCAGAAGAAGAAAAACAAGCAACAGAACAAACAGAATAAATTAATGGGGTTGTAGCTCAGTCTGGGAGAGCAACTGCTTTGCACGCAGAGGGTCAGGGGTTCAAATCCCCTCTTCTCCACTCATTAATAACGGCGCATTCGTCTAATGGCTAGGACACCAGGTTTTCAGTCTGGGTACAGGAGTTCGATTCTCCTATGCGCTACGAAGGTAACAAACCAGAAAAATAAAATGACAAGACAGAAGAATTTATGTGGAAAGACCAGACCTCTTGACAACCCATATGAAATATGGAGAACTTTAGATCAGTCTTGGGAATGGAAAGTTTTAAAAAAATGGCAAATAGATGATAACAAAGAAGGCGCTAGATGGTTTTGCGGAGTTAAGTCTCCCTATACTTATGGCAGCTATGAATTGGGAGATGTATTTGTACATGAAATAATAGCGGTAGCTAGGAAAGTTAGGTAGCTAAATAGGTTTAGTGCGGTGACCGGGGGCGAGGCTCTTGGGTTTTGGAAACCTGGGAAGGTGGGTTCGACGCCCACTCGTGCTACAGAAAAAAAAGAGAAATAATTATGAAACAAGAAACTAAAGATAAAATTACTACCGGGCTTTTCCAAGTAATTGACACCTTTTTAAAAGGAGTACTATTCGGAATAAATACCCGTATAGCCCCAAAAATGACATGCCATAGTTGCGGACTATTAGCAACCAAAGTTTATAAAGGACGCTGGGAGTGTGAGTGCGGGAGACGTTGGTAATGAATAAATTAACTCAAGAGGAAATGAAAACCCTCTTTCAAACAACAAATAAAATGGGACTAAACAACCCCCTCTGGAGACGTGGGCAATGTATTTTTAATGCACTTTATATACTTTATCCGGAAGTAGCAGAAGAGATTAGAGCTACAGCAATGGATCCATTTTACCAGGATAGTAGAATAGCTGCCTGTATAAACCACATTACAAAGGATGAAGGATGAAAAATAAAATATTTGTACTGGGAGACGTACATGGTAATTACCAGGGCATGCTCCAATGTTTCGAACGTTCTAACTTCAATTATGAGGAGGATACATTAGTCTTTCTTGGCGATATAAATGACGGGTGGCCAGATACGGCAAAGTGTTTCGAAGAACTTTTAAAGATTAAGAATTTAATATAGGTTATAGGTAATCACGACGTATGGCTACTTGGGTGGTTAGAATATGGACAAACTCCCTCATTGTGGACTAGACAAGGTGGTATGGCTACAATTGCCAGCTACGTGTCAGCCCCACTAGAATGGAGAACTAAGCACCTACATTATCTACGTAACAAAACAGTATTTTACCACATCGATGATGAGAACAAAATCTACGTACACGGAGGATTCGATCAAAAGGTCCCTATCCGGGATCAGGATCCGTATAATTTGTATTGGAATCGTCACATCATTGAAGTGGCAAAAATTTACGTAACTCAAAAGCGTGAATTTAAAGATTATAAAGAGGTATTCGTTGGGCATACAACTACAGGAATGTTTGGAACGGATAAACCTTTAAATATTTCCAATCTATGGATGTTAGACACCGGATCAGGTTGGGAAGGAAAACTTACTATCATGGATGTAAATACGCATGAGTACTGGCAATCAGACTTATCAGAAGATTTATATCCGAACGACTACCATGGAAGAGAACGATAATTAAGTTGGGCAGCTGGCCGAGCGGTCAAAAGCGCCAGATTGTAGATCTGGTCCCTACGGGGTTCGGAGGTTCGAATCCTTCTCTGCCCACACTTTTAAATAATAAAAATCAAACTAACAAATGAAAAACACAAACCAAATAATTTTCTCCGCAAAGAAGCCATCAGGCTATGATCAATATTTTTCTAATTTTGCACATTCCCCTATTACTATAGAAGGTATTGAATATCCAACAGTAGAGCATGCGTTTCAAGCACATAAAACATTTAATAACACAATACGTAAAGAAATAGCACAGTTAAAAACCCCTGGCAAATCTAAACGTGCGGGTAATAAAGTAAATCTTCGCCCAGATTGGGAAGAAGTAAAATATGACATTATGGTTATGTGCTTAAGAGAAAAATTCAAAATAGATCTTTACAAAAAGATTTTACTATGTACACAAGATGCAGAATTAATAGAAGACGCGGCTGAATGGAACGACGCAATATGGGGCATCGGAAAAAATGGTAAAGGTACAAACCTTTTAGGAAAAGCATTAATGAAAGTAAGAAAGGAACTAAAAGAAAATGAATGGAAGTAAAAAAGGATTTACAATAATAGAACTAATTATTGTTCTAGTAATTGCAGGGATTATAGGCTCAGTGGCAATACCAAAGCTTTTTAATTCTGGTGTTATAGATGCGAATGGTACGAAAACAGAATTAGGTTATGGAAATGATTCTAGAACTACCTATACTCTTACAGTTTATGACAAAGCTTATAATATTAAATATGACAAAGAATACTTAGCGGATCGTGTGTCAATAGGTGACAACAAACTAACTTTTTTTGTCAATGGCGAAATAGTTCAAGTAATTAATATTCCCGAGGCACGTTGGGAAATACTCGAGAAGGTTTATTAATGAGTGAGGTTATACTACCTTTAGAAGCTACCATAGATGAGGATTTACAACTTATTTTGGAAACCAAATTTGGAAATGGCAGACTAACCCTTACAGATATACTTCTATTACAAATTTGTAGAAAACTCGATAAACTTAATGGAGAGGAAACAGATGTTTAAATTAAAAGTAGATGACGTTATAACGGTACGAGCTAGTACTGGCGAAGACCACATTCCGTCATACTGGACACAACGTAGGTGGGCAATAACTAAAGTTAGTCCCACTAAAATAGACGTTCAAGGATACGATAACTACGGTTGGAGAAAGATAGCAGAAAGACACTTTTTATTGAAAGACTATGCTATCGAGCGTTGTATAATAGAGGTGGTTGACGGTTCTTCCAGCCTAACCGTATTACGTACAATACACTCTGGAAAGGATACCAAATAATGTTAATTAATTCAATTTTAGATAACGACATATATAAATTTACACAACAAATGTTTGTTTGTCAGCAATTTCCAAACCTGGAAGTAGAATACAAGTGGATATTGAGAACTCCAGTTGAGTTTAGTGACTCGTTTGCTACAAAATTGATAAGCAATATTAACGCAATGGGATCACTACGGTTAACTGATTCAGAAGCAACTTTTTTAAAAAAGAAATGTTATTATTTCACTCCCGTGTATAGGGACTTTTTAAAAGGGTATGCGTATGACTCTTCTGAAGTAGAAGTAATTTATGAACCCGGTAAACAACATCAATTTGAGATATGTATTAGAGGTCCCTGGTATAGGACTATACTGTGGGAAGTACCTATTATGGCTATTATTTCAGAGATGTCTAATGGGGAATTAAGCCCGCTGTATGAGTTAGAAAAACAGAATATAGAAAAATTGAGAATTATACACGATAATCATTTAAGCGTAGCCGACTTCGGAACTAGACGAAGGCACTCTTATGACGTACATGATAAAACTCTTAATATTTTAAAGCATGGATTGGTAGGAACCTCTAATGTTCATTTTGCCAAAAAATATAATTTAACCCCAACAGGTACACAAGCTCACGAAGTATATATGGTCTTATCACGCCTATACGGTTACAAGATGGCAACTACTATGGTATTAGAGAAATGGGTAGAAGTGTTTCAAGGAAGTCTGGGAACAGCTTTACCAGATACCTTTACTACAGACGTTTTTCTTAAAGAATTTGCCATGAAGTATTCTAAACTATTTGACGGTGTGAGGCAAGACAGTGGGGACCCGCTTGTGTTTGCTAACAAAATTATTAACCACTATGAGCATTTAAACATTGATCCGAAAAGTAAATTAATAATCTTTTCAGACAGTTTAAATCTCGAAAAAGCGGTACACATCGAAAAAGAAGTGAATAAGCACATTAAAACGGCTTACGGAATTGGTACCAACTTCACTAATGATACAGACGTTACACCATTGAATATGGTAATCAAAATTAACGCTGTTAAATTAAATGATGTATGGGAACCAGCTATTAAGTTGTCAGATTCCCCGGGAAAACATACAGGCGATCCAGACGAGATTGCGTTATGTAAACAAATATTAAAGGTTTAAATACGTGGGGGCCAAGCGTCCCCACTTTTAAATAGAGCTGGTGTTACCTGAGCGGTCGAAAGGTCCTGATTTGTAATCAGGTGACGAAAGTCCACGTAGGTTCGAATCCTACCATCAGCCCGTTGTCGGTGGCAGATTTGGTAATGCACTCGGCTGTGACCCGAGTTGGAGTTGCTCCTCATGCGGGTTCAAATCCCGTCCGACACCCCAATTAACTTAGGAACTAAAAAATGAAAAATCCAAAATATATAGTCAGGCCAGACGATTCCTATATATGGGAATTAGACGAATCAAACAATTGCTATAGAAGCTATAAACCTATAAAATATTCAGACGGCACAAGAGCAAACGCTCATGACAACTACACCTTTAAACGTTTAACAGAAATTTATGACTTTTTTCCTATTGAAGAAGACGAATTAGCGAAATATGAAGCTAAATGCAAGGATCATTATGCCTTTGTTGGTTGGCAGATCAGATCAGACGGTCACGGAGGGTGCAAAGGCGGAACTCGAGCCGAGTATGAGATATATTTGGAAAGAGTTGAACGTTACCAGAAATGGAAAAAAGAAGAAGGAATTGAATAATTGAAAGTAATATTTTTAGATATCGACGGCGTACTCAATAATCGTGAGTCGGTACATAAACGACATGAAGAAAAGTTAGGAAATGTATGGCTTCCAGACATAACGCTAGTAGAACGCTTAAAGCAAATAATTGACGCAACTGGAGCACAAATAGTAGTATCCTCAACTTGGAGACTTCATGGTGATTCATTTATGTTTAGACATCTATTTGCTGCCTTGGGATTCAATTTACCCTTCGTAATAGGGAAGAGTACCCCAAGACTACATAAAAGAAGAGGCATAGAAATTCAACAATGGCTTGATGAGCATAATGCCGAATACGACGCAGATCCTGAGTTCTCTAAAGAACATTACCACGAAAGAGCCGATTCCTTCATAATTTTGGACGATGACTCAGACATGGAGCATTTAATGGATCGACTAGTACAAACAAAAACAGATTTAGGTCTACAAGATGAGCATGTAGAACAAGCAATTAAATTATTAAATACTCCGGCGGGGTAGCTCAGGGGTAGAGCGGTGGATTGAAGATCCACGCGACGGTGGTTCGATTCCATCTTTCGCCACAGACTCATCTGCCATCGCTTGCGTGTAAGAGCAGAAGGAGATGGGAGCGCGCAATATAATAACTGCAGAAAAAAGTATCGCGTCGCTCTTTACGGAGAGGTGTAAGAGAATGGTATTCTGCCGGTCTTGAAAACCGGTGCGCCCCCGCAAGGGGGTCTGCAGGTTCGATCCCTGTCCTCTCCTCCAGGGCCTTTAGCTCAATTGGCTGAGCAACACACTCATAATGTGTAGGATGCTGGTTCGAGTCCAGCAGGGCCCACAAAAAAAATGGTTAGGTGATGTAATTGGGAAACATCTTCGCGTAGTAGGCTGTTCGACTCAGTAACACTTCAGTAGATATACTATATAGTGGACGCATGGTGCGTATGCAGGTTCGAGTCCTGTCCTAGCCACTAATAACAAAGAGGATAAATGAAAGAAAAGAAAGAAAAACCACAAGTCACATGGACTGGGTTTCTAAAATTATGGGCTATTGGAGATGATCAAAAACGAGCCAAAGAAAAAGCTAAATTGTTAAAAACTTATAACAATATCCAAGATGATTTAAACAGTAAAAAAGGAAAGGAACAGTGATAAACAGAGTATTTTTAGGAGGCACTTGCGCACATACAACCTGGAGGAATCAAATAATTCCTCAACTAACTATAGACTACTTTAATCCAGATGTGGAAGACTGGACAGAGGCGTGCCAAGCAATAGAAATGGATGAAAAAGACAATAAATGTAATGTACATTTTTATCTTATTTCTAAAGAAATGCAAGGAGTATTTTCCATAGCAGAAGTTGTAAATAGCGCACACACCCACGGCAAACGAACTATATTGCACGTTAGGCCTGATGGATTTGATAAAGGACAGCTCAAAAGTTTAAAAGCTACTGTAGAGTTAGTAAATGCTGCAGGAGGAATAGCTTACATAGATAACAACATACACAGGGCGGTTACCATATTAAACAACTGCTTTGCTTAATTTAAAAAGGAAAACAGATGAAACTTAGACAAGACATAATTGACTTACAAGATTTTATAAAAAGAACAGTAGAAGATGCAGGTGCTGATGGGGTAGTCATAGGATTATCTGGAGGAGTAGACTCCGCAGTAATTGCGGCTTTAGCTCAAAGAGCTTTAGGGCCAGAGAAGGTTATGGCGGTGTGGCTGCCTTACCATGAAACAGTTATTCCCTCAATATCTAATTTATTTCATGGAGCTGATAATATACTAGCTCTTGCAAAACATCTCCAATTAAACCTTAATTGTATAGATATTACCACTTCTGTAGACGCCATGATAGAGGGTATGACTTATATCCAAACAGAGGCAATAACTACCCTCACAAAAGGGAATATGAAAGCCCGGGCCCGCATGTCTGCACTGTACCTGCTAGCAAATAGTACCAATAACCTCGTAATAGGAACAACTAACAAGTCTGAATACGAAATAGGGTACTTTACTAAATATGGAGACGGTGGAGTAGATTTTGAACCATTGTTAGAGTTTTACAAATTTGAAGTTAGAGAAATAGCTAGAGAATTAGAGCTACCTAACGAATATGCAAATGCGGTAGCTTCTGCGGGATTATGGGAAGGACAAACTGATGAACAAGAATTTGGATTTACATACCAAGAACTAGATTCTTATTTGATTTGGTGGAGTACTATGGACTGTGAAAATGTACCATCTCCGGTTTCTGTAGAAGTTATGAATAATATCGAAAGTATGATAAACAATAGCCGTCATAAACGCGATAATATTCCAAGCTTTTTAAGGGACATAGCCTAATGCCAAAAATTAAGATTAAATTTGTATCAGACGCTTTAATAGAGCCCCAACATGTAATAGCTGAAACATTAAATCTAGAAAATGAAGCTGGAGAAACTACTGATTGGGAAATAGTTAGAAGAATTGGAAACCAAAAGTCTGTAGCGGGAGTATTTCATGACCGCTCTGGAAGATTCTTACTAATTAAGGAGTGGAGACCTGCGTTAGATAACTACATTTGGTCATTTCCAGCAGGTATGATAGAAGAGGGAGAAACTCCAGAAGACGCTATGCGTAGAGAATTGTTGGAGGAAACTGGATATGAAGTAGACGGGGCTTGTAGAGTATTTCCTGCAGCCATCAATACCGCAGGAATGTCAGATGAAGCAACTCATTTAGTAATGGGAGCTTTAGGAAGTTACTTACCAGAGCAACAGTCGTTAGGAGACTTTGAAGATATAGACCAAATAATCTTAATTAATGGTTATAATTTACTTAGTTTCATAGCCTCTGAAAAAGCAAAAAAAGTAGAAATCTCAAGCAGACTTCTGTCATTTGCAGCAGGATTATCTTTTATGGAATCTCCAAATTACGAATATATAAGGATGAAATAATGAGAACAATTCACATATACGGGGGGTCATTTGATCCTCCTCACTTGGGACATATGGCAGCTGTTGAATACTTAAATAATAAAATATATAACTCCGAATACCCTAGTTCAGATTTATTACTTATTTGCCCGTCATTTAATCCCTTTAAAATAGAACAACCTCTTCAAAGCGATTACAACGACAAAGTAGCAATGTGTGCTAAAGCTTTCCCAAATAACTTTATATTACATTATAACCATACGTATATGATGAGTTTAATTAATCATATACAGATTATGTATTATAATGTGAATATTGTAATTTATGTAGGCGATGATGATACTGGGTTAGAAGTTCATAAGTGGCAGGATATTGATGAAATTAAAAAATGCGCAGCTATAGAGTCGATTGATTTAGGAAAGATTTCAGAGTATACTCACGCAAGTAGCGGTAAAGTTAGAGAACACATTTGTAAAGCTGAGTATGAGTTGGCTGGAAGATTACTCGACGGAAGTATCTTTGGCTATATTATAGGACATCAACTATATAAAGAATAAATTATGGAAAGAATAATTACAGAAGAATATCTAATAGAAAATCCCACACACATTTTTGTGTTTGGAGATAATTTATTACGAAAAGGTAAAAAAGGTGCTTCAGAGCTTAGAGACCTCCCTAATGTCCTTGGGTTTATTACAAAAAAGTATCCTAATTATAAAGATAGCTCATACTACCATCCGGAAGAATACAAAACAGTTTTTGAAAACGAATTTGATATGTTAACAGCTATGATACAAGTCAAACATGATAACATATTCCTCATATCAAAACTAGGAAGCGGGTTGGCTAATAAGTACGGTATCTGGGAAAAAATCATTTGTAATAGACTAAAAGAATTAATTGAAGTAGATAATGTAGAATTCTTATTTGATTTTGAGAATTAAAACCACTATACTTAAGTATATAACCAGTATACAAAATAAAGGAGCAGTTATGCAAAAAATGATAAGGGTGGGAAGTTGTTCCCAATGCCCTAAATGGACTGGATGCCCTCTAATCAGCAAACTGTCAGAACCGGATAAATGGACGTTACAATTTGGAGAAAAGGCGGACTTTAAAAATAGAGGTCTTTTAAAAGGTTGTCCATTGGAAAATGCTCCGGAAAAGAAATAGACGCGGGAAGGATGTTGGCTTCCGGAAAGGACTCATAACTCTTTCAACGCGGGTTCGATCCCCGCTCCCGCTACAAGGCTCTCAGTGCACAAAACCGTGGCCTCATGAGCTGAGGTTGAGAGCTACCAATTTAAAAATCAAACGCGGGGTGATAGCAGTCTGGTAGCTTGCGAGGCTCATAACCTTGAGGTCGGGGGTTCGAATCCCTCCCCCGCAACCAATTCATTGTCGGAAGGCAATAATCCTATTAGTTAATAAGGTACAATAAACCTAATAGGCGCGGTGTAGAGCAGAGAATAGCTCGCCCCCCAGGCAGGGGGGAGGACACAGGTTAAAGTCCTGTCACCGCAACCAATAGTTAGGTCGTCCAAATAGACTAAGACATGTGAAAAACGGGTGGCGTGAACAGTCACTGGCGATTAGTAACATATATAGGTTTAAGTCCTATCCTAACTGCTAGAGGGGAAGTTATCCGGATATATGCTGATGCATATCAGCGCAGGTGCAAGATCCTGTACTTCCCCACCAATTAACGCGAGTTCGTCTAAGTCTAGGAACCTCTTTGTTAGAGAGGGAATGTAGTGTAATAAACTACACTCGCGACCAAATTATAAGTAGGAAGTAGGCTTAGAAGCAGCCATCTTTTAAAGAGTGATAACTCATGCTCTAAACATGACGTAGCAGTTGGATAAAATCTACCTCCAGGGAAAAGGCATTGGGGGCTGTAGCTAGGAGTGCCTCCTAGTTGTCTTTGGCGTAACAGCACACTATTTATATACATTAATTAAACTTTCAAGTTGCCTTGAGGGCACAGAGGATGTACGATTGGAACAGAGGATGTATCGCACACAGCGATCTGTTGAGAGGGCCTACGCTATCGGGTTGATCACCGATCGAACTAACGCCAAACATTCATGAGATCCTCGGTGAGCGACCTGAACAACTTGAAACACCTTTACCCAGTAGCAATACTGGAGAAGAGTCGTCGAATAGAGCCCCAAGATCCCTTCTATTCGGCGATTTAGTTTATAACTGATAACTTAACCAAAAAATAAAATGATACAAATTAAAACATATAAAGATTATACTAACCCAGTAGTCCCTACCTATTCAGAAAAAACTTGGCAGATAGAAGCCCTAACACTAATACGAGGAGCTATAGTACAGGCAGGACTCCGCGACTCATGCGATGTTAATAAGTATGCCCAAATAATAGATCCTGACATAATTAGCATATTACATGGGACTCCGTATGCTAATATGGATATCACGGGCCCTTGTATGGCAGTGGCTTATACACTACATTCCATATCTAGTACTTATATACAATGCGGATATAATGATAATGTAATATCCATTAGATTAGACCATGCAGGAACCTGGGCAAAATTTGTGGAAGAGTTTAAGGAGCTATAAATGAAGCCTAAAAGAATTAAAGGTATATCTCCTGCAATAATGCTGACAAACCCAAAGTTTGCAGTTAACGTTGGAGCTACAGTTAGGGCAGCGTCATGTTGGGGAGCAGAGCAAGTTTATTGGACTGGACATAGAGTGCAGCATCCAGATGAATGGACAGAAAAATATAGACTTCCAAGGGAAGAACGTATGAAGGGATACAAAGAAGTATCTATGCATAGAGTTGATACGTTAAAACATACATTGAAAAATTTTAGCGAAGACACAGTTCCGGTAGCAATAGAATTAAGGCCTGGATCTGAAATGTTATTTGATTTTGAACATCCTGAAAACGCAGTGTATGTATTCGGCCCAGAAGATGGTGGGCTGGATTGGAAAACATTACAACATTGTCATCGATTTGTGGTACTACCCACGGCCCACTGTACTAATTTAGCAGCAGCCGTAAATGTAGTATTAGCTCATCGGAAAGAACAAAGATTTAAAAAGGGGTTAATTCCCGATATTTATGATTCTTTACAAGAGGATCGTGGATTTATAGGTAACTGCTAATGAAAGTAAAAATAGTTTGTAAAACGTGCGAGGGTAAGGGTAAATATGACGCTAAAGGTTTAGTACCGTGGCCAATTCCTTGCCCTACCTGTGAAAGTAAAGGATATGACTTAGCTACCATTTGGGAAATAGATAACTACGATCAGTATTGTAACGGTTGTAAATACTTGGTAGATACTCATGAATATACTGCAAATGGGCAGGGAATACAGTACATGCAGTATTGCTGTAAGGTAACAACTTTTCCAAAAATTGGAGGCGAAAACTGCTTTACTACTTTTGGAGATATACCAAGTCCGAGATGGTGCCCAGGAAAGGAACTAATTCCCAAAGATACAAAAATAACGATAACAATCAAAAATAATTAATGAAAGACAATCGCCCTAATATTCGACAACTGAAAACGACGACAATATATTATAGAATTGTGGAAGAGTATAAGGGCGGAGTACGCACACTATTCCATGGAACAAACCGATCTAGACACTTAGAGCCTAATAAATGGCTAAAGTCTGATCAGAAACCAATAAAGGATGGAAGTCATGCTACGGTATATACTTCAGGTTGGCATTTATTGCCTACGAAAGAAGCTGCGGAGGCCTTCAAAAAAGCGCAGTTTAAAACACGTCTCAACAAGCTCAAAATAATCCCTGTGCAAGTTAGGGGACTTATTTGGCCAAAAATACATTCTCGAGCAGATATATGGCTTGCGGAATGGATAAAATATAAAAAATAAGAAAGGAAAAATATGTTCTCATTTATACAATTAGGGAATATACAAATAAAAAACGGATTTAGCGTTATGATTCTATGGTATTGCATTTTTCTTGCAATAGGGCTCTTAACTACCTCTGTGGAAATAATAGTATGCAATTTTATATTTGCAGGGTTAGGGTTACTCTCAATTAGCGCATATAAAACCGCAGGGGTACAGTATAGTCAACAGTTAAGTTTGACTTCAGCTAGTTTAAAAGTTATTGCCGCAATAGCAATAATCTTAATAGCTAAATACATAATAATCTTACATATTGTAGGGGTGGCTTTTTTAGTACCAGCTTTTGCAGCGCTTTATCACTTTATAGAGGCTGGATACGTTCAACACTTATTATTAAATGCATCTTAATAAACTGGTCCGGTAGCTCAATTGGTTAGAGCACCCGGCTGATAACCGGGAGGTTGATGGTTCAACTCCATCCTGGACCACATATTAAGGCGGTGGCGAAAGATAAAGAAAACAATTGATTTAACCAAAACTAATAGTTATATTTAAAAATGAAGAAGAATTACATAATGCAATTTAGCTAGATTTGTTTGCGAGGTCCTCCTTGAAACTTAGATTACATAAAAATACAAGTAACTAAGTAACAAACTTCAAGGAGAAGACATGAACAAAACAATTTTAGAAATTAAAGAAGAACAAAAAAGTTTAGGAAAGGGGATCAGAGATCTCAAAAAGGAAAGAAAAGGAAATGGATCAGATTGGCAATTACAGTGTAATATTGAGACAAAGTCTACAGAGTTTAGACATAGGCATATTGCGCGCTGTGAGCTTAGAGGTCGCACTCGTGAGCAGATCGAGAGACATACCAAAAATCCCCCAAATGAAACTAGAATAACATTATATAAAGAAGAATACGTCGAAAGAATTCAGGAGGGGTCATAATCATGTCCCCTTTTTTATTTATATTATGTAGAAAGGATTTAGATCCAGTTTACGCAGCAGTCCAAGGAGGGCATGCAGTTGCAGAAATTTTACTTAATGGCAACACACAGGAATGGAATAACGATTATCTCATTTATCTTGCAGTTCGGGATGAACAGGAGCTCGAAAAATGGCAATACAAACTTTCATCCCGGGATGTTAGTCATTCCTCTTTTTATGAGCCTGATTTAGACGGGCAACTAACTGCTATTGCAGTTGAAAATAATAATAAATTATTTAAAAGCTTAAGAACCTTATAAATAGTGGCTGGGTAGCTCAATTGGATAGAGCGGGGGACTCTAAATCCCTGTCAGCTACAGGTTCGAGCCCTGTCCCGGCCACAATGCCTTCGTGGTGGAAATGGTATACACGGCGGTCTTAGACACCGTTGGTTGAAAGATCTTGAGAGTTCAAGTCTCTCCGAAGGTACAGTGACATGTGTCACGATAATAGAATAATAAACAAGGAGAAATATGAAAAAGATACTTTTGCTATGTGTAACGCTGTTTACATTTACAATGGCCCAGTTCCCTACATTTGATACTACTGTTTCGCAGGATATCACTATTAGTGGGGATTTTGAAACCTTTTTAAATGTTAGCGATAGCGATTCACTAACAAACGATCTTGGCTATCTGGGATTCCAACTTCAAGGCGAAAATTGGAACCTGGGCCTCAACATTGAGAGTCAATTGGTCAATGTAGAAGAAGCCAACATCCGTTTTGGATTGTTTACAGTAGGACTACAACCACTTCCTTATGGAAATGCTTGGGCCTTACATAGACCTTCTCAAAGCAACTTCTATTCTACTCCTAGAATGCACGACGTGCAAACTGGAGTTTTAGTAGGAGATAGAGATTTTGGAATTTTCTATCAGAACAACGATAATTATTGTTGGAGAATTGCTCCAAACTTTAATGATCTTTTAGGAATAGACACGCTTCAGTTAGGATATTCAGATAGTAACGCCCCCGGCGCAGAACCTATTTGGGATTTTAATACAGAAGCTTCATTTTTCAATATGACTGAAAAAGTTCAGTTTGAATACGTTGAAGATGAGATTCTTTGGTATACTACTTCACTTCAGTGGGGTAATATGGTAGGTTTATATGGCGAAATGGATGACGAAGCCCTTTGGGGTATTGGTTATAAATTCGGCAACGCCTATTTAGTATACGAAGACGGAGAGTCTAAGATATTGGCACTATCTGTCGAATTCTAAAGAAAGTGTAGCGGGGCCTATACCTCGACGAGCGGGTGAAAAGCCCGCCCTTTGGCTCCTTAGCTCAGTCTGGGCAGAGCACCTGGTTTACATCCAGGGTGTCGGCGGTTCAAATCCGTCAGGGGTCACAAATTTAAGAAAAGGAAAACAAATGAAAACTACAATAGTAGGAGGCAACTGGCAAGAACCAATTTTTGGAGATAAAACTTTAAAAAAAGAATCAAGTATTATAATTAAATTAGCACGCTTTTTTGAGGTTCCTACAGTTTATAATGGTGGAGATGTCAAAGATTTACCTGAAAAGGTTGACGGGCTTACAATTTGGATGCCTAATATTTCTAATGCAGTAACTAAGCAGTATCCAATAAAAAAAGTAGGTTCTTGCTTAATTGTTTCTAAAGTGGTTCGTAGGGCGGAAAGCACAGAGAGGTTAATAGAAAAAGCTCTAACAGGCCACCATAAATATTTTGAGGCTGTTCAACGAATTTTTAAAATGCGGGCAAATGCAGTAATTGCAATTGAAAATACTCCTAATTTTAAAACTTTTAGTCTTATTGACGCTTTAGGAAATATTTGGATAACTACTTGTAATACTTCAGCATTAGCTAATACTATTCATACATTTTATAACTGGAATAGTCAGCAAAAAAGAGTTTCTACACCAAAACATACTGAAATTGAAGAATTTATGCATTTAGTAAGAGAAAATGCAAAAAATATAATGGAAGGAACTTCCGATAGATACTTTGGCAACTGTAGCACTAGATGTATGTCTACATTTCCATCTGTAAGAAGTGAAAGCGGTTGTTTAGTTTCCCCTCGTAACGTTAGTAAACTTGAGTTAGAAGCTGGAGACATGGTATACGTAACTAATGACGGCTATGTTGGGGATAATAAACCCTCTGTAGATACACCGGTTCAATTAGAATTATATAAAAAGCTTCCTAAAATTAATTTTATGATTCATGGGCATGCCTTTTTTAAAGAGGGACGCAGTACTGAACATTATTACCCATGCGGGGATCTTAGAGAGGTAGAGGAAATTCTTAAAATAACAAAACCATTAGCTACTCTATTTGCTATAAATTTAAAGAATCACGGATTCTTAATAGGGGCAGATACGGTAGGTACTTTAGAATGGTTTTTAGCAGACAATGTACCTATAATGGAGCCATTTAGAAAAATGGCATAATATTAATTAACGAAAGAAATTTAAAATGAAAAAGGAATATATCGCACTTTAACACCCTTAAATAGGAGAAGTTAAAGTGAAACACAAAATGTACGAAGAGTTTGTATGGACTACTATTAATAGGCTATACAAAATACTCTATAAAAGAAAAGAGCTCAGCCGCAGAAATATTAATTGCGACAGATGCCCATACCATGGCGGTTGGGAAAATGGCTCATTTATTCGTGATAGAAATTGGAAACGATTTAGAAAAACTAAACGACAATATAAAACTAAGTAACGGCCAGGTGGCGGAGTTGGTATACGCACGAGACTTAAAATTTCGCGGGCTTTATGCCCATGAGGGTTCGACCCCCTCTCTGGTCACTTTGAAAAGACCTATCCCATGACTAAGGTGTCGGAGGATACGCGATCTGTACTACAGGAGCCAAGCCCCAATAAATATCTGGTATCTCCAGAGGCCGTGAACCTGTAGGCAACACTATAAACTAGCTAAACTGCTTTAAAGCCGCATAGTAAAGTGAAAGTGGGAATAATTGGCCCATAACGTGCAGTCAGATAGGAGGAGCACTCGATTATCTGCGAAGATGCTGTATAACTGATCATAGCGTAAAAAAGCCTTCATAGGTCTTTTCAACTAATGCCTCGTGGTGAAGTGGTCTAACACACCGCCCTTTGACGGCGGTATTCGTCAGTTCGAATCTGACCGGGGTTGCAAATAATAAAAGGAAAACAATGATACCAAAAGATAAAGATGAAAAAGGATTTGTATTCGCTATAACTGTACTTGCAGTTTCATTTATAGTGGGACTAATAGTAATCTTTTTATATAGTACAGTCACACTGGAAACCACAATAGCAAGTAGAAGCGCGGCAGCTCAAGTAGCGTACTGGAAAGCCCTATCTAAAATTAGAATGGTTGAGCAAGTTATTGCTGACTATGGATTAGAGGGTACGGACGGTATTCTTACTAGCGTAGAATTTATAGACATAGATGAATGTAACAAAAAAGCTATAAGTACTGTATACGTAGGAGACTATTATAGATCTGTAGAAGTGCTGTTAGAGAATCTTTCCTGTGAAGAACAGGATGACCATGGGTCTAAAAAACGAAGACATGACAATCGCGATAAAAACGACCATGGAGGAAACGATCATGACGACTGGGATGATCATAATGATGGTGACGACCACAACGATAATGATCACAACGACGGTGACGACCATAATGACATATTTATAGAGGATGTATGGAGAGTCATACCAGGATCAATAAGGGAGATATAGACAACTATGAAAACATATAATATAAATCAAATTAGAAACTTTTTAAAAACGCAAGATAGTTTTGGAGACATATTTCATCACCTATCTGAAAAAAGTATAGACGAGGCTAACATTCCGTCTAAAATCGAAAACACAGAAGAAAATAGAGAGCGCTTGGCTTTAAAGGCTTATGATCATATGGATGAGAGCTCTATACGTGGAGAAATGGTGGACCGTTTTGAAAGAATTTATGAAAAAGATGATGACCACTTTCAGGATGACTGGAATACTTTTATAACGGATGCGGAAGAAGAGTAATGGGTGTAAATGAATGTGATAGAAGGGGTTGCGATAATATACTATGTAACAGGCTTAACGCTATACATGGGTATATTTGCGACGAATGTTTTAATGAAGCAATAACTAGAAAAATAATTAGCGCTTCCATATTTATGGAAGAAGATAAGAGTAGCGTAGAGGAAACAATTCCAGAAGAAGCTTATAGGGCTATGTATAATCAGTTATTCCCATGTATGTAGAAACTAATAAACTAATCGCCAAATTTATGGGATGGATACAACGAAATGAAAGAGGAAACTAAATGACACAACCAGAATTAAAAGGGTTTGAGCTTGTCGAAAGCTTAGCTTCAGGAACAGTATTTAAAATTGAAACTCCTGGTGATAGGAGAGATTCATTTTTATACTGTAAAGTGGGAAAAGACATAGTGTTCGATTTAACTCACACTTTTAGATATATTCCAGAATCATACTATCACTTGAAAGATGGAAGTTTAACAGTAAAAGCATACTTCGGAAAAGTAACCCCATCAACTCTTAAAATCATAACCATACTACCTTTATAATGTATATGGTTGTGAATGAAGGGACTAATGGACGTACAAGCTGGAAAGAAGAAGTTGATATAGATAAACTCTTAAATCCATTTGGCGCTCTTATGTATAAACAATTTGAAGCTAAACTAAAAAGAGCTTATCCTGGAGCTAATCCAGATTATGGAGTAGTTATGGGACAAAAGAAAATGCCCTTCTTTTTTATAACGGAAGCGCAAGTAATAGAGGGATTAAAAAACAGAAAACTGTAAAGGTTTATGCCTCCGTAGCTGAAATGGAATAGCACCGGGATTCTACCCCGGGTTATGTAGGTTCGAGTCCTGTCGGGGGTACACAATAAAAAAAGGAAGTATATGATATTTCATTATACAATACCAGAACGTGAATTAAAAGGAAAGGGTTATACTTTTCAAAAGCTATATGCAAGCAACCATAAAACTTATAGAAAAGAATTTGGGACGCATAAGGAGTATATAATTTGGTTATGGGTCATGGAAAAACGGATACAAATTAATGACTGGTATGGCCGTACTAAAGATATTATAGATTTATTTAATAAAGCTATAGCCGATGGATTTGAAAATAAAGTTAAGGTTGACCTGTTTGGTAATAAAGTCTTATACATTTTGCAGGATATGTCAGATAAAACGCGACCAGTTATGCTTAAAAGTTCATTCCCAATGGACAGTATACAAACTCTTGAGGGTTATGGGGCGTTTCATCGTAAATATCGAGAAATATACTTAGACATACCTATATTTAAAGAAGTAGTAGAAGAGATAAACACCCTAACCATTAAGAAATAAATATTATGTTACTATTTAGTATAAATCCACCATTTTGGGGAGTTGGACAGGTGTTTGACGATCCTGTATTAGACAGCCCCCTAGGAAGACAAGAGGGTATAGACGATGTCAGAGATGGGGGACTATTTTATATATCACTAAGTGACCTTAAAACAGTCGACGAACCTTTATTTAAAATTATAGTTTCAGGGAAAAATGTTTGGGCCAGAACTAACTCCTATTTAAAAGGTAGAGGGTTTACATATTCTGCAGAACTATATAATGATAATGGAGAATGGAAAAGAATTTAAGAAGTAAGGAGGGGTGACAGAGTCGGTAATGTGCCGGTTTGCTAAATCGAGGCCCGGGGAAACCCAGCATGAGTTCAAGTCTCATTCCCTCCTCACAAAACATTATTGGTATTCCCCGAATTAGGGGACTGAAAACAGCTGGAGCAGCGTAAAACGTGTGGTGACGCCCCCAGGAAACTGGACGTATTATCAACGTGGTCGAAGCATGGCATAGGCGTGGACCCTAAGTGTAGATCAGGCCAGTACCAATAACTTTGCCTCAGTAGCTCAGATGGAAGAGCACTTCGCTACGAACGAAGAGGTCGGGGGTTCAACTCCCTCCTGGGGTACAAACTTAAACCTATAACCGGTAAAACTAAGTGATAATAACAGTAGCGGGATCTCAACGGTTTTTAACTGAAAGGATCCCTATGGAAACTATTGAAAAAGCGTTTAAGAGCTCTAAGTTTAAATTATCCCAGCTTTTAATAATGGGAAATTTAAAGAGTTCAAAAGATATCGCGGAATACGCAGCACGACGTGGAATTAATTACCTTCGGTTATATCCACGATGGAGGAGTACTTCTCATAATTATTTTGATACAAGCGCAGGATACAAAAGAGATGTTCTAATGTTAGAACACTCAGATTGTTTATTATATTTTGTACATAACAAAGTTATGAATCCTATCAAACTAGGGGGATTAGCTAGATCTCTAGGTGTTAAAACCTTCATACATTTGGTATAAGAACTCTAGCAATGGATATATTATAAGCAATTATTTTAATTAACAAAAAAAACATGTAATCACGAAAGGGGTTACAAGGAACGCACAATGATAAAGTTAAGATTTCATTCACAACGGGAAGAAACTCACAGCAAAGCTGTACCTATTGTGAGGAAGACATCTGTAGAAATCACTGATGAAGATGCCCGCTTTCCAGAATTATGGGGAGAGGCTGTCCAGAATATCACTGATTTAGACAATAGAATAGAAGGCCGCAGATATGCGATTAAAAATGCCTTAAAAGAACACGACGAGATAACCAAAGTAATGCGACAAGAGATTTGGACTTCATTTTTTACACATTGTAGAAAAGCAAGAAAAAAATATACTGATGTCACAGTTACACCTCAAGGAGGTAATGCTACTTAATGGCAAAACTAAGACAAACAAATGCTGAACTAGCAATAGAAGTAAGCAAAAAATTTCGAGCAACAATTAGCGCTCGACAAGTATCAAAGTCACGAAAACGTGGGTGGATTTGGGTAAATGACAAACAAGTTAAATATAAAGCTCCCGCCCCAACTAAACGACAAGCTCCAAAGACTGGAAAAAAAGATGCAAAAAAATCCAAGAAAAACTATAGACAGTAGAATAATTTTTTGGGTAATAGCTTTCTTTTTTGCTTTATTCTTCGAACTCCTAGTAATTAGCATATATCATATCTTTTTACTAGGAGCTTTAGCTGGCATCGGCCTGGCTACTGTAGGAGATTTTATTGGGGGATTTGGAAAACCTAGTCCGCTATTTAGTTGGATTGAACAAAAGTTTTCTACAAAATGCCAGTCTTAAAAGTTGATTTTGAAACAAATCTTTTAACTTGCGAAAAGTGTGATTTACATCAGCATAGAGAGCAAGTTGTGATCGGTTCAGGGGAAACCCCTGCAGATATTTTATTTGTGGGAGAGTGCCCTGGAGAAAGTGAAGAAAAGAAGCAAATTCCTTATGTAGGAAAAAGTGGAAAATTATTAAGAAGATTAATAAAAGATACGCCTATATCTGAGGATGTATGCTATTTCACAAACATAGTTAAGTGTAATCCATTTAACGCAAGAGATCCGTTTCCTTGGGAAATAGATAACTGTTTACCACATCTAGTAACGCAAGTTAAGTATGTGGTGCACCCGAAAATAATAGTTGGTATTGGAAATATAATTTGTAATTATTTAAGCAAACCACACTCTTATGTATTATACAGGGAGCATGGTAAGATTCTTGATATATCAGGAGGAATTAAATTTATAGGAATTATTGACCCATATAAAGCACTAGAAGATTCAGCGATAGAAGATTTATTAATAAAAGATCTAAAATTAGTGTTGAATTTATGGAAAAGCTTATAATTATCAACAGAAAATTAAAGGAAAAAGTATGAACTTTTTACCAGGATGGCTACAAAGCTATTTAGGAAAACGACAAATTGCAAGAGTTTTCAGTAACTTTGATAGTCTGATCAGTAAATTAAGATCTGGAGCACAGAAGCTTGGAAAAGCTATGGAAAGCTTAGATAAAACTAATTTAGCTTATCAGAAAAAAATAACTGCAAATACCTCTCGAATTGGGTTATTTAATGATAAGATAAAAGAAGCTTCCACCTTAATTGAAAACATTGAAAAGTTAACTGGAGTTGACATCAATGGTGACGGAAAAATTGGTGACGAAGACTAAATCCAAAAAATTTAAGAGGCTGTCTTCGGGCAGTCTCTAAAATAATCAAATAACAAAAAATGAATTTAAAAAATTTTAAAATAGACGATCAGGGCCGCATAGAATACGAAGGAACAAAGCCTGCTATCGTTGATTTTTGGGCAGAATGGTGTCCACCTTGTAAAGTAATGGGTCCAATATTTGCCGAAGCAGCAAAAGTCTATGGCGATAGAATAGATTTCTATAAAGTTGATGTAGATAAAGAATCTAAAACTTCTCAAGAATTTGCAATTAGAGGAGTTCCAGCATTTTACTTTGTTAATCCTAATAAGTTTGTTACGATTCATGTCGGAACTATGACTCAAGAAGAATTGTATGAGATTATAGAAAATAAACTATTAGGCGAATAACAACAAAATTTCAGTGGGGGTGCCCGGTTTCGATTAGTATGGACAAGTATACAGGTGCACGCAGAGTGATTGGCTAAGCAATCAAAACAAAATAACTGGCAGACCAGCAGTTAAATTAGCGGCGTAGACTAACCTCTACGATTTCGTTAATGTCTATTTATTGACTCCGATAGTTAAATAGGCATCATTTATCGGATAGTCCAAGTGTTGTGGGACGAATAATCCAGACGCACCGTCCCAAACGACTTACGGGGGTTACGACAAACATTAAAGGAGCGAGGTACAATTTGTCAAGAATGATGACCTTAACTAGCAAACTAGACTAAGCATGTGAATGACCTGATATGGACCATGTTAAGACGGGAGTTCGATTCTCCCCACCTCCACACCCGAATTAACCAAATAAGGAAAAAAACAAATTATGGCAGAAATACTAGATATGAACGGTAATGTAGTTTCTAAACCTAAAAAAGATAAATCCAAAGATCCAGATACAAAAGAAAAATCTACAGAAGAAACGTTTGCACTATTGCAGTGTTTAACTAAAGAATGTAAAGGTTCTACAGTATTTTTTCAAGGGATTTCTTTTGCATTTATACCAGCGGTGCACCCCAAGAACCCTCATGGAGCACCAGCCCTTAATCCAATGCCTGTAGGAAATATATGCGCTAATTGCGGAAGTTTTTATAGTACAGAAGAATTGCTGGAAGGGCATATGAAGAGCCTAGAAGTTGTTACAAAAGCAAAAGTACTTTCAAAGAAATCTACAAAGAAATCTAAATAAAGAAAAGGATTCGTAAGTATGTTTGCAGAAATTAATGATCAAAAATTTAAAATATTGTTTCAAGGAGCTGCGGTAAGATTGCCAGCTACTTTGGAAGAGCGTTTAGAACTTTTTGCTTTAACTTCAGAAACTGGAAAAGTGTTAGTAATAGATGAAAATAATGTTATTATTTTTGAGCTAATACCTGAAGCAGATATAGTTGAGCCTCAAGAAGAAGTTCAAGAAAATCCAAAAGAGATACCTTCAGAAGTAGAGGAAACTGTTGAGGATAACGAGGAACAAACCAAAGAAAAAGATGACTAGAATTAGAAGAAGTAAGGCGGAAATGGCAGCCGGTATGACCGTAGAGGACAAGCGGGCCGGCCTAACGATGGATACCTTTAAAGCCTCAAATAAAGAGGCTGAAAAAAAACCCTTAAGCACTTCAGCTAAAAAAGCTACTAAAGAATATGCGGATACAGGGATCAAATTAATATTTGAAGAAAGAATAGTTGAAAAGGAAATTCCTGTTATAAAGGAAGTTCGAATTTTGAATAGCACTGAGGGTACAGAGAAAACTGTACAAGAAATAATGAATCTTGAGCTAAGAAAATGTACTTGGGAATGGATGCAACTTCCTATCAAAGATTTTACAGTAGCTCAATTAAAGAAATTAGGTAAAGAGGGCTGGCATATGGCGTTTACGCATAATCCAAAAGATCACATACCTTCATCGACTAAAGGAGAACAATTATGTTTTCAACGTCCAAGATACCAAAAGAAGTCAAAGAAATAATTGACGATGTAACTAACATTCTTGAAGGAACCCAAAAAGGTCCTTTAGATGTTAAAAAACACGACCTATTGGAAACAATAAAACAAGCTTTATATAGTATGCTTGCTGCAGCTGATTGCTTAGATTTTGATACAAAAGAGGATCGTAGAAAGTACATCGTAAAAGATTTTAGTCTCTGGGTTCAGAGATATCTATTAAATAAATTTTAGAAAGGTTAGAATGAAGATTTATACTCATCAGCACGTAGATTTAGATAACTCTTGTTGTTTAGCGTTGCTGTTATTACACTATCCTGAGTTGGATTACAGTGACATAATTTTTGTACCAGCAAATTGGGATGGAGAAGGTTTAAAAGAAGAAGATATAGCTATAGATATATGGGCTAACGGAAAAGGTATGAAGGGGGATGGTAAATCTGGGGAACTTACAGGAGCTGCGTTTACAGAACTTTTGAATACTCTCAATAACCGAGAATATAATAGCGCCTATAGTAAATTAAATTTATTACTAAAAGGATTAGAGCGCTACGGACACATATATCATTATATAGAAAAAGCTGATTATTTAGGAATTTGGGATGTATGGAAATTCTTACGACTAGAATGTCCCGACGACGCCGAGTTCGTTCAACTTTGGTATCCTGTAATCGGTGGTATGTTATTAGACTATAAAACTAGAATGTTAGCTAAGACAGAAGCTAAATTAGCTAATACAGTTTATGACAAAATTGCTATTTTAAAAAATTCAAAAAGTAAGTATACAGGCACCCATCTATTTAGACGTGGGGCTCTTTTTGTAATTTATGAAGATGGAAACAATCTAAGTGTGAAACGCTGCAATGGTTCTCCAGAAATACATGTGGGTAATCATTTAAAAGAATATTTGCCAGACTGGTTCCATCACCCAGACGGATTTTTCAGTGCTTGGGGTTCTCCTAAAGCGCCTGCGACAGAGCCTCCAGCCATAAATGCTGAAGACTTAGCAGAATTATTAGTACCATTAACTAAATAAAAAAAAGGAATAATATGACAACAGAAAATTCAATAATGGTTATAAGACCTTACTGGGATATGGGCACCTGGGTCTTCGATGATGAGGCCGTAGGCCTATTACGAGAACCATTCGTATCCGGGGCTCCAGAAATGATTGATGCCCTAATAACTATGGCTGGAGGGCATCCAGAAGATGTTCGTACTGGTTTCAACTTATTCTTTAGCGGAATCAAATACCCTGACAGTGTTGTGGAGGCTACAAGAATGGAAGAGGATGAATTTCCAATGGGAACTTGGTATGAGGAAGCAACTACTGGAATGACTTTCTGGTTATGCCCAGCGCTATTAAAGTATTTTAGTACACCTCCGGAGTCAATATTCGCGCATGTAACGCTCGACTAAAAACTAAAAAAATAGGCGGGTTACATCCCCGCCTACTTTCCTTTTTACATTAATTTCTTAGTCTTCGTAACAGTCTAATATCTCTCGTATCAAGCCGTGCCTAACAATATCCTCCCTGGTAAAGTTTGCAGTAGTAATATCTTTTATTTTGGATAGACGTGCCATGGCGTCTTCTAAACCGCTGATATCATCCTTATCACTTTGCTTTGGATCTCCAGTTATAATCATTTTAGAATCTCTTCCTAATCTAGTTAAAAAGGTCTTCATAGCTGTACAAGAGGAATTCTGGGATTCGTCATATAAAACTACTTTGTTTTCAAATTCCATACCTCTTAAAAAAGCTGGTACCACAATATTAATAATACCAGTGGTTTCCAAAATATCTGTTATTTGTTTCCCAATTATTTTTTCAAACTTTTGCCAATATGGGTTCATAAAAGGATCAGTTTTCTCTTTCATACCCCCCTTTAATCATCCGAATTTTTCATTATCTACGCAAATTAAAGGTTTACAAATTACTATTCCATCGACAGGAGATTCTTTATCTGCTAATTGTTTTAAAGCGAAGTGCACTGATAAATGAGTCTTACCTGTACCTGCAGGACCTTTTGAGAAAATTATTGTTTTCTTCTCCATAGCTTTATAAAATTTTTCCTGAGCTTTAGTTAAAAATTTCAAATCCCCTAATTTTACAGGAGAAGATTTTGAAGAAAAAAATAAATGGTGCAATTGTCGTAATGCTTGGTGTTTATTACTACAGTCTTGAGAGTTGTGTTGCATTGAGCCTCCTTAGAAACGTTGTCCGGGAGTCTTATATGTATATATTGGAGCTTCCGAATCTTTCGCTAAGCGTGTTTTAGTTAATCGTTTTTTGGTAAGTCCCGGAACCTCTTTTTTTATTTTTGGTATATCTATAATTGTAGGTTTCGGCTGTTTGATCGGAGGAACTACCTTTGGTTCAGAGGCAGTTTCTAAATTATCTTTATATTCTGGATGTATTTTTAGATAGGTTTGGTATTCATTTTTAGGTACAAGTTCGTAAAACACATTAGGTAGCTCTTTAGCATGACCTAATCGTTCTACCTCAGGCCAACCTTCTCCAGCACTAACTAATTTTATAGTACCAATATTGTACCCCCATTGTTTATTAGGGTGGTGGGATATAAGGGCGCAAGGCTCCTCATTTGAAATTAATATAATACGGCCATCTAAGGCCTCAGCATTAAATTCATATTGTCGTCAAACGACTATAGGGTTATCTGCCTTTTTAAAAAAGGGCATTTATTAAAAGAATTCCCCCTTTTGATAATTAGTGTTTTTACCAAAGTTATCTCCATAAATGAACGCTGGTACAGGGTCTTTACCTCGAATGTTAGCTCATAAGCCTTTTGCAGCTCCTACAGTTAAGCCCCGTTTTACTCTGTTCGCACTAACTCTAGTTAACCAATCGTCGCTATCAGCATTTAATGAGTCTATTGATTTAAAATATGCGTCATATTCGATTAATGGAAGTTTTTCTTTTTTTCTATCTTTGTTTAGAGCGTTTAAATAACTTATAGTAGTTCTATCTCCTCTTAGGAATCCGCTACCCTCAGGAGCTACTGTAATTTGGGCATTATCACTAATTCCACGAATTACGGTTTCAAATGTTTTATTAAAGAATTTTCCCCCATAAACTTTTGAAGCTTCTTCTACTAAATACTTCTGAGCTGATAAGTGATCCTTTAATTCTCCAAGTTCCTGAGGTTTTATAATTCCATCAGATATGGCGTCTCCAATTCCTATTTTAACTCCTTCTGTTACAATAGGCAGTCTACCGGAAGGTATAGTAAAGGTTTTATCATTCTTTTCCCCATAACCCTCTATCCTAACGGAGTACCCTCCAGTAAGATTTTTCTTAATAGATTTTATAGTCCCCTTTACAGTAGATAACGTAGCTTTTCCACTTAATTTTTGAGGTACAAAAAATAATTGTTTTAAACGTGGGAAACCAGTTACAGCACCACCACCACCGCCACCTAAGGCAGTTCCCCCTGTATGGAAAGTTTGCATAACTAATTGTGTAGATCTTTCGGTAATGGCCTGTCCGTCTAATACTCCTACCGCTTCTCCTAATACAGATAATTTTCCATTAGGCATTAACCCATAACAGGCTTGACAAATCCCTTCAACTGCTTCGCAAGTTAATGGCGATCTAACCCATAGAGTTTTTAATTTATCCTTTTTAGCTCTTAATAAAACATTTGAATCTACAATGTCATTTCTTTTCCCCACACCCGATACAGAGTTAAGTAACATGCGATCTATAACATTCTTGTCATTTACGCCAATTTCTAAACCTTTACGAGTATTACAATCTTCTACAGTTATTAACAAACGTCTATTAATGTTTAATAACGCTTTGTTTAAAGCACCAGATTGCTCTGTATTTACGGACCTGTCAATATTACCTTTACGAACTCCATATAAGGACGCAAAATAAGAAGGGGTATCTAAACCCTCTCCATACGATTTTAACACAGGATAGGGGATAGGACGGCCTTTGGTGTCCATTAGAACCCCAGGCATAGATAAAATTTGTCGTACAGAATCAGTTTTACCAAATGAGCCTGAATCCAACATGTCGTAGATGTTATTTCTACCCCGTACACTTTTATCCTGAGCTTTTTGAACTTCTATAGTTAATTTGTTTAAAGAGTCAATTCTAGTCTGCCCTTTTAATTTATTAATTGCAGGAAGTTTTTCTTTTAAAAGATCATCTCTATAGGCTCTATCTATTACAAAGTCATTTAATGATAAGGTATTGCCATGTAAAGTGGCCTGCATAGCTCCTAAAGATTTCCAAGAATTAATTACATCTGTAAAATAATTAGGGTAAGTAGTTGCGATAGTGGTTAAAAGTTTTTCAGACACTTTAGCAGTTAATACTCGTTCGTAATCCCTTAATTTTTCAGGTAATTCAGAATTAATATAAAACTGCCCTATAGTCACTTTTGTACCGTTAAGATCAAACTGAGTAGTCCATGGAATTTTGGCTTTTTTAGCGTCAGAAATAGATTTAAAAGATTCTTTAGATTTTTCTTTAATAAGACTTAGCTGGTGTATTCCAAAAACATATTCTTTACTAATCTCTGGAACAATAGAGTTATCTCCATGCTTAAATAAGATCTTGCTAGGCATCATGTTTTTAGCTTCCTCTACAGATTCAGCAGAAACAGGTACCATTACAGACATAGTATCGCCGTCAAAATCAGCGTTGAAACCTCTCATAACAAGAGGATTCATTCTAATAGATTTACCATCTACTAATTGAGGTTTAAAAGCTTGAACTCCATGCTTATGAAGTGTAGGAGCTCTGTTCATAATTACGGGTCTACGTTTCATTTCATCAACGAGAGCTGATTTTGCTAAATCAGTTTCATCTTTGTATTCCCTTACTGCGGCTGTAGCTTTTAATCCAAATTCCTTTAAATTCTTTATAATAAAAGGTTTATAAATAGAATAAGCTATTTTAAATGGAGTACCTACCTCATTTAGACCTAAATCGGGGTCAACAATGATAGTACTTCGAGCACTTAAGTCTTGACGCTTGCCCCAGGATTTTCCTTGTATTAAGCCTTTTTTACTTTCTCCTATTTCTTCTAAAATCCCTTTATACTTTTCACCGCCATAGGTTATAGGTTCTATAAAACCTTGCATAGCTCTTACAGAATCATACAATGATCTATTAGCTCTTAAAACCTCATCTGCGCCTATAATATCTTTAGTACTTTTTAAAGCTGTGTTTATAACCCCAATATCTCTATAATGTTTATTGATATCGCTAGTCATTAAATCACCAGTAGGTAAAGAATAGATAGGTCTAAATTTAGGAGGTAATATTGGTATTTTAGTAATAGTATAGGCTTCTTTTGGGTTTAATTTCATTCTACTTAAATTTTGTAGATACCTAACCTTAGTATTTAAACTATTCACCGAGGATACAGGGGCAGTTTTTAAAGCTGCTGTAGCCTTAACAAGCTCAGCGTCAACATCATAGGCTTCTAAAGCAGAGATAATAGCCGGAATTCCAGACTTACCTTTTAGCTTTAATTTCCCATCTATAATGTCGCTATATTTCTTGTCAGTAATACCTAATATTTTAGTAATTGCAGGAGCAAACATAGGATTAGGTAAATTAGTTGCTAAATTAATATGAGACCATAACGTGCCGCTAATTCCACCAGTAATCTTTTCATCGAATAATCCACCGGCTCTAGTCATTAAATTTTTACCAACTAACATAGTTCCTGGCTTTTCTAATGCGCCATTAGACAGCTTAGTAACATCTTTGTCAGTTAATGGTAAAATTTGTAGTTTATTACCTTTTTTAGTAACATTAACACCTAGACCTTGAATATAGGTTGTTAGCTTTTCAAATACAAAGTTTCTAGAAGGCTTACTAGGCGGCAGTCCCAATTGTAGGTCTCTTCAGTATTCATCGTTAGACCTTCCTTTAATCTCTCCAATATCTCGTAAATTGGCTTTTGCTCCGTGGGCCAGATATGCATAATTATCTAAAATCCCTACATGCTGTGAACCCTTTCCTACAGGCTGTTCGTCTATATCATATTGGCCGATACCATGAGCCCCTAATTTTTTGTTGACTATATGTCGAAGTTTGAAAAAATACTGTTGTCCTACAAAAATTTGATTATCAAAAGCTTTGCCAGTTTTACCATCTGTTAAAGTTTCATCAGGTTCTATACCAAGTTCTTTCATTTCTGCTAAAACTTCTGCAGATCTGTCACCTTCTGGATTATTAAAATTCTTAACAATATAAGGTTTACCAGTTTTTTTAGCAATTTTACCAGCTGCCGTCTCTAAAATTTGACCAATGTTCATACGAGAAGGAACTCCATGAGCATTTAACATTATGTCAATAGGGGTACCATCCTCTCTATGAGGGGCATCTGCGTCTGGAATAATTTTAGTAACAATAGATTTATTACCATAACGCCCAGAAAGTTTATCACCTTCTTTAAAAGGATGGGTAGATTTAACATAAATATCTATGTTTCTACCAGTCTTAACTACATCAGTTACCACTCCCGGCTCATCTTCAGACCATTCAGTTAAATTTTTATTAAATTGTCCAAAAGTATATTTACTTAATTTATGTAAAGCTACCTCATGGTCGTCCATTTCACGCTTAACTAAAAATGCAATTAATACATCTTCTGGATTAACTGTTTCTCCTACCTTAATAATACCAGAGCTATCTAATTTTTTTCTATTATCTGGGGTTATAGCGTCTGGGTACCAGGCACTAAATTTTTCTAAACTAAATGCAGATAATTTAGGAGTAAAAAATACATTTACTTTATGGAGCATAGAATGAGAAAGTTTATTAGCAGCTGATTCTGTAATTACAGCGCCATCTTCATAATTATAACCCTTATAAGTCATATAGGCTGTAGTTAAATTTTTTCCTATAGACAGGGTATCTCCACTGGAATAATTATTTTCAGCTAATATAGTTTTACTATTAACCTCATCTCCCACGTTTACTAAAGGAGTAGAATCTAAATAACCATCTTGATTTAATGGGAAATTGTTATATAAACCTTTTTTAGTTTTAGATCCATCTTTTCCAATGATATAAATATAATCTTTAGTAATTTTACTAACTGTTCCAGTACGAGGTTTCCCTTTTAAATTAGGTCCGTATACTGGATTAAGAAAATTACCAAGAATCTTTTCATAAGTAGAATCTTTATCTCTATAGGTTTGTACTAAAGGAGCTTCTTTATTATCTAAAGCCATAGCTTGAGTCATCATACGAGCACCAGTAGCACTTCTATTACCCTGAACTGCGTCTAAAAATGGAATAGCATTAGCGGCAAAAGAAAACATTGATCTTGGAGACCTTATATAATAATTAGCCTTACTTGGGGCAATACGTATAAGTTCACCCTTATACATTGCGTGTATTGACTTAAATTTAGGAGTAATAGTAGAGCCAGATATTTCATATTGATCTGGGTACACTACATAACTTTCAAAGAATTCTAAAGGACTAATATATACTAGTTTACCAGAAGTATTATATACTGGAGATTTCAGCTCATTACCTTCTTTAACAACCTCAGAGGTCATTCCTAAAGTTACTCCAATTTTTGAACCTTCTGGAGAAGCTGTAGAGTCTATAAACCCTAAGTGTGTAGGCTGTACATCCCTAGTTTCTTCAGTAATTGAGTGCTTACTTTTTATTCCACCAGTACCCATAGGAGAGGTTTTTCTTCATTCGGATACAATAGCTACAGGATTTGTTTGTGGAGGAGTTGAGCTTAAATCGCCAGTAGTAAAAAATAGTTTAATAGGTTTTGAAAAAGTACCAGCACTTACTATTTCTCGTACTTGATCTTTGAACATCATAGATGATCGTAATTTTTTAGTAAGAGAGTCTTTTTGTTTATCAAAATGATTAATAAGTAAGTCATCTACTGATAAAATTTGTTTAAAAACTAAACTATCTCTGTCATCTGGTTCTGCTGTACCTTTATTAATATCTAATAATTTCTTAGAAGAGTCTAGTAAAGCTTGTCCATTAACATTAGAGTGTTTTCGACCCAAAGTTAAGAGGGTAGTGTTGGGGTCTACTTTAGTGAAGTTTTCAAAATAGTCTTTTAATTTGGTAAGAACTTCTGAGTAGTCTTTAGGATCTCTATGATAAATTTTAGTGAAAATAGAAGTCATTTCAGAAATTTCTGTGTTGAGAGCATTCTTCTTATTAACTTCTAATAGTTTGGTACCCCAAACCTTACGCATAGCCTCATCGCCTACACCTAATAAATTTAATAAAGTTCAGAGTCTATATTTTCTATTATCGAAAATAACTACAAATTTTTCAGAAATAGGATCTAATTGCATTTTAAAATTAAGACCTTTTTCTAAATTGAATTCATTTTCTAACTCACCATTCTTCTTAATACGAGCATATATACCCGGCTTTCTTCGAAGTTGATTAACGGTTTGGTATTCATTTCCTTCAATAATAGTAGTAAACCTATTTGTTAATTTAGGGATATTTCCTATCTTAGCATTCTTTTTTTGGTTAATAACTTTTCCAGTGCTATCTTTTAAAAGTATATCAGCGTATAAAGGTATTTGTCAGCTACGCCTATTGATTTTTAACTCTTTCTGTTTAGGGAAATCGTCAGAACTAAGATTGTCAACTATTTTTAAATTAGCTATTTCTAGAGTTCTATCACCGGCGGTGACTGGAAAAACGTTATTTATAGACTTTAGGATAGCCTGTTGGATATTTGAGTTCTGTTTGTTGTAATTTAATAAATCTGCCATATTGTTTTTAAATTTTTATGGTATAAGAAGTTAGATGAAGAACCTATCTGCATTTTAAACTTTGTCTTTAAATATAAAGCAAAGTAGGTTAAGAGTCAAGGGAGGTTTGAGCAAAATGTTCATCCCAATTTATATATTCAAGAGCTTGATATTTTTTAATGCAAGAAAAAGAATTACAGATGGAGAGAATGAGAACGCAAATGACGAAATATTTACTCCACCAAAAGACTAAATAAAATAAAAAAAATACACGCTATAAAAAAAGAAGTCAACATCGCTTGATTTCTTTTTTACATTAAGTTATTGTAATCAAAAGAAATAAAATGAATGAGAAGAAAGAACGTATTAAAAAACTGATTACGAAAACGGTACAAGATATAACTGAATTAACAATAGAACTAGTATACAACGATGAAGACAACGAAACAATTAAAGATTCAAATGATGGAGAAGATAAGTCCTCATCTACCGAATCTAACTAAGGACGGGGCCTGTGTACATTTAAATACTAAATTTATAACAAAAATAGATATTGCAGTGAAAAAGAATGCATTTAATATGGTTTATACTATATTTTATACATTTCATAGCAATGTTCCAGAATTAAAAATTATACATTTAGGACTTACCCCCTCCAGTATGATAACAGAAAATGATTTACTAGAAGTTCTTAGTAAGTATTGTGTATCTCTTGAAGAGGACGCAGACGCTTTATTAAGGCAATATAATCTTTTTAACAAATGACAATTTACGAATTAATAGAAACACCAAAAACTGAAATAGAACAATTAGTAACTACTAAAATAAAGCAGTATAGAAGGTTCCCGATTACAAAAAAGTCTGGAAAATTAAGGTGGCTTAATGAGCCGTCTGAGGCTTTAAAACAAGTTCAAACAAAGTTTTTAAATAATTTCTTATATAAATTTAAGACCCACCCGATAGCGGTAGGGTTTAGACGTAATATCAGCGTAAAAGAAGGTGCTAAACGACATTTTGGAAATAAGACTTTATTAAATATAGATTTAAGAGGTTTTTTCGATTCTGTAACAGCTAGCATGGTTTTACCTGAAATGATTAAGAGGCTTCATAGTTATAATAACCAACACACCCTTGAATGGGATGAAGCAGACGCAAGACTACTTACGTCTTTAATTACGCTAAATGGGGCATTACCGCAAGGATCTCCTACGAGTCCGGCTATGGCTAATTTAGTATGTTACAAAATGGATATAGATTTACAAGACTTTGCAAAACAAAATAAACTAATAGTTACTAGATACGCTGACGATATTAGTTTTAGTCATCTCTCCAAACGCTATCCGCTTTTGGATCATATAATAGAAATTACCAAAATGGTACAAAAATATCATTTTAAACTAAATTACAAAAAGACTAGAATTATGAGGCCGCATAGACGGATGTCAGTAACTGGAATCGTAATAAACGACAAATACGGTATTCCAAAATATAAACGAAAAATATTTAGAGCTATTTTACATCAAAAACGAAACGTCGACATAACAGAAAGGGAATACCAGCAATTAAGAGGTTATGCCGAATGGATTAGATTTTTAAATCCTGAACAAGGGCAAAAATTTATAGATGAAATAGCTAAAATGAATGTAGTATGAGGCACTAAAAGAAATGGACGTCAAGCTAGGCAAAACAATTGGACTGATGCTAATAATAGCTTTTGCAAAAATTGCAATCCTATTAGCAGAAACCAAAGTTATTGATTTGACAACCGAAGAACCTAGCGACAACTCAAGTGACAGTTAATAATGAGAAAATATAAACATTACAAGATAGTTTTAGAGACCGGAAAGAAAAAAAGTACCAACAGGATATTATATGTCAAAGTACCGGCAGACCCGGCAGTTGACGGCATAATATACGCCCTGGATATATCAAGGAAAATTAGAGATTCAAGATTGAGGTCAATCGTAGGAATCACCCATGAACATTATATGAAGGGTATAGATATGAAGTACACCAACGAGAGCCACGCTGTATTCTAAACCACAGTAGCCTATGCAGTTGCGTGCGTTTACAGAGAATAGCAAAACAATCCTTTCAGTTGATTTTAACAGAGATTTCACATGTGAACAGAAATGTGAATACTGTTATGTCGAAAATATGGAAAGAATTTATTCTGCTTATCTCAATAAAATCACGAGAAACGCACAATGGGCAACTGAAAACCCACAAGGGTTCGCCCAGCAACTGAACACTGAATACACAAAACTGACAAAAAGCAAAGCTAAATCTTATAAAAGATTAGGAAAAATGCCCGTAAGATTATACGGATCAGGAGATTTTAAACCAAAACATTTGGAATTCATTCAAAATTTAGATTTTAAATTTTTTATCATATCCAAAAATTTAACAAAACCTGAATATTATACTTATATAAGTCAGCTCTTAAAAACACAAAACGTTACAAAAATTCTATTAAGTTTTGATAATGCAAATCTTCAAAACTACATAAAATTAGGAAAATTATTTGGAAAAGATAGAATAGGCTTTTGCTATACAGGAATGGCGGATGAATTTAACGAAGTAACCGAACCGTTCAATGTCTTTTTCAATATATCCAAAAAACAAAAAGAAAGAGCGAAATCCAGATTAATTAAAGAACAATGCCCATGTGATAGTGGGGTTTTAGCGCATAAAGAAAGTTGCTCTTATTGTTCAAAATGCTGGAGATCGTCAATAACCAATATACGCAATGGATAAAGAAATAATTAGTGATTTAAATGAAGCGTATGAAAGCGTAGCGATTGAATTTTCAAATTTTCGCAATGCTCACCAATTATATGCCAAAACATGGCAAGTTAGATATGCCAAAATGGCTCGAAGTAGTTTATTAAAATTAAAAAGAATAATTAAGAAATATAGAGTCCTTTCGTTAGAAGAGGCCAAATAGCTAATTCTTCCTCACAACTCTTAGCTGTATTTATATCAACGATCCTCGTAGTATAAATGTCGTGTCTGCTTCGGACACGGAAAAAACTAATAATACCCCAAACTAACAAATCCCCGAGCTAAAACTGTTTAATCCAGAGGGTTAAACACTTATGACCACGGAGATTTACTTCAAGTTCCCTTATTAGACTAACGAAGGAATCAGAATGGGAACTAGTAAGAGTTGTGGGGACTCTATATACAAAATTTCAAAAGTGTGTTAGGTAGGGATTTTTTCCTTATCTGCTTTCTTAGTTGAAAGTCTATACAAAATAGACGGCGTGGCTGTTTCGGCTACGTAGTAGGTTAACAAAAACCAAACACAACGGACCTTCGGGACCTCGAGAATGCTTTTCGATACGCCAGAACAGTCTCCACCGTATTCCACATTTTGTGCGTTAACAACTTGGAAGTTTTTAACCCCCAAAAATGATGGAATGACTACGGAGAACCGTTTTGGCCACGAAAATCATTCTCTCGGATCTCAGGAACGTCGTCCCGAAGATTTTATAACAGTAAAATCATCGGTACGTGTGAGAAATCGCAAAAAAAACGCACTTGCTTGCAGCGTTGTACAAGGATGTTACGTCCTTGCAGAAAAATAACCCGATTCGAACTTAAATGGAAAGAAAGTAAACAAAATGAAAACGCCCAAAAAGAAAAGTGATACATGAAACAACGGAGCGACCACGGGTAAAACCGGGTAGCGAACGGCCCTGAGAAAGGTCCGCTCCCTACCAGCGTTTTACCACAGGTCCCCCGTGTTTCAAGTACATTTTCTTTTTTCTGGGATTTCCATTTTTCGGTTTACTATCCTTTCCAGACTAATTCGAATCAAGCCCGACGGCGGCGCCTCCGGAAGAGTACTGCAGCAGCAGCTGACGCGTACGCCGACACCGGATCCGGATCTCAAATTGGACACGTGTTCGAAAAGGTTCCTCCCACCTGCCGCCCGGCCCAGTCCGCCAGGGTACCTGGTAAAGAAGACGCCGTAGAAAATGATGGCCGTTAACTAAGGAAGATGCTGACAACTGGTAGGCCTGCTACTCGCCGCGTCGTCATCATCCAGATCTACGTGATCATACCGACCGGTCAACAGCTGGCGACCGCGACCGTCATCGGCGATCGCTCCGTCGACAGAAGAACCACATGGTGGTGAATTCATCCAGCCGGCCCACTGGCCAACAAGGCCCCCGGGGCCCGGATGAGCTCGCGTGCCGAGACGTCCACGATTTCGAAGCCTACCTCAGATCGAGCTGATGCCGTTTAGGCCGCACAGCCTTCAGAGCGCTTCAGGAAATCCCGTCCCCAAAATGGTATACTAGTATACTAGATTTGCCCGCCGCTCCGGCCAAAATTCTAGTATAATCTGGGAAAAGGTTATTAAAAATATCGGAATACTCCGAGTGTGCAAGCTCAAGTTAAGAAAAAGGGTCCGATTTTCGGATCGGTCCTTTTTTTTATCTTAAAAATTGTTTATATTTAATAAAGGACATAACCAATAATTATAAATGAAACCTAAATTATTTATCTGGAGTGATTTTTTAGTACCGACGGGGTTCGGAATAGTAGCTGAAAACTTATTTAAAGATTTACACAATTATTATGAAGTATCTATACTAGGTATAAACTACTTTGGAAATACTAAATACGATACTTCTAAATATTTCGTATACCCTGTAACTAAAGAAGATCCCCTGGGCGGCCAGAAACTGTGTGCCCTTGCACAAGCAGAAAAGCCTGACGTAATATTCTTATTTCAAGATATCTTCCATATTTCAGAAATCATTCCCGAATTAAAAAAAGTATTACCAAATACTAAGATAGTATCTTATTTCCCTATAGACGGTACACCTCCTAGCGTGGGATGGCAGAAAATATTTGAGCATTCCTCAGCAGTAGTAGCTTACACAGATTGGGCAATTGAAATTTTAAAAGATACTTACGAGATCAAAATACCTATACACAAATTATACCATGGTGTAAACGAAACTACTTTTTATCCACTACCTTACGATAAAATCCAAGAAATAAGAAAAGACTATAAATGGGCAAATAAGTTTGCTGTTTGTAATGTTAATAGATTTCAACCACGGAAGTTTATACCCGGAACTGCACGAGCCTTCAGTATGTTTGCAAAAGGGTACAAAGTTTGTAAATGTGGAAATCATATGCCTATTAATCGTAAAAAATGCGATTTAAATATGTGTCCTGAAAGTGATATTGTAGAAGTAGTTAAAAGGAATAGACGGGACGTTTATTTGTATTTACATATGATGTCAGCAGAAATGACTATGGGGCCAGGAGCCGCAAACTTATTACAGAATCACTTATTAAATGCTGGATTTGTAGATAGCGACACTGATGGGGACGATACTATACTAGGAGTAAATGCTAGGAATATATACAGCGGTGAAGTACCTTCTTCAGAAATTAACAAAATTTATAATGCCTCAAATATTAATATATCTTCTACAATAGGGGAAGGAAAACTAAACGAAGGCACCTTAATTTTATGTAGAGATGGGTATAAACGAATAGAGCATGTTACCCCTGAAGATGAAGTAATAAATGACGAGGGTAATTGGTCGAAAGTAAAGAAAACATTAGGAACTCCTTTTGATGGAAAAATATATTCCATAACTATGGATGTGTTTTCAAAACCAATTCTTTGTTCTCACGATCATCCTTTTTTATTAAAAGATAAAAGTTATAAGCGTGCGGAACTATTGAACGTCGGAGACATAGTAGCTTTACGACGTCCTAAATGGAAAAATAAAATTCCAACACAAATAGACTTAGCAGATATGGGACTTCCACACCCTAACTATGAAATAACAGATACCCAAATAAATAGTAAACAACGAAGAAGTAGTTTGCAAAGGTTCATACCAATAAATGCGGAGATTTTAAAGTTTTTTGGAATTTTCTTAGGATGTGGGCATGTAACAGATAGAGGTATAATGTTTAATTTTAAACATAGAAAAGCAGAATTATTTGAGTATGTTGATTATATATTTAATAAATATTTTAATGTAGAAGGTTCATATGATGGTACATATTCTGATCAAGCTGGCTATGTTAGAATAGCAGCAAAACCTTTATTAAAATTATTTAGACATCTATTTGGAGAAAAAGCATCAGAAAGAACTATTCCTACATATTTTTTAGCATTAGATAAAGAATTAAGGGGAGAGTTACTAAATGGTATAATGTCTGATGTAATTCACGGACAAAATACTTTATCATATGAAGTTAAGTCTGAAGAGTTTGCATACTTGTTAAGAGACTTATATTTGAGTACAGGGCTATTAAGCTTTATTAGGGAAGAGAATTACAAATACATCATAACGTTAGTGTTTGACCAAACTTCTCATTCTAATATAGAGATGGATAAAGAGTTTGTGTATTTACCTATTGAGAGTATAAGTTCTTCAGATGAATTTTCAAATAGTCCTAAATTTTTAGGCTATGATTTAGAAGTACCTAATGGAGAATCATATACCTGCGCTCAAGTAACTGTCCATAATTGTGGTTTATCATTAATTGAAGCGGCAGCAACAGGTACTCCAAGTATAGCCCCAAAAAATAGCGCTATTCCTGAAATGTTAGGAGACACGGGGCATATAGTACCTAATTTAGCAATATTTAATATGTCTATGGATAATGGGCATTTACGCCCAGTGGTAGACCCTTTTGAAATGATGAAAGCTTTAGATATTGAATACAAAAAATGGAAAGAATCCGACAAAGAAAAGGATATTAATCTAGAGTGTATTAAGAATGTTGAAACTAAATTCAGATGGGAAGATAAAAGAGAAGCTTTACTCAAAATTTTAAAAGAAGTTTAGATGAATATTTGTCTCTATAAGACAACAAATTTGGCACAATGTCCAGATCATTTAGCTTCTGGTATAAATAAGTATTCAGAGCATCGAGCAGTAGTTAGCCAAAATACAAGTATAGGGGACTTTGTACACTTTAATAATAATTTTGTATTTACTAGAACTCCGTCGTTAATGCACTATCACAGTGAACCTTGGAGAGTGCTTTTAAATTATAAAGGCTTTAAAGTAGTTAACCCCCAATACCATGCCACTTTACCAGAATATCAAGATTGTATGCCTAGTAAATGGATGTTTATGGATTTAGAAGATAAACAGCTTTATAGTCAAAAAATAATAGATTCTAGAATAAAAGTAGGGTATTCACCTAGCACTTTAGAAGGAGTAGATACTTACGATAAAGGAGTTAAAGTTACAACGGCTGTACTTAAAAAACTTAAAGAAAAATTTCCCGAAGACTTTGATTTTGATATTATATATAACGTATCCTTTGAGGAATGTATGTCTAGAAAAGCTAATTGCAATATTATTATTGACGAATGTGTCACTGATAGCTTTCACATGTCTAGTTTTGAGGGATTAGGTTTAGGAAAATTAGTAATATGTTCTATGTCGTCCCAGATTTCTAATAATTTATTAAAGATCTCCGGGGCGTCAACTAATCCTATACGAAATGTCTATATAAAGGACTTAGAAAACTTTTTAGAAAATCTTGTAGTAACTAACCAATTACAAGAAGTTTTAATAGAAGGTGCAAAAAATAGAACTTGGGCAGAGCAGTATTGGGGTCCTCAGGGCATAGTTAATTACTGGATCGATATTTATACCACAATTTACTCACAATATTAAAATGAATAAAATAAGAATACATATGATTGGTGCTCCGCATCAAAATGTTATTATAAATGATCCACATATAACTACAGATCCTTACGTTACTAAAATGTATCTTCTATGTAAAAAGTTTACTGAAGAGGGTCACGAGGTAATATATTATGGAGTAGAGGGGAATGAAATGATTTGTACTAAAAATATAGAATACATTTCAAAAGAGATGTGGAAAACACATTGTGAAAATAGAGATCCAAATACTTCCTTTGAAGACCATTTATATAAACCCGAATCAAAGTTATATAAACATGCGGAAGCTACACTAATTGAAGAAGTTAAAGAAAATTTTAAAGATATTTTAACTGACGTTATTTTAGTGGGATATGGAAATTGGTCTCCAAAATTAGGAGAATTAAAAGCTATAGGAGCTACCATAGAATATGGTATAGGCTATTTATCTACTTTTGCCGACTACTTATGTTTTGAAAGTAACGCCTGGATGAATACTTACTATGGAGTTAATGGGTATATAGACACCAACAAATGGTTTCATTCAGTTATTCCTGGGTATACTGATCCTAAAAATTTTGAATTTAAAAAGAAGAAAGAAGATTATTTTCTTTTCTTAGGAAGGTTAGGAGACGCTAAAGGGATGAATGTAGCGGTGCAATTGGCTAAACATTTTAAAACTACACTATATGTGGCCGGCAATGGGGATTCTTCTAAACTAAAAGATAAGGAAGGTTTAATTAAATATGTAGGCGTTGCTGCTGGAGATAGAAAAAAAGAATTATTAGCTAACGCAACCCTTACTTTTTGTTTAAGTAAATATGTAGAGCCGTTTGGCAACGTGCACATAGAAAGCCTAATGTCTGGGACGCCTGTAGTAACCACGGATTGGGGAGTTTATACAGAAACAGTTCCTCATGGAGTTGTAGGCTTTAGAGGAAGAACCTGGGAAGATTTTACTTATGCTATAAGAAATATTAAAGATATAGACCCACAAGATTGTAGAGATTGGGCTATTAAACATTTTAGTTTAGAATCTGTATACCCGAAATTTATTGCTTATTTTGAAAAATGTATTTCTCATAAATACCTACAGAATGGGTGGTATTTTGATCGATTTTTGGAAAGTGGGCATAAAGATTTTTATACCTATAAACCTTATATAACTAATTATCATAATTATTTTAGCGATAAAGCATTAGAGAAATCGCCTGTAGAATTATGCAAATTAAAGAATATAAAAAAGAATCAAGATGTTTGGGTTTTAGGTTCCGGAGCTTCTGTAGAATATATAGATAAAGAATTTTTTAATAATAAAACTACTATCTGTGTTAACCAATCAGCTTATGCTATAGATAATCCAGAATATATAGTAATAAAGGATCCTAATCCGGAAGTCATAGATTATGCAGAAAAAACTAACGCAACTTTATTATTCTCTAATTTTAGAGAAGGCCATTCTAGACATCCACTTAATCAAATAGATTTAGAAAACTCAATTAGGTATTTCCATAATGAAAATAATATAGAAATCCCAGAAGAGTTTGACTTTAACTTAGATAAACTAATAGTTAGCCAGTCTACTATCACTACAGCTATACACTTGGCGGCTTATATGGGTGCTAAAAATATTATTTTAGTGGGCCATGATTGTGGTACCTTAGACGAAGTTACAGAAATAAAAGAATATAATACTTCCAAAAGGGGTGAGTCAGTAAGAACTAATGAAAAGTATCTTAATTGGTTAAAAACAATAGAAGCTCATACTCTTAATTTAAAAGAAAAATTAATAAAACATTATGGTGTAAATATTACATCTTTGAATCCATTCATAAACTTTAACCTAGAAGGACATACTTTTAAGACTAGTGAAAAATATTAAAAAATTATCAGGTATGCAGGCAGCTTCAGACATATACATATTATGTTCAGGGCCTTCCGCTGATTACCTACAATCTCAATTCCTTAATGATAAAATTGTCATAAGTGTAAACGCTTCATACAAGGCTTACGGAACTATAGACATATGCGATTATATAGTTATGCAAGATTATAATTCAGAACTAATTGAGGAAGCCGGGTCTGGTTTATACGACTGGCCAAAATTAATAATTCCTGAGCATGCGGGCGGGATGAAGACTGCAAAATCTTTTGTTAAATTAGAAGAGCAGCTATTTCCCGAATTTAAGGAAAAAAGGTACAACAGGCTATTTTATTATAAACACCAACATAATGTAGGAGTAAATAATAAAAAGCTAGATTGGACTAATAAGGAATATCTAACTATAACTAAATGTAGTACTCATACAGCAATGCATTTAGCCGCTCACTTGGGAGCTCATAATATTATTTTAGTGGGCCATGATTTGGGCAGTATAGATGGAAAATTGAATTATAAAGACTATAAACGTTATGGTAGCAAAGACTCTTATGTAAAATGGATGAAGAACAACGAAAACATAGGGCTAGACACTGTTAAACGTATAAGGGGTGCCTATGGTGCATATATTAATATAATGAGCTTAAATCCCTTCCTATCGCCTAATTTAGATGGGCACTCTTATAAATTTCTAGGATAAAAAAAAGACCCTCTATTCGAGGGCCTCATCTATTACTGAATCAAAATATCAAATTGTGATAATAGGCTTACCAAATTTATCGTAAGTAAACTCAGTGAATCTATCTTCCACTAAGTAACGAGGGTTATTTATAATATCCTCGTATTCAGCCTTTTCAGACTCATAGTTAAGGCGAAAAGTGCCTACTTTTTTCTTTCCAAAAAAACTAACCATTAGCCACCCCATCTTTTACGATCATTGGCTGCTAAATCTTCTATCCCCATATCTTGGGGGTCATGGTCTAAATGTTCCCAACCATCTTCTGCTAATTTTTCTAAATCAGTAGTTTCCTCATAAGGGATTCTTTTTATTTCATTAGTTTTTATGTTTCTAAAAACTTCGTATGTTCCATATTTTTCCATCATATTCTCCTTAAGGCGTTCCTCTGGTTTGTCCTTTAGTTTTTTCCGGGCCAGTTTTTACCTTATTACTATTACGCTGTCCAGGCGTTTTTTGATTGGGCTCTGTTTGAGTTCCCTGGGCGCCAATTTCAGAAACCTCTGCTGCTTGCATATAATAATTTAAACGCTCCATAACTAAGTTTGCAGTTACTGGTGCAGTTTTACTAATTTCCTGTATAGCCTGAGTTTGTTCCTCTGGCCCAAAGAACATTAGGGTTTTAGCATATTTTTCTATAACTTCATATGGGTCAATTGGGGAGCCTGCATTTTCTTCCATAAGTTCTTTTTCAAAAACTTCAGCTCTTAATCTTAATAGCTCGTCTTCAGCAGCTTTTTGCGCTCTAGCTTGATACCTAGTCATTATCACAGTAGCTTGGCCTTGAGCCTCGGCTTCTCTAATAGCTTTTTTAATTCCTTGATCAATCATTGCGCTATTTTCTTTAGTATTAGATATCTCTTCTTCGACAGCGGAATAACCAAAGTCTTGAAGAAGTGTAGACGCAGATAAAGCTCCTAATTCATTTAATTGTAATGATAATTGTTTAGATTGAGAGTCATCACTCATCTTAAATTTCTTCAATTGAATTTCGATTGAAGGGTATTTTAATAAGGTAACTATCTTATCGATAACAAAATAATTAATGAAATCTAACATATCTTCTCTATAAGTTAGGAATCCATTTTCTACAATACGTAATGAAATAGAAGAACCAGTCCACGAAGTTCCACCTTTAATAAATTCTACAGGAACTCCAATACTGTTAATAACGTTTTCTTCTAAAAATTTCATTTCAGGAGTTAATAATAGAGATCTAGCATTTCCACCAAGCTCTTGATATTGAACTGGAATAGGAAAAATACCTACATGGTTAGGGTCGCTTCTCCATTTTTTAACTTGCTCTTCAATATTAGCGCGCCATTTCCCTAAGTTCATCATAGAATAAGGATCCATAGCGCCTGTATTAGCTGGCGATATTAATTTTTTAGGTACAATATGGTCATTAGCTATCGCTTCATTACCACGTTTTAAAGTTTGTTGGTAATAAATTAGTCTAAGAGCGGCTAATATACGAGGTTTGCCCCATCCCATATCTTCCTCTGCTAAAGTAGGAGCTTTAAAATGATATAAATTATTGTTATCTAACATAATTTTTTTCTTTTTCTTTAAAGCTTCTAAGAAGACTGCAGGTATATCTTCTAGTATGGCCATGTTCCCTACTAAAATTCCTTGCTTAATCTTATTAGGCATTGCATAATAATAACGAGCATTACCTGATATAGGGTTATAGTCTATATCAATATTTTCAGGAGACCATCTAACGAATTTTAAACTACTAATTGTAGTTAAAGGTTCATCCTTAATATTCATTGGAGTTTCGTGCCCACACTTTTCACAGATAGCCTGGAATACAAATTTCTTTAATTTTACCCCACGCATAGAAGCTATTTCTGCCTCTGTACCACAAACATTACAAGCTAAAAATCTCTTTTGCTTTAGAAAGGCAGATACAAAACAGTTACCATAAGTATAGTAATCTAAACCAATTTCAATTAATAAATTCTTTAAGCGTATTTCTTTTTTAAACGCTTTAGCATATAGCTCTTTTATATCTGGTTCAATAGAGGTGTCATATATAATATCCGTTATAGGATACTCAGTCATCTTACTAATAACATTTCGTAAAATTTCATTAGTATAATAAAAAGTTTTACAGAACTTAAATAACGTTTTTATATTTCTTGGTAAAAAATTCTGTGATAAATCAAAAAATGGATTAGGGTACTTCTTACCTTTATATTCATCTATGTCGTTTTCTGTTAAGTAACGTACTGGCATTATTTAATGTACTCCATGATTTTTAAATATTTTGCAGCCTGTATACCCAACCTATCCTCTTCAAGAGGAAAAGGCCCGCTGCCTGCTTTATCTTTTACTACGTCAAGCATAGAATCGTCTATATTAGCGAATGGGTGGAAAAAGGTATATCCATTATCTATAAACATAAATTTAATATATTGAGTCACTTCAAAACTAAGTTCTAAATTAGGATGCATATTTTGTATGATATCCAAAGCCTTCCAAATAAATTCAGGAAGGCATCCTTCTGTTTTACCTACATCCGGGTTAATACCATTAAGTACTAAACATACGTTCTCAAAGACATCCATGTCTTCGTAAGCCTGTCTAGTTTCCCTTAAAAGCTTTATTACTAACACTTGCTGTCTTTCTAAATTATTTAATTTAGGAAAAAGCTTATGTAAAGTTTCCGGCTCTATTACGCCTGGTATTTTTAGTAAGTCTTCTATTAACATTTTATTTTTTGAGTGGTTTTCTCCAGATGCTTTCACGCCATTTAGGTTTTACTATATCTTTAAATAAACCACCCTTTGGGTTATTTAATGCAGCTTTATTTTTATATAAATAAGAATCTAATCTGCCACCTTGTAACATTCGAAGCTTAATCTTTAAATTATAATCTTTAGGTTGCTTGGTAATATGTAATATTTTATTTTTATTTTTAGCAAAAGGTTTTGCCCAATTGGGAACCTTCATTACTGCGTATTTTTCAAATACATATTCTGCTTTATCCATTTTAATTCTCCTCTAACTGAGCTTCTACGTAGCATCCTCGTGCTACAGCAGTAAGTGGTTCGTCTACTAATTTTATCTCACTAATCTCTAGTGGAAATTGTTTTTGTTGAAATTGGTCCTTAAATACATCGATAAACCCATTAACCATTGAAGACCCTCCACCAATAATTATGGGAACTGCGTCTGGGAAATTAGGCATACTTGTAGATGCAAATTGATTTGCTATATTAGATAGTAAGTACCGTACCATAGCTTCATAATAAGTTTTTACAGCTTGTTGCTCTCTAGTGCGCTCTACGTCGGAAGTAGGGGCTATAGTGTAGTCTCCAGCTTCTTTAATATACTGAGCTTTAGCTGAGGAAATGCCACAATCTCTTGCTACATTTTCATCGATCCAATCTCCCGATTTAGCTACGCTAAACTCTAAGGTAGACATCCCCGCATACATAATAGCTAAATTACACATACCAGCCCCCATCGAAATAGAAATACCAGTTAACCCCGCAGTTTGTAATCCAGCTAATCCTAAAGCTATTGCTTCATTTATAGCTCTAGCTTCATATCCTAAAGAATCAATTATTTGTTTTAAAACATCTTCATGATAGTTAACTTCTTGGACTTTATCTATAGGTTTTCCAGGAACACAATATACTATGCGTTCTTTTTCTTTTTCTGCTTTCCCTACTAACCCTAATATAATTTCCCTTAATACTGGAAAAGCATCCTGTTCTGTAGGGTTTAATAACCCTTGAGACATAGGCCTACTTAATTCTTTATTACCAAAAACTTGGGCATATTCGTACGCTTTCTTACCTATAATATGCAATCTATTATTAATTTCAACGTATGGTACTTTTAATAAATTTAGCTGTCTAGTAGTAGTAGTAGTTTTATCAATAGTTAAAAAAGCATTACGTTGTAAACGCATACCGTTTTCATCTACAGCTACAAAATTACCAGTTCCACAATCCAATCCTTTCATTAGTTTAAGCTCCCTGCATTATTAATTATTTCATCATCTATACTTTTTGCTAAGTTTGAAGCCCCTACTTCATAATCAAACATAATTTTACCATCAACCTCTTCTATAGGTACTTCAAATTGTTCAGCAGGTATATACTCTGCTGGTTTTGATTTAAGCTTTCCCCGTATAGGCCCTTCGTCTGTTAAACCATATTGTATATATTTATCATTCTTAATATTAATTTTTTTATTTTTAATAACAAAAGCTTGATATAGAGAAACGGCCGCATGTATGAATACGGCTCCGGCTAAAATAATTATTTCCATTATAATAAATTGATTACGTCTTTTTTAATAGGGGTAGGTAATGATTCTAAAATATCTAAAGCTTCTTCACCTCGTAATTCGGAAACAACCCCATTACCAACAACAGCAGCTAAATCCATATCTGGGACATTAGCTAATTTTTCTCTCGTAACTGTCACTCCGTCTATTACTCTGGAGGCTTCCTTAGTAAAGGCCATAGTAGTAACCATCGGGTCTTCTACTCCATGCCCATACCTTCCTAGTAATCCTACCTTCTCATCAATCTTATATAAAGCTTCGGCAGTCTTAATGGCTCCAAGGTCATCAGCTTGTTTTATTAAATCATCATATAATGAGTGGCTAGCTGTGTCAGATTCGCCAATAAATCCTTTCCTAACTTGTATTAAATTAAAAAAGTCCTCATTAAATTCATCTCGTAATTCTGAATATTTTTGAATAGCAGTACCACTAAGTTCAATATCTATATCTTGGGCAGCTTCCATAGTATTATTTATAAATTCTATTTTCTTAACTGTGTCCATTTTTTGATGATGTGTATCAAAATAAGATGCTGCTTTTTTTACAGCTAACTCGGTATGTAAGGGATATTTTTTTTCTTCAGCCCACGCATACTTTTCAATTGATTCAACTACTTCGCTAGTTTTTTCTACAAAAGCTTTTTCATTAATAGTACGAATATCTAAAGTGTTTGGAACAAATTTATCAGAATGATAATTTTTTAAACCCTCAGGAACTTGTATACCATAATTAAAAGCGGCACATGTCAAGTTAGTAGCTGCAATTTTTACGACTTCTTCTGGTAACGAGTTTTTCTCCTCATCTAAGAAAGCCATATTAATTTCTACAAGTTCTGGGGTAGTAGTAGCAAATTTTTGCAATTTCCCATGACTGGGATGCCACAAAATTAAAGCTACATTGGATTCGGATAACGCTCCAAGTTCTTCAAGTGATTGTACATGAGCTGTCTTAACAGAGTCAGATAATTCCTCTACTACTTCAGCTAATTTTTGTAAGTCTTCGTTAAGAATAAAATCTGTTACGTCTAAGCTTCTGCTCATTAATTTTTTCATTTTTAGTGTCTCCTAAGAAAAAATAAAGTTTTTTATAAAGTTGATTAGGATATATCCAGGGCAAGCTGGCTTGCCAAAAGAATCATGTCCATAAATTTCTGTTTCATCTAAGTCTAGTTTTTCATTTTTTAAAAGAGTATTTAATAGTTGTTTTAAACTATGCAATTGCTCTTTAGTAGGGTGAGAGTCCATTCCTGAATGATCTACACCGTTAAAATCTCCCATAACTAGAATACCTATAGAAGAAGTATTTTGGCCTTTACAGTGCCAAACAATACTACTTAAGTTATTACAAAGCAACACTGAGCCGTCTTTCTCTATAACATAATGATAACAAATGTGAGGGGCCCCATTAGGTGAAATATGATTATTTTCTCCTGGAGTAATATGATAGTTATTAACAGACTCTGCTGTAGCACCAGACACTAACGCTTGATGTATAATTATTTTATTAATCCTATTAAAAGCTCTATTAGCCCATACCCTAGTTTCATGCCAGGGCAGGACACTAGTCATATCTTTTATTTCTAATGGAATTTCTTCCTCTTTTTTGAATTTAGTAAATATATTGCAAATATTCCACATGTTTTTTTTATTTTGGTTTAATTTAATTTAAAATTGGCAGGCACGGAAGGAGTCGAACCCTCATAACCGGCTTGGACCCCGGCATACGGTTTTGAAGACCGTTCCCATAAACCAAATGGGAATACGCACCCATACTTTTATAAGCTTTTACAACTCATACTCATAGGTATATAACTGGGAAATAGTTTATCTTCATGTTTCTTCGCTAACTTTGAGAGTTCTCTTTTAATTACAAGCTCCCCCTCTTTTCTACTTTCTACAGTCTCATCTAAAATATAAGTAGTTTTCGCAATATGATCATTTATTTGTATTGAAAAATTATTTGATCCCGCAATTGGGTCTATATGCCCTTCGAGAAGAGTACTCATTATTTAGTGTTAACTCCTTTCCATTTTTCCCAGCTTCTCATTCCACCAATACCTAGTAAACTAGTTACTAAAGGAAATAATACTGCCATATCTAATACAGGTAAAATAGCTACAGAGCCGAACAGTGCAAGTATAGCTCCCAAAATAGGAGCAAATACATATTGATACCCTAAGCCAAAGACACACACCCAGCCTATGAATGGGCGCCAACCTGCTACAAATATAGATTTATGAGAAGCTTCAGCCAAATTAATTTTCATTTGACCAGCATCCAACCACTTTTGCATATCAGCTTTTTCATCAGCACTTAATATGTATTCTCCTACAATATCAGCACCCTTGCCTAAAATTTCGCCAACCCCTGACTTGCCTAAAACAGATCCTAAAGCTTTGCTTAAAACAGACATTATTTATCCTCCGTACTTTCCTTAAGTAATTTATCCAATAACTCTATTTGACCTCTAGTATAGTCGTGAGCCTCTTTTTCTAAAACAATTTGAGTTTGTATATTAGTTATTTGCTCATTTAAATTATCAACAAGATGTTCTCGTTTTAAATTTTCCTCAATTAACTTCTCTCTTTTATCTTTTAAATCCATAATACTTTATTTTATTGGTTTGTATAATCTTTCTTTATTAAATATAACAATTATTAAGGTAAATATCAACTAATATTATGAAGTAGTATCATATAATCACTTCAAAGTTATAGTTACAGCCGCCGGCGCGGTAGCTGGATCTACTTTAATAGAAATAATATCACCTTTTGAAAATTCTGCAGAAAAATTAAAGTTGGTAAGAGTCTTTGCTGTGAGAGTTTGCTTGTTAGTTCAGCCCCCTCCTCCAGGAATAGCTCCGTTTATATATATGTCAATATCCGTAGTACCGCCAGTGGCGTCAGGATATACTTGGGCCACAAGTAGTTTGCCATCTCACGGAGCTATCATTTTAGTAGAATAATCAACCGCAGCTTGTTCATTTAAAGTTCCAGCAAGTGGTATGTAATATGCTGCGGCATCTGACGGCCAGTATGCGTGGGTTGAATAATGATCTAATAATCCTTTATAAGATATAGCTGCAGAGCTCATACTTTTTTTAGGAGTAATAGTTCCGCCAGTAAGATCAAAAGAAGAATGTAAATCACTAATTAAATCGTTATGTACTTGATGTCTAGCTACTAATTGGCTTTGATCTCTATAATAATCAGCGGCTACATATATACCCGATTCTGCTATATTATTAACTAGTATAACAGCTCTAACTTGCGGGTCTATATCATAGTATCCACTGGAAGTTAAGGTGTTTACAAGACCGATTCCACTAACCGTAGTAACTACATAAGGATCTATAAGCTCTAATGCGTCTCTAATAGTATCTACTTTAGTTTGTATATCACTTATAAAATTATCAAGAGTTACAGTAGTATTTAATAATTGATCTCTGAACGGAAGTCCAGATAGATAGTTAATACCGCTAATAGTTCCACTAATAGTAGCATTAGCACTAACGGCTTGGAATGTGTTAAGTTTTGTTAAATCTAAATATGCTATCATGATTAAGTTGGTATTTTTCTAATAATTAAATTTTCTCCAGAACCACCACTAGTTGAAGGGAATCAGATATTTGCACCATCTCACACAGCGTTTCTGATTCCAGCGTAAGCACTTCCTACGGGAATACTGCCCTCCTCTACCGCTGTTTCTGTATTAAATATGGTTAAACTAGCACTAGACGCTAATGTTAAATAGGCTTTTCTTCCGGCAAATATCCCGCCAGTTACCTGCGTAGATACAAGCAATGATTGCCATTGAAATGGAACATCTCCAGATTGCTTAAAACGCGCTAATGTAGGGTTAGCTGATTGTGATGCTCCATAAAAACATCAGACATCTATACCATCATAAAAAATCGGTTTTATTCCTCACGCAGGAAGAGAGGTATCTCAGGACGCTCCGTCAATATTATATTTTGCCATTTTACGAAGTCCATTTCAAGTACCTTGTTCCGCTGTTCAAATATAAGTACCATCATATAATATACGATCTGTTCACATTACCCCATCAAATCCAGCAATAGTAGCAGAGGAATCTCCTGCTATGCTATATTTCTCAAGAGCATTAGTGTCTCAAGTAGCTGCACCATCATTACACGATCAAATATTACTACCATCACATATTAACATAGAAGCGGCAACTGCTAGCGTATGAATGTGTGTATGTGTTGACATGTCGTCCGGGTCTACGCTAAACAAATAGCTTTCTTCGGTTTCGTCATCGATAATAGCCGTATAAAGCAGAGAGCCGTCTGTAGTAATTGAGTATAGTGCTGGATAATCTGTAGTGGAAGCTCCAGGAACTGTAATATCTTGAGAAGTAACTGTTTTAGTATGTACATTTATTTTATACATACGAGGAACAGACGATAATCCCAGTACATCTGTATATCCTCCACAGATAAATAAGTCTGTTTTAAGAAAAACCATAGATATAGCATCAAAGGTATAATTAGCTGGGATTGTAATAGTTATGTCCTCTATTCCAGCAAATGTGTTGTTTCCTAAATTAAAAGAATAGTTATGTTCAGGGATACTGGCAATTCTACCTGTTAAATGGCCACCTTTAAAGTATCCTCTTCCAGTTTTAACCCCAGCGTCAAATTGTCTAATACCATTATGTTCTGCTACCAGCCCATCCGTGGCATTTAGTTTTACGGTATTTAATCCACTCACTAATCCTATTTCGTTATTATCCAGATCAAAATAAGTAGATCCATCTAAAGAACTAATTTTTCCTATTGCAATTGAATCAGCTCAAAGTTCTCTACTAACCCTTATATCTTCTACATATACAGGTGATTCTGAACTTGTAGCGTTAGCTAGAGTAATACCTATAAATCTTGTTGAAGTATTAATGGTACCTAAAGTGTCAACATGGGTACCAATAATAGCTAAACCTTTAGCTCAGGAAGTAGAACTACTATAAGTTTCTGTAGTTACTAATTCACCAATATATTTTTTATCAATATCCCATTCAGTTATAGTAAGTGTAGCAGACACCGCACTTTCAGAATTAGTTTTTTTATGATAAAAAGATATAAAATAATTTTCATCATCAGATATAGGCATTAAATGATTTGGATGGGTCATTACGTTGGAACCATCAATTGGGCCAAGACCATCACTTAATGTTAAACAAATTTCCCCTGACTTCGACTCAGTAGTATTCCTCTGCCCAGTCTCTAAGTCAACTAAAGAGGACATTATAGTTCCTACAGAATAGGTAGCACTTTGTATCCAGCCATAAATTATACCACCATCATCAGGTAAATTAGTACCTGCATGTTCAAAATCATAATTAGTTACTAAATTATCACTTCCTGGTAATCCTAAAACTCCGTCTGGACCACTAAATCCTACAACACCGCTTGCACCTTGAGGGCCTGAAAATCCTACAGGCCCAGAAAGCCCTTGAGCCCCGCTTATACCTGAAGGCCCTGTTGGCCCAGGAAGTCCTGAAATTCCTGAGGGACCAGAAAGCCCTTGAGCCCCACTTATACCTGAAGCCCCTGTCGGTCCGGGAAGTCCTGTTGATCCAAAAGGCCCTTGTAATCCTTGAGAACCGCTTTGACCTGAAATTCCTGAAGGCCCTTGAGATCCAGAAGGCCCTGAGAATCCTTGAGCTCCATCTGGTCCTGAAATTCCTGAAGGCCCTTGAGGTCCCGAAACTCCATCTATACCTTGAAGGCCGTCTGGTCCAGAAAAACCAGTAGGTCCTTGGACACCTTGGTCTCCGTCTACCCCTTGAACCCCTTTAGCT